CATTCTCGGTAGACAACTGGTTTTGACCTGAATCTTCAGCTAATCTTCCTCGCCACATTCCATCGCTGCCTGTTCCTGCATTGGTTATCATTGGAGTTATTTGTCTCATTGAACCAACATTATTCTGTACTATAAAATATCCAGAAGGAGGTCTGTGACTATGCGCAGGCATTTGTTGTACACTCAAAGTAACAGTAGAAGCACCACCAGTGCCACCTGCGCTATTGGCGCAGTATAAAAACTTTTCAGTAATCTGTGACCAAGACCCACCGAATAAACTAGCGGGACTTGTAGCAGACCAAGATTGATATATAGCACCCGCTGGGTACATTACTTGACCTAAATTAACATAAGCCATTATAAAAACCTTTCTTATATAAGAAATGACTAATATTATTTATTCTTCAGTATTTTATGCAGTGCGTCTCCATGCGTAACAAGTTTGATATGTTGGCATAATGGAAAAAGTTTTAGTATCTAAAGGAATTTTCTTTCCAACTCGTACATTGCCTTGATCTCTCCAACTTGATTCGCCAGTGGCAATCCAATCCGTTAATACAGCAGTGCCAGAAACGTAACTATACCCTGTGCCGTCACGATAGTTTAATAGTGGCATCTGTTTATCCATTTGGGTGTGTGTATGATTTAATGATAGGGTAACATTATTAGAGCCACCAACACCAGTACCATTATTACAATATAAGAATCTACCAGTAATAGGAGTCCAAGAGCCACCATAAATATTAGCAGGAGATGTACTATTATAAGATTGATAAATATATCCTATAGGAAAAGGACATATTGTTTGAAAAGAACTACCAGCTTTAACCGTTACATTCTTTTGTTCTAACATAGTACACCTCCTAAAATATTAGGAAGTTCTATACCAGCAGTAGCATGTTCTATACGCGGGAATATTGTTATGTGCGTTTCCATTCCCCGTAGGATACGTAGCCGCAAGATTGTCATATAGAACAGAGTTACCTTCACCAGTATAGTTGCAACGTCTATAGGTGTTTCCAGACTGTTTGACAGCAACTTGCTGTTCATGGCTATGGCTTGGCATTTCCGCAACAGTAAGCTTATGCTCATTTTCTCCACCAAGATTGTTCCAAGACCCTTGCGGTCTAAGGAATCTACCATCTGTGAGAGGTGTCCATCCTCCGCCATAGATACTGGCTGGACTTGTTGAACTAGTAGATTGGTATATTGCTCCAACTGGGAATGGACAAACTGTTTCAAAGCCTGAACCAGTTCTGACTTGGACGTTTTGGAGGTTACGCATGAAGCATCACTGCTATTAAGCTGTTCTCCTCCACATATAGCATCTGTAGGAGTAAGGCAGATAGTGCTGCCCCCCCCCTCTGGCATCGTATGAATACCAGTCCATCCATTTTGCAGACCTCTGTGAGTACAATCCACAGGGTAGTCTATTTGAAATGTACCATCCACAGAGTACCATCCGATAGCATGATTATGCGGTGGCATATTCTCTATAGTAATATTTTTACTACCACCGTAAACCCCAACATTACCAGAGCAGGCCATCAAGCAAGAATCGCCAACAATTTCGCTCCATGTGCCGCCAAACATACTAGAAGGAGATGTTGAAGAAGTAGAAGCAAAAATTGCTCCTACTGGATAGATAACCTGACCTAAATTTACATATGCCATATTATCTACCACCTAAAACAAATACTGAAGAAAAAGAACTGGTTAGACTACCAGCCCCCCCCCCAGAATAGTGAGGTTGTTTACATTTTTATGATTCATTTCATAAAACTCCTTTTCTCTCTTTGTTTTCTATATAGTTATCTTTTTGATAACGTCTATATATAAATAAAAAGTGGGCAAATCCCATAATAGAGATTTGCCCATAATTATATTTTTACCCAAATTTTGCAATTAGCATCTGTGGGTTGAGAAGATTGAATCATTATTATATTCTGATGTGCCGCAGCTATATTTGTTCTTAAAGTGTCTTTGTGCATACTTTGCAGTGTAGAACCATTCCAAACTGCGCACCATTGAGCACTTTGCATACCATCTGCAGAATAGTTGAAATATAGTTGGCGACCATCTCCACTGTCAGTAATTGTCTTATGACTATGATTGGAAGGGGCCGCATCAACCATATCCGCAGTCCATGGAACATAACTATTTCCACTGGGATAATACGCTCTAGCCATTTACATCACGGAAGCTATATGCCCCCCCCCTGAAACATTTTATTTTTCATTAAATCTTCACCCAAATCTTGACATTAGATTGAGTTGGTTCATTAGAGCCAACATATACTGTACCTACATCTGATGCTAGCTTAGCATTACCAATTGAACCATCTTGAATATGCCAAGACCCAACAGCACCATCAGCAATATTGCTACTACTAACTACTCGTGCACCAAGAGTAGTGGTAATAACAGCATTTCCATTTGCATTTAAAGAAACTTCATTACTATTAACAGCGCCACTTAATTTAATAGATTTATTAACCTTATTAGCTGTTGTTGCGGTTTGAGCTGTTGTAGCACTTGTGGCATTGCCATAGAAAGTTGTAGCATAAACACCAGACCATTTCATTGTGCTACTTCCAAGAGACAAACTATTATCTACGTTTGGTCCAATAGCACCACTAACCGTACCACCAGTTAAAGGTAAAGCACCCACATTTGCGGCAGTTATGTTTACTTGGCCTTCTCTATAAGTGCTTTCCTTATCACCTTTAACGCCAGTTACTTTACCTCCAGCGGTTTGCCAAGTACCATCACCACGAAGGAACTTAGTATTTGCCCCCGCAGGAGGTTGAGATACTAAACCAGTGCTACCAGCCGCATCGGCTGTAGCAGGTTTAAAAACACTATAAGTAGTATCTGTAAATAAAGCGTTCGCAGGAACGGATTTATTCAATTCATAACTACCTACAGTAATTGTTCCGCCATTCATATAGACGGGACGATTGGCTGCACCAACAGTGGCAGACATCGGAGTAGCGACGCCCGCATTTAGATACATGCCTTTAGCTGTGCCACCAACTGTGGCCGCACCTAATTTAGCAGCTGTACCAGCTTGATACTCTTGGTATCCCGCCGCTTGATTCAATTTAGTTTGGTCAATAACCATATACATAATTTTAGTATCTGATTGATAAACCGTATCGCCTAATTGAACCTGATTAGTTGTCAAAGCAAAACGTGCAGCTTGATTAGCAACAGTAATAATTCTTTCAGTTGCAGCTGCGGGAATTGATGCCAATGGCAAAACACCTGTGACGGCAGTTGCATCAACAGTTGGAATAACAATTGATACATTACCAGTACCATCAAAAGAAGCGGTACCTTCGGTACCCTTAGCACCAGCTTTAACAGAAATATTTCTAGCTATTTGTAATTTAGTCGCAGAACTAGCATTACCAGTTACGTTACCAGTAAGATTGCCCTGAAAACCAGCGCTACCAGTAACTTTGCCCGCAAATGTTACAGCACTAGCAACATTCTGCGTAGCTCCAGTTGTTTTATCTAATTTATTATTAGCATTATCATTAACTGTTTTAACAGCTTTTGGAGTAGCAGCTACAACACCAGTGGCCGCATTACTTGTCTCATTGACCGCATCAGAAAGATAAACACCACCATGAACTTGATTAGTAGCATCAGGAAGTTCATAGACTGGCTTCCAAGCTCTTGCTTTTGGGTCATATACTTTAGCTACAAAATTTAAGAGCTTTGTTGCATCATTAGGATTGCCCTTTGCCATAGCTCTATATTACCTCCTTTTATTCTCCTTCTGGCCTATACACTAAATCAATGATAGACTCTGCGGGTAAATCTCGTAAGATAGTAATCTTAACAGAATTGCCAACATTAGCATCAAACTCTAATATACCCGTCTTATTAATTTTATATTCCTTAGCGCTATTTTCCGTTTCAATTAAAACATCAGTCTGTGCCACGCTATTTATATATTCAATAGGTTGGCTTTTAGGAATTTGGATACCTATATGAACATATCCTCGTCCATCTACTGCGCCAACTCTAAAACTGGCCCCTTCAGAAAAGGGGCCTTTCTTCTGTTCCAGTATCATAGGCTATCCTCTATAATCAATAGCCCAATAATTAGGAATAGCAGTTTCACGATAGGGAATAGAGCTCTTTCTAAATAATACGCCTTGTGTACTCAAGTTCTTCCATTGGTCACTATCTAAAATGCTATCATGTAAAATCTTAATATCACGAGTACCTGTATCTGCAATTGTACCAAGATAATACCAAGTATTTACATTATAATCAAAGGCATAGAATTCTTTATCTTGTTTATCGCTGCCAATCTTATTAGGATTATAAGTAATAATTTTTTGCTTAGTAGCCGCACCACCAGGCATATTCTGTTCACCAGTCAAGCCTGTTGGATACTTATCATTTAGATATGCAATAATATCTTTTTTACCAGAATTTTGAACATCTTCATAAGATACATTAAAACCAATCAAAATACCGTGTTGGTCTTTGATGGTTCCCATATCGCGCCAATATACCTCAGAACCATGATTAGGGGTGCTTGGGGAAAATGCTCTGACCGCATCATTAGAAATCCAAGAGACACCATTAGCATCCTTACCTTCATTTAGGTCAGTACCTTTTGCTCTATGGGTGGGGTCACTATAAAGAACAAATAAGTGCCAATCTTCTGGACGAACCACCATATCATAGATATAATTGATAGGGTCGCCAATTGAAGTATAAGGTCTTTCTGCGGAATTGGTATTATATCTAATTTGGATATGTTTATCTTCAAGAATACCCGTATTTAGTTTTACATCTTCAATAACTTTGATATGATAATCAGTTTCCGCATTTAGATTCTTGACGGTAATTCTTTCACCAGTATTAAAGTGTAAAGTAATAACGCCAGTAGCACTAGTTTCGGCCTTAGTCAATAGCTTTAATTTAGCATTTGACATTTTATCGCCAGTAGTGCGATTGAAAGTAATATCGCCATTATCTTCATTGATAGTAATATCTTTTACCCAAGTAAGAGTATTCTCATATCTACTATCATCATTAAATACCATTTCAAAATGACCATTACTGGCATCTAAATTAGTACTCTTGACCCATTTAACAAGATTAGGAACAACTACTTTACCATTACTAGGAATTTTACCATTATTAGTTCCTGCATATGTATAAGTAACAGTACCGTTACTCTTATCAATCTGAATATCCTTTATCCAAGTAATATCAGTTTCAAATGGTCGTGTACCATTATTATAAGTAACAGTAAAGTGTCCACCAGCAGAACCATCTCCGCCAGTAAGAGAAACACCTGTTACCCATTTGATTTTCTTGGAAAATACTGTATCATCATTGTGAGTATATCCAATAGTCAAAGTACCGTCATCCGCAACCTTGACAGAATCAATATAGTTGAAATCGCCAAGATAAATCATTACTGGTTGCGGATTTCGCTTTTTGTCATAGACATAATAATCAAAGACTAGGATTGTACGCTTGCCCGCAATATCATCATCAATTCCTGTATAGCCAGGTGCGCCTAGGGTGGTCAATCCACTGTCTTTATCAACTATAATCGCATCTGCGGCATAAATTTGATTCTTATTGCCCGCAGTTGGAGTTATAACACGTAGGTTGCGAAGTGTATCACCTTTTACGCCTTTTGGAAGGCCAAGGTCCCACTTCTCATAATAAGGATGTTCTTTTGTATCAATACGAGTAATTTCACTCGCATCAGTAAGAATATTTCCTTGATTGTCATAAGGAGAAGTCTGATGAATACTATAATCAATTACAGTATAAACATTCTGCATACCAACATAGAACCAGCTATCGCTATCCGCGTTATCTTTGCGGATATTGACCCAAGTATATTTTAGTTGGTCATTATATTTGACTTGTCCATTTTCTTCATATTTACCTGGTACAAGACCAGATTCAATATTTTTATCAAATCCAAAAGTAGCTAGTTGTTTACCATCACTACCATCAGATGTTATATAATTACCTTGGCCATCCTTACCAACTGGATAGCGGCGGTATTCATATTTTTCTAGTTTTTTAGTGCTTTCCTTTTTCACAGCATCAATGGTATCAAGAGCCATATAGGGTGTGCCACTACTAGGACCAACGATTTGTCCAATATAAATAGCACCACCAGTTTTTGCATCCTGATAATTTAAACCTCTTTGATAAATTTTACCATTATCTTTATCATTTTTATTAGGAGTATCAAGGATACAATATTCATTATACCAAACGCCTGTATAAGCAGGCCCTTGTTTGAAGGTTGTAACCATGTCCGCATAGGATTGAAAAGCAGCTTTGAGTACAAAACTCACACCAGGATGGCCAGCGTAAAGCGAATCCATGTCCTTTTACCTCCTATTGCTGTTCTATCGTAGCAGGGTCATATGTATAATCAATAGTAAAGTTATTAGTAAAATCGTTGTCGGGTGCAACAATAGCAACGCTTTTTACTGGCACAACATCGCACTCGTAAAAACCGCTTGGCCCAACTTTAATTTCTTCACCATTGATAGCCATTGTAAGACCAGGGTGGCTCCAAATACCAATTCTTTCTAATGTGCCGCCACGGAACATATTAGAAACAAGATTATTCAAAGAGTATAAAGTAACTTTTGTTTTTGTTGCATCTACTTTGCGGCCATATTCAATACCATCAGGAGTGGTGCGTTGAATATCATAATCCTCTGGAGTTCTTACCATTTCAAGAAGAATACCAGTAAAACCTTCTTCAACAGGTCTAAAAACCATTTCAAAGACACCATAGTTTGTAGTGGTATCTTGTCTCCATGAAGCGGCTACAGATAAAAAGTTTACTTTATTCGTATAATTATATCCATTTAGACTGCCTGTACCAAGATAATATTTATGTTTATCTTGGTCTTTATCAGATTCATCGTAATATAATTTATCTTTTTGAGTTGTGATTCCTTGCTGGTATAATAAAGGAATCATCGCCGCAACAGACCTATCGCTTTTTTCATATAGAGCAACATTATATACGTTTTCACCAGTTCCACCACGTACAATACTTACATTTTTAAGGAACTGATAAACTTGATTTGAATTATCTTTTTGTTTGATAAGTTTTACATTGAATTGTAAGTCATAGTTCATGTCTTGCGGAATTTCAATGCGAACGTAATAGTCACTTCCTTTAGTAAATTCAGTAGAAGGAACAATGACTAAATCTTGAAAGTTGCTTCCTGAACTATCACCAGTAGAAGAGACTGATTGATATTCTGGTGTATATGAAATAGAGCTTACGCAGCCAGAACCAGAATATCGGTATTGACCTATGCTTTTAGACATCAATCTCCAATCCTTTTATCTCATAAATACTCTATTACAATATAAAAAAATGGGCAGAGTGATTATACACTTCTGCCCATCATTTTTAGAAACGCTCAAGACATTGATTTAAAGTAACTGACATGCTATTCCCTGCTCCAAGAGGAATAGAAATAGATTGTGCCATAAAATCGCCTTGTGCATTAGTGGTTGCATCATTTATCTCTACTCTACTATTGGGTTCAAGATAAAGAACTGGCAATGCGGAAAGAGATAAAGTTTTTTGATAATTAGTGTGTAGATATAATTGATATTTGATTTGATCAAAAGCGCCATTCTTAAAACCACCTGTCGCAAGTGCTTGATAAATATTGCTTTTGACTTGTGAATAAGGCTGGCCTTTTCTATCACATTCATCTCTTTGAATATCAATATCATCATCATCAGTGTTTAGAAAAACAATATCAGGGACTTCTGGTTGAAAAATGCAATTTACATCATCGTTTTGAATAGCAAGAGTTCTGCGGCCAATGTTAGCTATAGAAAACTCTCCTAAACCAGAAGTATATGGGTCAATAAAATCAAGGTAATAATTGCCGTCCGCAAGACTAGATGTATATGCGGCTTTATCTTCTTCTTCGCCATAGAACTTTTGAGTTTCTAGATTGTAGATTTGCGGCCAAAATGCATCTAATTCTTCAAAGTAATAATCTACATCGACTTTATTTTGTTGTTGTTGACGATAAATATCATCAATAAAACTTTCACCAAGATTAGCCCCAAAGCTTTCTTGAATTTTAGCATAGTACTGGCCCGCATCTGTGCCAAGATTTTTAGCTAATAAACCCTGTAAATAAAGTTCAGTACGCCAATCTTTAGTAGTATAGCCCTCAGAAGCACTAGAATAATATTTCTTTACTTTTACTTCTTTATATACTTCATCTTCCCAATAGTAGAATTTAGATTCGCCATCTTCTTCTACTCTATAAATTATGTTGAAGTTACCTGGTTGTGGTAATTCTTCATCTTTTCCAAGAGATAAAGGATAAGCGGCTTTAATAAGATTGGTATCGGCTTCTTCATATAATAATAAATTCTTATATGTATTGCCGATTGTTGGTTTTCTATCAATAGCTAAATGATAACGTACTAAAACAGATGCATTAGAATTAGTACGTTTTCTCAATCCCTGAATAACATAATCATTTTTAATATTTGCATATTGCGGATTCTGAGTAATAGAAATAATATTTGTCTTATCACTAAAAGAATATACAGTTTTTCCTGTTGTAGTTTCAGCTAAATAATCTTTAGCATCCATATCATCTAATAGTATTTTAGATTGTGTTGTATTAAGATAATTTTTTATTTCTCTAAAATGAAACACACCAAATTCATCATAGAAATATTCATAGTTGCCAAGATATTGCTTGATTTTATCTAATACAGTTACAACAGATTCTCCCAAATTAGCAGTCAATTCTGTATCATATACAAAATCCGCGTATGTATATCCAACATCTTCATTTGTATTATATTGTTTTACACCAGTCATATCTGAAGGCTTATCCAAAAGTCCCTCATACCAGGTATATCCATCCGCAGAGATTGCTTTTAAATATAAGGGGTTTTCGCCAGTCCACCGCATTACCCTTTTTATTCTATTAGGCACATCTTCAATAAGAATATTATTCAATGGCTCTCCACCATAATGATGTACTATCTCTTGGATAATGTCATAGATTAAAATCTTTTGGTGAACAAATTGTCCTGTTGGAGATTGCGTATCCATTTCATCTAAGATAACTGCGGCTGGAAAAGTACCCCCTACCTCACCATTTAGGCCGCACATTTTATCTTTAAGTGTAAGAGATATTGAAATATTAGAGCTAACATTTGATGTGATACTAAAATTAGAAATAAAGAATACTCCTTGCGGGAACCACAAAATAGGATAATCTTTATAATGTTTACTATAGTTTTTTATGCCGCACTCAATATAGATTTTTTTATTAATAGCAAAATCCATTTTACTATCTTCTATATTATATTCCCCTCTATCTACAATTGCAGTAAGAGAACATGTGCGACGGACGGATGAAGAGCCATCCTTGGAAATACTGCCACCACTTAATTCGCCTTGTATTTCTTTGATTGGCTCTTCATTCCAATTTAGTAAAGTAATTTTTACATATTGCTTTTGATTGACAAAATTATCAATCTCTTGGAGAAAATTGGTTTTTTGTTTCAAACCATTAGCGTCTTCAAAAGCAGTATCAAGGAGATAGGGATAATTTTTACGCATCATAATTATCTACCTCCTAAGCATATGTAGATTGAACAACAGTGCCGTAGTAATTTACTTGTCCTTCTATTGGAGCAACGGCTAAACCAATTTCTTGAATTGCATTATTGCTAACTAATTCAGTAGTATCTCTAGCAAGGTTTTTGAAATTATACCAATGGTCATGGTAATAAATTTTCAAACTTCCACCAATATCATAAACTGTATTGCGTTGAGGGTTTTCAATTTCATCTACAGTATTGTAAGTGATATGTTCAGATTTTGGATTATTAGGATTTATAACTTGCCAAGAGGGAACAATTTTTTCACTTAATTCATCATCTTGATAAATACCAACTCGTTTCTTAGTATCTTCGTTATCAAGATTGAACCAGTTCATATAGCGTCCAAGAGTCTCCTCTGAAACACTACTATCAATTACATATTCCCAATCTTCTAAGAATCTTTGACGAGATATATCTTGTCTAACCATTCTGCGGCCAAAGAATCTAATATCTTTGACAGAGAACTGTTTGAGCATATGAAGTACACCAGTATGACCAATTTCATATGTTTGTTCTCCATCGCCACCAACATACTCAATCCCGCAAAGAGCATAAGGAACAGTATCTAAGCAAATACCCTTCCAATATTGCATACGCTCAGAATAGTCACCCGTTTTAACAAAGTTATATTTGCTTCTAATCTTTTCACCAAGATATTGATTAGGTTGGAAAATTCCTTCATACTGACCAATAATTGTGCGAGATATTGTATTGCCTGCGATTGTATTGCTAATATTGTTCTTTTCTTTATATACCATAGTATATTCAATAGTAACAATATCGCCAGGTCTATTGAAAGATAAACTCTTTACATCTAAGTCATTAGGAATTTGATAATATCCTCTATCATTGACGAAGATATTGATTTCTCCTTCACTAGCAGATGTGACCATATTGAAAGAGTATCCTGTAAAGATTTGTTTATCGCCATGAATTCGTGGATCATATTTGTTATCATATACCCATTGAAGATTTCCCGCACTATCAGTATAATAAAGATTAGGTTTGTTGTGGAAGAAAATCTTTACATTCTTGAGATATAATTCATCTGGCTTTTTATCAGAAAGAACATTGCCCTCGTCCCAAGATTCTTTTTCAGAATCTCGTTTACCATATTTCTTTTGTAGTTCTTGGAGAAGCATATTACGAATATCAGATTTGTCTGTAATCTCATATTGGAATAGCTGTCCAACTTTGACCACTTCAACGTATTCTGGTTCTGGGTCAACACTTCCACCACCGCTACCTTGAGTAACTTCAGGCAATTTAACGGTTTCATAAATTCCAAGAGAGTCAAGTAATTCAAGAGAATCAGCTTCAGCAATCTCATATACAGTAGCAGTGAAATCCCAATTTAGACGTGAACGACCCTGCATAGGAGTTAAATTTACATCTGTAAGCATAACAACCATAGAGCCTTCGGGCATAGAACGATAAAGTTTAGGCTCTCCATCATTTAGCCATTCAACTAATTCTTCTCTAAATTCGCGTTCCCACATCCAGTCATTTTCTGTTGTGGTAAGGAATCTATAATTAGTGTCGCCCACAATATTATTTTCTGGATAATCTTGAACAGTATCTTTTATCCACTTTTGGAAATCGTTGCGGGCCAAGTCTTTGATACCATTATTTTCTTTATAAACAGAATAATAATTATTTAGATTGCCAGAATATACTTCTTTTTTCTCTAAGAATTTTTGATAAGCATCTGCTTCAGCTGAAATCATGCCTTTAATGCTAAATTGCTTATAATTTAAAATAGCATTTTCCGCAAACTTAGGATAGCGTCCGCCAAGAGTATCAATCTTTGCGCGGTTGACAACAGGTTTCATATTAGATACGGTATAATTGTATTTGATATTATACTGTTTTTCCCCACGAGAAAGAATTGCATCATAAAATTCAGGTAAAAACACTTGAGAATTTTTTACAGGAGTAAAAGCTCCCGCACTATTTTCAAATTGAGCAGAATATTGATACCAAACTAAACTGCTAACAGTGTTATCTTCAAAAGTAATATCAAGATTTCCCGCAATTTTAGTAGCATAGATATTTTCAACAGTTTTAAAATTGTCCAGACTAGAAGAGCGCTTAATATAAACGGTACCAAATAGCGTTTGTTCACTTTTATTGGTTACATGAACTTTAGCGATACCATTTTCATTATCCATTTCAACTTTAAGAACAGGATTAAATTTTTCTTCTTCTAAGAAGTTGCTAATTTGAAAATCATAAGTTTTAGTACAAGTATATTGGTTGCGGGTTATGCCAGTAATTTCTAGCTTGAATTGCGAAGAATCAGCAGTATCTAGTTTTTGTAAATCAATCTTATAATTGATTACATTAGGGTCTAGGTTATCTCCTGTATAAATAGTAGGATATGTTTGAAGTACTTCTTTGCCATTTTCAGATAATATTTTTATCTGATAAGATTGCATGGTTTCAGTCTCATTTTGACTGCCATCACCAAATGACATATTTCCTACTATTGGAATAATACCTTTGTTATAAGATGGCACTTTACCACTACCAGCAGCTTCTTGATAAATTTCAAAAGTTTTGATAAAAATAGAAGGTTGTAATATTGGTCTAATCAAACAAACAGAAGACCATTCTGAAAAATATTGCTGATAATTAAGTAAATAGTTAGTTACTTTCTTTTCACTATTTGGAACATCATTACCATCAATATCATCCCAATTACAACTATCAAAACGTAATTGTACTTTATAGAACTGGTTGATATTGAAAACATTACCATCTATATCTATAACTGGAATTGTAACATAGTACATACCAGCTTTAGTATCATAATTCAAATCAGAGAAAAGAACGCCACTGGGGTGTTTAGTCGCAATGGCGTTCTCATTATTCAACTGATTTACTACAGAAACATGAACATGTTTAATTTCTGTAGATGAATTAAAAGGAGATAAACTAAAATATACTACTGCATCTGTTGTATTTGGAAAAGCATTCATAAAAGTAGGAATCACTGGGGGAAACAATGTATTTACAACAGTTGCCATAAATTAGAACCTCCTACTGTCTTTCACCATATGTATCATGGTTAGTTTTTGATGTATCAATCCAAAAACAATAATTAGGATTTGTAGGCTGTGTATCACCAGTATGAACAAGTTTTACACCTTTTACAAAAGCTAAATAATTGTCAAAGAATTGAGCAAGGGAATAAAATCCATTGCTATTATCGCCGCGAGTATCATAAACATCTTCAAATGAAGCACCAATAGGAGTATAACTTCCAAGAGTACCATCATCTTGTTTCACGGCAGCTTTAGTTAAAAAATCTTTTGTTTTAGTTGCCATTACTCTTCCTTATTGTTTTCAGAAACAATAGGCTCTTCTGGTTGCGGGACAGCTGTTACAGATGCAATAAACTCTTGCATAACAGCATCTTTCAATTCAGAAGTAACTTTATTTAGAGCATCCTCCATGACTGTGGCAGATACACCATTTGATAACATAAAGTTATTGACCCATTGTTTTACCATACCCTGAACTCGGATACGAAGTTCTAATTCATTCATTTTTATCTCCTTTTATATCTTTTCATTAAACGGGACCAGATGTCTCTTGTGATTTAGTTTTAACACCAGTAACAACAATAGCTTTATCTCCACCTGTAACAACATAGTTAGGACCAGATCCACCTAAACCATATGTAATTTTAGCTGTATTCAAAGAAGAAACTGCATAAGTACTTGATACACCATTATAAGCAGTGTAGTTATGTTTATGTTTAGCAGAAGCATAAACGCCAGTATGGTTGTGGTTAGCAAGAGCAAAGTCTCTTTTAACCCAATCTTTAGTTGCATAGTTCTTTCTGGTATCATCAATATCTGTTCTTAAATTTCTAATAATACCATAAATAGCATCTAAATGTGCCCACACATTATTAGAATTTGTGCCCCAGTTATGACTATCACGTTTATTATTTATCCAATAGAGCTCATTGCCTTGAATATTTCTATTGCTAAAAATATCATTAGCAGCTTCAATACTTCTATTAGTGCCCGGCTTTACACTTGGGAAAATAGCCCAAGGAGCAGCAAATGCTGAAAGCTTCAAACCATCATAGCCACTAACGCCACCTTTTTCACTCCAGATATTTCCGCATCCAGAAGTGATAGAGAAAGTACTAAAGCCTTGACCATTTGGAGTAAAGGTCATATATGTACTTGTTGCACTATTGTTATTCAAACGAGCATCAATTTTAATGCCTTTATTTGCATTTTCACTAATGAGTTGAATACCACCTTGCTGTTTAGCGGTAAGAGAAATACCACAATTATCAACTAGAGAGCTATTAGTATTTCCATCTCTATTGATGGTTAGAGCAGAGCCATTATCAGATGCTAACTGCCCAACTCCTGTACTATAATCTAAACTAAAATCAAAATATTTACTACCTAAGTGAGCTTTTGTTTTTGAGTCTAAATCTACTTCTTGATCAGTGCGGGTAGTCAATGCACCAGATAAAGTAATTTTAGCATTACCTTCATTTATATCTAATAGCGGTGTTCCATTATTATGATTATTTAATGAAAAATGTCTATTTTTAGGAACCGTAATAGCTAAATTAGTTTGTGTATTTAATCTATTGTATTCCGCACTATTATTAGTAAAAGTCAAATCTAAGAAGGTTTTATCTTTTTGTCCAAGAGATAAACCATTAGTAGATAGATTCATACGATAATCAGAAATTTGGGAATCTGAACTATTACTAGCATACAAATTAATAGATTTAAAATTCATACTCAATGGACGAGAGTATTCGTTGGTTTTATTGGTACCTGCGGTTAAGAATAAAGTTCTACTGATAGTACCTTCTTCTCCGTCTTTTAAAATAAAGAATTTGAAAAGATTAGTATTATCATAGCCAAATTGTGCACCAACATATTTACCATCTGCTGCAGCTGTTCCAAAGGCGCCAATCTTGCCAATGCCCATTGAACTTTCTTCATTCTCAATAGCATTGGTATAGAACTGACCTTGTGCATTGATACCAACTAGAGGGTATCTATGCCAATCATTTGTAAGGACTCCTTTATCCCATTTTGTATGACGATAGATAGAAAAAGCAGAATCTTTAGAAGGGTCAATTTCTACTTCAAAACTATCACCTTCACGAATAGCAGCATTGGCATTATCAAAATCAATCTTTGAGTTTGTTTTAAATAAGGGTTTACCCTTATAAGAAGCATACGCAGGATTAGCGTTTAAAATAATACCCTGTGCTTCTTGAGGAATTGCAATTTGAGCACCTTTGACCGCATAATCACTATAAGGCTTGATAGGTTCTACCCCAGTAAAACTATCCCCTTCTACATCAGGAATAGTCATATTATACATGGCGCGAGAGCCAATTCTCCATTGACCAATCTTAGATTCGCCGCCTGGAATAAGTTCAATGCGGCCTTCAGTAAAGTTATTGTTAGCACTAGCTTGTTGCTCAGGCAAACCAAATATTGCATTACCACTATCTGCGTCGAGCCAAATAGATTGTTTACCTTTACTATAACCCAAGAGTCCAACCTGTTCTTCTTTTTGGTCATAGGTTTGAGAAGTACCCATTAAGATACCAGTAAATTTATTATTAGTATCTTTCTTACCAGCTCCTATTTGCGGCGCAAGTACATAGTTTTCATCTTCGTTGATTTCAACATGATTACCATCCCACGCATTAAGAGATTTTAATCCATATACATTGAGACTCATATAAATAGGTACATATACATCACAAATAGTATTGCCACCATTTTGATATATTTCTTTACTTGTATAAATAGCAGCATGAACTAAATTGTTCGTATATTCTCCAGTGTAAATATTGTCAGGTAGAATATATACCTTATTTACATTATTTTCTGCGGGGACAATAATAGAAGAACCTTCTTTTTCTTTATTATCCAAAAGCAAAGTAAATGCAGCGTTGCGTGGATTACTTTCATATACTTTGGTAGTCCTATTTGCTACTCTTGGCTCTCCACCTTCTGCGGTCCACACAATATAATATTCTTTATTTCCACTAATATTTAGTTCAATAAATTGATTCTTATTATATAACGGATTGCGGCCATCCGCATTATATGTAATGGATTTCAAAGTTGTAGTCTTATCTAAGCCAATATGAAGATTTCCCGCATTATTATATTCAATAACTGGCATAGGATAAAAAGCATAATAATTATTATTCTCATATTCTATATCAGCTTTAACAATTTGATAGCGGAATTTTCTTTCTGTCTTTTCTTGACTCCAACCTAATTGAGAAGTTTGGGTATCAGGATTATATAAAAACTTACTTTGATTGCTAGCTCCCGCAATAGACCATTTAGGTTTTTTATCTAAAGCAAGTTTGGTATTACGTTGATATAAATCAAATTGTAAAGGTAAATTAGTTTGAGAAGTCAGTGGGGTTGATGCTATATCGTTATAATACGCATCTCCTTTACCTGTTACAATAGCAAGAAGTTCATTATTTGCAGTCTTTAATCGTGGTGAAATTTTTGCTACAATATCAGTACCATTAGTACCATTCTCACCAATCTTTGTAAACAACAAAGTGGTATCTTGCTTGTATTCTTGGTCTTTATATGAAACAATTGCAGTTACTTGATTATTTAGAGCTTGATAATCATAGTCATTAGCAATTTCTAATGGGAAAATTTCTTCTATATACCACTCAATTTTATTGTTAGCGTTATTCATTATCATACTTTTAGTAGGTACAACAATCATACTATTTTCTAGTGGTACCACCCATTTTACATCATACGTTTCTTTATTGACCTCTAATCCTGCTGGATCAAAGAAATGGCAAATTAAAGGTTTCACTACTAACGGGTCAGTATATCGTTCGTCGTCTGGAGAAACACCAGACTCACTATATTGAAATACTTGGTCCCCATTTTCAATTGTAATATAGTAATCAGTGGGGCTTGCGGCATTTTCGTTTTGTAAAAGAATTTCCGCGCTACCTATACTATATTCTTCTCCATCTGGAGTATCTTTTAAATATACGGAACATTTGAATTTAGCATTGTTGTCAATTTGACTAATGGGATAATTTAAAACATTTCTTTCCCAAGAGACACCTTGTAATGCTAACATTTGATTTTTCAATGCGGACAAGTCATGATAGGAAACACCAGGGGTTTTCTTTAATTCTTCATATTTCTTTTCTAGTTCCGCATATGTTTCAATAAAAGTAGTTGTATTGTTATATTCATCTATTTTAGACCAAATAAATCTAAATAAACTATCAGCATGACTATTTGGCTTACCCTCTTCAAATTTTTCAGATTTACCATCAATCATACATGTCAAAACAGGTTTGCCACGGTCAAAACTAAATTTTGCTCCAAGAGATGAACTAATGGTAATATCTCTGCGGGCAGATTCATTATAAATTACAAAGTATGTTTTTAGGATAACAGACTCTTTATAAACTGCTACGCACAGATATTTATTTTCATAAGCTCTATTTTCCGTAGCATCAGTATATAAAGTATAATTATTGCCTTTATTTTTTAGCCACGCCCAACCTGCGCCGCCATACATTTGGTAATTATCGCTATCAGAAATAACTCGATTATCCTCTTTGAACCAATAAAAAGTAGTATTGTCAGACAGGTTGTTTATATTTTTTTCAGTTACCTTGGCTACAATATCTAGTTGATCTTCAGATGTATTTCCTCTAAAAGTAGAACCTTGCGGCATAGATAGAGAAAGTTTATAATTACCACTGACCGCATCAATTTTCTTTAGAGGATATACTTCAATATCTTTCAAGAAAATATCAGCGCCCCAAGAATTAGCCATATTTATATTGTCTTTTTCTATAAAATCTTTTTCATAGAAAAGAATACTGTCAATATATAAAAAGTTTTCTATATCAATAGGATATATTTGATATTGTTCAGACCAAGAGCTAAATCTAAATGGATTACCTGTCATATTGTTACTATCAATAACATAAGAGATATATTTAATTGCGGGCTTTCCATTTTCATCCGTTTTATCTCGGTCCGCAAACGCTAATACAAATTGAAGTCCATATACACCATCTTGTGATAATTTATGAGCTTTTGGAAGTCTAGTTTGAAAGCTTGCTTCAATCATAAGGGCTTCAGCTTGTTTTAGATTATTATTAAGCTCTTCAATTTCAATATTTACATAATTGCGAGAAGAATCATTTCTTGTTGCATAATCGTATAACAAGAAATATTCTTCTTTTTTATAGGAGTGCAATCCTACTGGTTGAATATTTTTCTTATCATTGATAACATTTTTACCAATTAGATTATAATCACTTAGCGCAGAAGATACAAAACTAATATTTTCATCATCTTCTTTAGCAGAACTAACTCCTACAATAGTTTTTCTTTTTGTCATATCGCTTTGCGGGATTAGCACATATACGGATTGTCCATTAGTATATGTAGCACCTTCAGCCGCATATGCAGTAATATTACCACCATTATAAGAGCATTTATATTCTCTACTAAGCGCATTAGTGCATTTGATAATTTCTGCGGTTACAGTTTTATCTAATTGGAGTTTATCAATTCTTGTTTTGGTAATAGCATCAATAGCTTTCAAGATACTATCTTGAAGCTCCATTTGATTACTCAAAGTAAGATACCTCCATTCCTTTTATCTCTATAAAAAAAATAGGCGTAGAGCCATTAGACCCTACGCCTATAAAATCCTTGTTTGCTCTAAATATAATTCAAAAATATTATAAAGTGATTATACAAAATTGACCACTAATTATTTTTGAAAGCGTACTGAATAGCACGTTCATTGAGATTGAGTAGAGCATTTTCAATCTCAGAGCTAGAAGAGACATTGGGGAATTCAGCTGTAATATGGACATTCTGATTTACATCTTGAGCTGTTTCCTTTGTAGCCACTCCTCCAATAGCAAACGCTGTAGACAGACCGTTGAGAGCTTGTGCCTTCAATCCCGCGACTAAATCTCTAACAGCGGAAACAGTTGCTAAAATGTTTTCTGTGTCAGTTGCGTTGAGAATAAGCTCTTTCTGATGTAGAACAGCCAATTTGCCATTCTTATCATCGAATGTTTTATCTCCCCATGTGCCAGTATAGCCACCAGTATCATAACCAATTAGACTATAAGAAGAATACTTCATACTATCATAATTAACTAATTTACCAGAACGAGCATTAGAGTTGATAACATTTTGAACTTCACGAGCAAATGCATCGCCATAAGCCTTCTTTAACTTGGTAGAACGAATTGGGTCATTACCCCAGCCAGATTTGCCGCCATAGGTCCAAATTGCTTGAGCAATACCCCAAGCCATAGCGGAGTTGGCTTGTCCATTAGCTCCTCCGCCACCACCAGCACCGCCTGCTCCATTGCCACCATTAGCAGCTTGTTGACGTGCAGCTTCAGCATCTTGCATTTTTTGAATCTCGGCCCGCATATCAGCCTTTTCACGCTCAGCCTGTTCAAGTTTAGAACCAAGTTCATTGACTTTTTGCTGATACATAGACATTTCATTATTAGCTTCAGTAATCTTGTCACGATAGTAAGCCATGCTCTTTTCTGCATCCGCAACAGCACCAGACATTTTCTGAAGGTCACTAATAAAGCCCTGAGTACTTGTTCGTAGCTCTTCGGTTTTATTAAGAGTGCCTTGGATAGAACCTGTCATATCATCAAAGTTCTGACCAACTAAATCTCCTATGTTATCAATTTCAGATTCATATTCTTCCATCTCACCATAGAGAGAATCAAATTTATCAGTTGTATCTTGATTGAATTTATCAAGATTCTCTAACCAGCCAGTAAGAGAAGTGCTCCAGCGGTCATCAATCTTATCGAAAGCATCTTTATTACCATTGACAATTTCTTCATATGTTTCTTGAAGCCCAGTCTTGTTTTCGTCAGTAAGTGCTTCACACATACCTAAGAAATCATTAATAATATTTTGTTCAGACACACCAAGCTGTTCACTAGTAGCAGTAAGATATTCTTTTAAGCTACCAATAATAGTTTCTGTACGCTTTTTCTTTTCCTCAAGAGATAGATTAGCATTGGTCCAAATGGAATCAATAAGAGATTTAGCATCGGCTAAAGCGCTTAAAGAATCTGCTTGAGTTTGCTTCATCTGTTCTTTGGAAAGATTATAAGCATTGTTTTGAGCATCCAAGAGTCCACTCTGAGCGTTAGCAACATCGCCCTCATTGGCGGTATATACATAAGAGTAATTACCTTGGCTATCTCTGCGGAGTTTCATCTGAGATTTATTACGCTGAGCTTCTTCTAAGGCTATGCGCTTTTGAAGAATTTCAAGCTGAGCATTGGCATATTGAACGTCATATTCAGAAAGATTCTTTTTCTCTCTTAGATATTTAAGTTGCTCTTTCATTTGAGCAGTAATTTGATTTTGAATACCTAAATCGTTAGATTGGTCCAAGAGTTCCAAATACTTACCCTGTAGCTTTTGAATATTATATGCTTTATTTACATCATCAAGATAGTAATCAGCATTGCGGTTGATAAGCTCCCATTCAGTTTGCATCCAGTCAAGGTCTGTGCCTAAGGCATCTTTAACCCAGGCATCAGTAATACTTTTAACCGCAAGTTCTTGTTGCTTGCGGATATTCTCAATAGAAGATTGAACTAGGCTATTTAGTTCTTTTTGGGTATCTGCGATATTTTCTTTGAGAGCCTTATAAGCATCAGAAGATGTATCGCCAGCCGCTTCCATTTGAGCAAGTAACTCTTTATTTGCGGCCAAGGTTTGATTCATTTCTGAAATCTGATTCTTGGTATTAGTTAGTTGTGCCGCATATGCCTGTTTAAGTTGGTCATATGCTTCTTCACCATGAATTATGGTAATAAGGTCAATTTGATGTTCTAATTCATCATTGATATTCTCATACATATTTTGACGTTCTTCTTGTTTTTCAAGAATTTCATCAAGCATATCATTAATAAGGTCACGGAGTTCTGTAACATTATCTTTATAATCATTCAATGTAGAATTGGCTTGTTTTAGAACATCTAATGCGGTTTCATACATTGCCGCACTATTTTCACCAAAGACCGTAGAAGAACCAGTCTTTTCAAACTCTTCAATCTCTTTCATCATATCCATGACATTAGAGAATTGCATATCAAAGAAACCAGTACCTAGATAGTCTAAAGATTCTTTTCCTTGGTCTGCTTTTGCTTTTTGCAATTGAAGGATACGGTTGTTATGATAGAGCTTGCCTTCAGAAGTTGTTGCTTTATTAGCGGCTTCTTGTTCTTTGGCAATTAATTCATCATAGTATTTGTCAACATCGTCAATAGCACCGTCCCAGAATTCACCAAGCTGTAAGATACTCTCTTTGGCTTTTTCAAATGGGTCATTGTCAAACCAAATCTTAGAAGATTGGTTGAATTCCGCAAGTTCTTTTCTAATTTCTTTGATATTGTCAAGTGCTTGAATAGAAGTTTTGAAGATTTCAATTCTCATATCCTCAATAGAGTCTTTGAGGTCTTCTATTTGTTGAATAGTATCTTTAAGGTCAGAAGAAAGAAGTTCATCATAGCGTTGATAAAGCTCTTCAAAAGTATCAAGACGTTTTTGAGCAGCTTCATATTGTTTATCAAGAGCTTCTTCAGCTTCTTCGGAACCAAGTCCAGCATATTGATTACCAATACGATTTACTTCATCAATAAGTTGTTGATGAACTTTAGCATAATTGATCATAAAACCTTCAGAATCATAAGTGATTCCAAATTGAGAAGAAAGTTTATTCTTTACTTCCTCAGCTTCTTGCTGTTGAATTTTTAGTTTTTCTTGATAAAGTTCAATCTGGCGTAGAAGAAGTTCATTTTGCTTCTGGAGGTTTTTAGCAAGTTTATCTCCTGTTAAACGCTCTTGTTCTGAATTAATTTTTTCATAATCGGCACCAATAGCCGCTAAAGCTGTGTTTACTTTTTCGTAGCGGTCAACTTTGTTTTCAATGGCATCTTTATTTTCTTTTGGCTTATAGGATTTACCTCCGCCACCGCCCTTTTTACCGCCGCCGCCACCGCCCTTTTTACCGCCGCCGCCACCGCTGCCCTTTTTAGTACTTCCACGGCCTACACCACCAGTAATACCAGCACCAGTATAATGAGTTCCTTTGAACTGTGGAATTTGTGCATCAACTGTGGTATGTCCTGTGACAGCTGAGGTAAAGCTAATTGATCCACCATTTTCATTCAAAAGACTATCAAGACTTCCACCTTGATTAGTATAAGTGATAATTGGTGCATCAATTTGACCTTGCTCATAAGTAATTTCACCAGAAATGCCCATAGAACTAAGAGCCTGAGAAGCTTGTTCCGCAGTAATCTGGCCATCCATAATCATTTGATTTAGTTGTGCTGTATATTCAGATACATCAACTTTTGCACGAGCTTCTAATGGAGTGTTGTCTAATTCATTTTGAAGAGATTGCTGCAATTCTAATAGTTTTGTTCTAGCTGCTTCAACCCCTTCTTCATCTCCACTACCAATTTGAATATCCATATTTTGGATAATATCTTTTGTAGCTAAATCACGAAGTTCGTCTAAAGCTGCCATATCTCCTTGAGCAGCTTGTTCCATTGCAGCAATAGCATCTGCGTTTTCATAAAAATCATTGCTCAGGGTGCCAACATCAATATTGAGAATGTCTGACATAGCTTCGTCAACTTGCTCAACAGCTTTATACCAATCAGCAGTGCCTTTTGCCGCGTCATCTTTGAGGACTGCCCCAGCTTCTTCCCAACAATCAATTAGACTATCTACACCTTTATTCATTCGCAAATTAGCTGCAGTAACATCTTTTGCTTCTTTAGCTAAATCATTATAATCTTCTTTTAGTTGAGAAACGGCTTCATCAGCATTTTCAGCGCCCTCTACTACTTCTTTAAAATCTACAGAACCGTCTTGGATATCCTTTATTTGACTTTCAATTTTAGCGCTTTCTTCTTGGAAATATCCGCCTTCTTGATGGTATGTATCTGCGGCCATACGATTGAAAGTAGTATCTGAAATACCAGAGTCTTGAGCAATTTGAGAATAATCCGCTTCACTCAAATCTACTCTATTGGTAAAGTTTGGTTTGAATTCTAATTCGGCTTGTTCTAGCTCTGGACCATTTTGAATTTCTTGAATTTGTTGTAAAATTTCTTGAGTTGTAGCGTTTTTATCTAAAGTGCCAACTAATTTTATCTTTTGTTCGTCACTTAAATTATTATACTCTTGAGTAACATAATTTTGTAAAGAGGTTTCATTTATTTCTGCGTTTGCAGAAAATCCTTGACCAAAATTGATATTACCATTATCAATATCTCTACTAATAGCCCCTTGAGAAATTTCTTCAAAACTTTTATCTGCTGATTTTGCTCCAATAGCATTAGCAATAGCTTCAGAGCTACTAAAATCGCCAGAAGCCATGCCTTCAACAAAAGCTTCTACCGCGCCTTCAGAACTAAACTTACCTGTTTCTAATAAGCGTTGTTTGTATTCTTCAAGAGTTTCACCGCTTTGTAATTGAAAATCTTTTTCGTCTCCAAAAGCAGCTAGTGCGCCTTGTGCTTCTGCGTTCCAAGCAGATTCAACAGCAGTTTTCTCTTCATCGAATTTACTAGCAAAAGTTGTAAAATTGTCATATTCTTCTTGTAAAACTTCTTTTTGTTTACCAGATGCATTAGCAATAGCTTCTACATAAGCATCATTAATATCATTTAGAGCTTGGATGCGGTCAGCCGCAGTGGAGCCGTCCATAACGCCCCAGCCACCAAATAAATCTTTACCTATTGCATTTTGATTGAGATAGGTATTTGCTACGCCTTCGTCCATTTGCATTTTTGCAGATAAACTATTATTTTTTGGACCAACTAAAGTATCCCAACTAGATGCTTTAGTAGCATAAGACCGTTCAGCTTCCCAAGAATTTTGTTTCAAAGTATTCTGCTGAGCTTGGGCTTCTTTTTTAGCAGCAGCGTCTACACTTTGAGAATATGCTTCCCAATTTCCAGCTAAAGATTGAACAACTAAAGATTGGTCGTTCAAAGTATCATTCAATGTCTTTGCAGCATCCTCTAACTCTGAACTAGATGCTTGACCCTTTTTATATTGTTCATAAATGCTATCAAAATTAGCTTTACCTTCTTGAATATTTTGTAATTTAGTGCTAGCTTCTTCCGCAGATTTTGCTAACGCTGCTACTCTAGCTTTTTCTTGTCCAGAAGTAAATCCGACAAAAGCAAGTGCAGCAGCCAATCCACCAAGAACTACTTTGATAGCTTTGCCGTGAGGAATTAGTAAGGTAAGAATATCGCTAAATTTTGCCATTGCTGTGCCAGCAATATCCGCACCCTTAGCTAATTTGCCAGCTCCTTGCGCCGCATCTAATAAACCAATAGCTGTTTCCGCAACTTGGTTTTCTATTTTTGTAAGATTGAAAGCTCTCATAGCAGTTATCAATTGTGGGATAACAAAAGCCATATTAGTAATAGTTTGTAGTACCTTTTCTCCAAGAGATAAATCTTCCTTTGCCCATAAGCTTCCTAGCTCTTGGAAAGAAGTCCAAGCAAACGCCAAATCTCCAACCGCGGAAGTTAGCTCAATAACATTATTGAGTTTAGCTTGTAACTTTAAACCTTTTTGAGTTTCGGCATTGATTCTAGCTTGTTCATCAGCAGCAACCTTAGCTTTATTGAACATTTCTAATAATCTATTTAGGTCTTCTGGGTTTTGAATAAAATTACCTTTACCCAAACCTTCCATTGCTTTTTGTTCTGTCAAAGCTAAAGTTGTAATTTCTTCTATTGCAGATTTGATTTTATTTACATCTAATTCTTTACCAGTTGTAATATCTGTGGCAGACATAAATTTTTGAATAGCTTGGGCCATCTCTTTTGCTTCTTGGCCTGCATCTTCCATTGCCTTATCTAAATCTTTGACCGCAGTAATATCATCCAATCCCGTCATTACAGAACAAAGTTTTTTGACACTTTCTCTAGTAATATCTATATTTCCTTTTACTTTATCCCAAGCATTATCTTTATCTACCTGTTTTTGTAAAGAAATATAGCCCTCTACTTGATTAGAGAGATTATCTAATGCTGAAATGGACCCTTCTAAAGAATCAGATAAATCATAATTCTCATAAGCTTTAGCATCTTCCATTCCAAGAGCAGTTCCAGCCGCAAACTGTGGCATAAGTTGTTCGCCAATCTTCCAAGAAAGATTGCCGTTTTCATCTTTTTCAATAGACAGCATATTTTCTTTTGTTTCAAGTCTATCTTGGTATAGAAGATTAGTTGCTGCAGCCGCTTCTCTTAGCTTGGCTTCAGATTCTAAAACTTGATTATTTAGTTTGAGTGTTTGCTCTAAGTTATCATTGAAATTAGTTTTTTGATTGTCAGACATGATATTAGAATATTTCATGCCAGTAGTAGCAAAATCAACAATAGGCTTATTATATTTATTTTCAGTGTCTTTTAGTCCAAGAGACTCAAGATTCTGCTTTACCATTTTACTATTAGCTTTAACCGCTTTATTATCAGTATATGCTTGAATGGTATTTGTAATATTTTCAGCTAATTGCTTACTAAATACTTTAGTAGCAATATTACCAAACGCCAATAAAACTTGTCCGCCGCCACCAATAGACTGAACAAAATTATCTACCAGTTCTAATGCGGCAGTTAGAGCATCAATAAATGGATAAATATCATCTGTTTCAAACAGAGAATTAAAGATACCCTCAAAGGTTGCTTGAAGTTTGTTCATGCGGCCTTCAAGAGAATCAACAAATTCTTCATTCATTTGGTCAAGAGTACCGTCCGCACTTTCAGATGCGCCTTTATATTCATCATAAAGGTCTGAACGATTCATAAGAGCTTCAAAACGTGAAAGCTGATATTTACCAGCTACTGTTTGCGCAACAGCAGCTTTTTGTGTTTGGTCAAGAGAAGACCATACTTCCATAAGGTCTTCCATGATGTCACCAACACCACGCATCTGGCCTTCACCGTCAAGAACCTGAACGCCATACTTTTCTAATTGGGAGGTAACTTTTCCAAGAGATACACCATCTTCAAGAGTTTCACCCGCTTCAAGGTCAGAGAAACGAGCATAAAGTGTTTTCAAACCGTTACCAATTTGCTCTGGTGCTTCACGAGTAACAGATTCAATTGCGGCAATCTGACCATTCAATTGGTCCATAGATACGCCAACCGTATTTGCTGTAGATGCGGCCTTCTGTGAAGCCTGTGCTAATTCAGCAACATCTGCCGCAGATACATTAGCTACTTGCGCCCAAGCATCCATTGCACCATGCAAAGCGTTCATATCTTTATCAAGACCGTATGCATTCATATATGCAGTAATTTGGTCAGAGGTGGTTGCGGTATCTTGCTGAGACGCATTAGCAAGTTTTGTAGAAAGTTCTGCCAATTGGGAAGATTGGTCTAAATTGAAACCTTGCTGTGCGAATACCAAAGAAGCGTTTGTCATAGCGGTTGTGGTGCTACCAAGATTTTTCGCTGCTTCATTAGCACTTCTAGCAAAATCATTCATATTTTCACGAGAATAATCTGTAACGAGCATGATTTGTGTTAAAGAATCGTCTAATTCTTTTACATATTCTACAGATTGATAAATACTATTGGTCATCTGGTTGAACGCAGAAGATACAACACCCCAACGCACTGTGTTACCAATAGTATTGAAAATTTTATCTACAGCTTTACTTGTAGATTTTACGCCAGTATCAAGCTTGCCTAAACGGCCTATAACTTGGTTAAAGGCAGTTTGACCAGTCATACCAGCTTTAGCAAATTCCTGCTGTAAGCCAGCTAGATTAGTTTTACTTTTGGTTAGTTCCGCAGTAAACTTATTCATATCCAACATACCGACACGAGAATTAAAACTCGTTGTCAATGCTCGTTGTAATTTTTCAATTTCTTGAATAGCCTTACTAGCAGATTTATCGCCAATTAACTCTTGCGCAGATAATACGCGAAGAGCATCTTGCGTTTTTCTAATTTCAGCTTGTAGCTTACTAATACCACTGGCATCTAACGTGGTTTTTAGATTATATTCAACAGTATTAGAATATTTAGATATAATAACCACATCCTTCAATTTTCTTGTATGCCAGTGTTTTGTAAACCACAGGCAATTCCTTTTATATCATTCTAATTAGGCATAAAAAAAGAGCCTACTTATTATCAAAGTAGGCTCTAAAAGATTATACAAAAATGACCAGGTATTACTCAGAGAACAAAGAATCCGTATTACCTTCTACAACTTCAAAGTTAGACTGAGATTTTGCTACCTCACGATTCATGCCCCATTCATCAGCAATTTGAAGAGCTTCTGCAACACCAGACTCTTTGGCCGCACTCATAAGGCGTTCAACATTCATATTGGAAATTTTTCCAGTAATGTCTTGAAGGCTATTTAGAAGTCCACGAGCAGAATGGATATAGGTAGTAAATTCATCAATCCATTTTTCTCCAAGAGCAGCAAGATAATTGAGGTCTTGTTCATAGTTTTCTACAAGCTCTTCAAGAATACCATCTTCAAGCATAGTGTCCCATGCGGTATTCACATTTTCCGCAATTAAAGAAGCAAATTCATCTTTGCGGTCAGGGAATAGAATAAGTGCGGCGAATTCATAAAGAGCACGTTCATAAATAAAACTATTGATAAAGCCGTTATCTTCTGCGGCTTGCATGGCAAAATCAAGAATATCATACATATCTTGAGTAGTCATGTGACGTTCTTTTTCAATACGTAAATCAATCATATAAACTCCTTTTATCTCTATATATTTAAATATATTTTATCATAAAATATTTTTATTGTCAATCTATAACCCTAAAGCGATTTTAGCTATATCCAATTTTATTTTCATTTGAACTTGAGAAAATTTAGTGTCTAATTTCTTTTTTATATCTTCAGAACGCTCTTGGGCTTTTTCTCTATCTCTATCACTTTTTTCTGGATTTTTTGCATTGGGTTTAGGAATCCAAACATTTTCAGAATGGTAACGGCCAGATGGTTTTCCACCCTCATAAGTAATTGCTGAAAAATTTTGCGCATCTCCAAGAGCGGATAGTAAAGTAGGAATACTATATACTTTTCCTTTAGATACTAATAAAACATTGTTAGGATATAAAGAACCATCCCCTGCTAGAAAATCCATAAAATTTAAAGCTACTGCATAATCAACATAACTTTTCCACATGGCAGATAGCCCTGTTTCTTTTTTACTTTGTTTACCAGCAGCAATATTATACCACATATAGGGTTGAAAAGTTCCAGAATCTTTTTGCGATGCTAATTCTAATAACCTCGCAAGTGTTGTCTGATGCACTTTAATTTGCTCACCAGCGTGCTTTGTTCTATTTTGCACATTTGAAGTTTTTACAGAAATACCAAAAGTTAATAGTACTTTATCTTTGCTAAAATATAAAGTAACATCGTTTTTATTAAAAGCAGAACTATTGGCTTTTTCCGCATTGTTAACCATAGCTAAGAACTCTGGGTCTAATTCTGTTTTAATATTTACAGATAAACCATCAGAACCAGTAACAGCTGCAAAAGGAGGAGTTATATTTTTAATATTTTGAAACATTTCCCCTTCTTTATGCAATAGGCTATTGGCTGCTGCCGCCACAACAATTTCCTGTAAACGTCCGCCAACATTACTTAAAGTACCACCTATTTTACCTGAGATTTCTGAAATAATATTTCCTTTTTCTACTTGCGAATATCCAGTCGTAGAACCTTTTAGAACTTCTAAAGCAGCAATACGCTGTGACAAACGAACATAATCCTTTGCTAATGCAACTTCATCTGCGTCTAAACTTTCTATAGGATCAATCCAAGTTAAATTTTTACTTAAAACGTCCTGAACTAATGCGCGAGCAGCTGCTGTGCTAGAAGTATCAAAATTTTTATTTGCTTCTAATATTTGCAAAGCATAATCACGAGCTTTTGGATAATTAGTGGTTAAAGTTTTATCCAATTCTGATAATAAATCGTTAGTATTGCCAATAATATTTCCAAGTTCATCAACTAGCTCTTTAGCTTTTGTTAAACCTATTTCTATTTTATCCTTTTTCGCTGATGCCGATATTAACCCTAATTGATGAAAACTTAAACCAGAAGATGTGGCAATATTGGCAGATGTAAAACTTCCTTTAGAGTTCATTTTAGCAATAGTCTCTTCTAAAGGCTGTCCCAAAATGTTGCCCTCTTTCATATCATTGTAAATTTCTAATATTTTATCCGCAGCTTCTGGATTAGCTTTTCTTAAATTATTTTGTCGTTTATTAAATTTTTTTGACATTTGCGAATAAGCTTTTTCTTTTTGAGCATTAAAACTTTGAATCGCAATATTACTATTATTAAACCAAAAATGAACATAAGTATCTGCTGCGTTCATATATTCCTCCTCTCAAAATCTCTAAAAAAATAAAGGGTATTTCAATTAAGAAATACCCTTTAAATTATTTTAGGCGTTCATAGCGTCTAATTTTGCTTTAATAGCCTTAAGGTCAACAATTACTTTGTTGAATTCAGCTTGAGTGGGCTGAGCAGCAGCCGCATTAGCTGCGGTAATAGTAACTACGCCTTCAACTTTTTTAGCTTTAGCAGCTAAATCAGTTTTAAGAGCAGCGGCTTCAATGCCACTTTCCATGTTATTTAAAGCTTCTTTAGTAATTAGTTCAGAATCTGCCCATGTTTTTTTAGAATAAGCCATTATTCTTTTCTCCTAACTTGAATTATTTGACACCGACTTTTGCGGTACCTACTTTAGCGTGACCTACCGCTGCGGTGTCAGCGCTTCAAGCGTCAGCTTGGTCAAAAACAGACTTGGAGTACCATCCACTAATTTCAGCGTCATCTTTGCGGCCATCGTGACCCATTACAGTTTTATCTTTGTAATTGTGGGTTTCAGAGGTATGATCAATAACCTGTAGAAGAGCCATTACTTTCTTCTTCTTATTGAATTTAGTGAAAGCAGGGAAGCAGTCAATTGTGAAAGTGAAAGTCGCTTATCTTCCAACCAATTCGTTAAATTGGTTGCGCCTTTTGGCTGCTCTATGTTTCCATAGAGACGAGACTATATCTTCATCCTATTCTCCAATAGGAGTCTCCCATTTCGCGCGGACTTCCGCACTACGATATAAAATCTAGTCGTTGAACTTTAACCTTGCCAAGTTTTATGATTTAAAATATATGATATATTGGAGCGAGTACATCCAATTTGGTTTGCTATATCTTTTTGTAGCCAACCCAGTTTTCTTAACTCAAAAATTTTGTTAATATCTGTTTGAGTTAGTTTTGAAAAATTACTTTTTTCACCTTTCCTTGGTTGTTGCAAACCAGTTTGAAAAGCGTGCTTTTGATTTTCTGAAGAGGAACACCATTCTAAATTTGATAACGCATTATTTTTTTATCACCGTCTATATGATTTACTTCTAACTTATCCATATCTTTAATAGGTTTAAAAGCCATCATTACCAAACGATGAACCCTATACGTTTTCTTTTTTCCTTCTTGCGTCATAAAATTTATTATTTGATATTCGGTATTACCTTTATTTCTAGTTTTCATTTTACCAGATATATCACTAAAAATTTCACCATTATCGTTAATAGTATATAAATCTTTAATATTAGGCAGAAAATCATTAATTCTTTTTTCCATTACTATCTCCCAATTTCTTAGTCTATAATTTTGGAATTATTATATCATTTTTAAAACATATTGTCAAGGTTCTTAGCTGCTGATTGCCCAATCCTTATAGTTTTCAAACATTCACGCTTGGTTTTACAACCTACGTTGTAGTCTATAAGGCTCTAAGGGTGTCCCAGCAATTAGAGAGTTAATTTTTCAACGTATTACTACGCAGCCATCCGATATTCACTTTGGAACATTTGTTCAGATGGATCACCGCTGTTAGCCATGCTGAAAGTAAAGTTAGACTGAATCTTACCACGAGGAATAACGAATTCAGCAGGAAGGTCTACACCAGTAGCTTCGTCACGGAAGAGTGTAGAAGCTTCGATGTAGTAGTAACCAGCAAAGTTAGAAGCTTCAATGCTCATTTCATAAGCTTCATCGTAGTGAACTTCATAGCAGTCGATACGGACAGTATCGCCAACTTTTACAGGTTTATCTTGATTCTTATCACCAGGATTATCAGCGCCCAGAACGAAAGCAAGAGTTTCACCCTTATCGCCAACTTCACCATTAGCGCCAAGAGTAGCTGCTGTAAGAGCACCCTCTTCACCAACGGTAAAGACTTCTTTTTCAGTTACAGCGGAAAGATACTGGGATTGAGCACCAGCGCTATCAAGAGTAACAGGATAGATAGGAGCTTCACGAGTAACTACAAGAGTAGCACCATTGCGGTCCTCATTAGTGAGTTTAGCAACAAGTTTTTCATCTTGAGTTTGCTCAACTACCATATCATAAGTAGCATGGACATAAATAGGATGCTTAGAAGCATCTCCAGCCTTATGACCTTTTACAATGCCAGCACCAGAAAGGGTAGCAAAGCTGATAGGAGACATAAGAGCATCTTCGAGGGTAAAGGTAAGAGTCTTCTCACCGTCCCAACCAATTAGGCGGGGATTACCTTGACCACCCTGAGCGTAGACAGTGCTAACAGCTTGTTCAAGAGAAGAAGTTTTAGCAGTGTCAATGTAAAGAACAGGTTGGCCAGCATCAAAGTGTTGATTACCAATATCAACAGAGGTAAGAGGTTTGAAAACAACATCGCAAATCTCGCGTACACCAAAACGGTTCATATGTTATTTTCTCCTTTCTTGTATCTAAAACAATAAAACGAAAACGTATACATTTTCCTTTTTAGAAAATCTCTACGCACCGAGATTTCCTTCAAATATATAAGCGTGTTTGATGAAGAACACGATTATAGCTTATTGATATATACTTTCCAACCAATTTTTAGGTTCATCCATTTTACTAGTGTCCATGAAAGGAGTTGTGCTAACTTTCATATGTAAATCGTATGCCATTTTGACTGTATATCTAGTAAAAATATCATATAGTTGAAAAGGCGTATAATTATAAATTGTATTTATATCCATAGATAATCCAACAGCAATAACTGAAGCATAGTTGGCAAAAATACTGCCTATATCACCTTTTTCTTTTTGCTGAATCGCCGCACGTTGGTCACGTCCTTTTTGCAATTTTTTAGCAATCTCTTCAGCCGCGCTATTTGCTGGATTAAATTCTTGTTCTTCTTTATCTTTTCTTTGCGGTAAAAATAAAGTACTAAGTGTTTTTTGAAAATTTTCAAAATTCATTGGATTTATTTGTCCAATAATACTGGCATTTTCACCTATTCTAAAATTTATACTTCCAGGAGCAAACTCCCAAGAGTATTCAGGTAAAATCAAAGAAAATAAATTATCTATAGTTTCTTTTATAGAAGTGTCATTTTCAAGCGCTGCTATCAATACTTGAAAATCAGGTAACATAGCTAATCGTGAATTGCCCTCTTTTATTGAGGCAACAATTTTATCTATTTTTACAAATATTTGCAATCCACCTAAAAATACATCTTCTCCATAAGCACTAATCTCTCTAATAGTAGGTTGCGAGACTGCAATATTGCAGCCCGCAACCCTAATTGGCATACCAGAAAGAATTTGTGCTAAATCTCCTTGTATCGCCATATAATCTCACCTCTATAAATTTTGAGGTGCTGGTAATGATTGAATAATACGCTCACTATCATCTGCATCAGAATGGGTAGCAACATATCGTAAAATAACTCCACCAAGATATTCATTAAGAACAACTTGACTTGCTCCCATAAATTGTAGTGTACCAATACCCGATAGTTTGGTTTCATTTAGAATACCGTCTATATATCCCGCAATCAGCCAAGGACGTAATTCATAGTCATCCAATTCCCAATAATCTAATTGAGAAATAATAGTAAAGCTAATTACACAATTACGATATTCAGGATTATCTGATGGAGTAAAATCATCAAACTCCAAGAGTATATAAGATTTTACTTCTTCATGTTCTCCAAAACTAAGTTTAGGAATAGATTTAATATATTGTTCATCTTTCATACGCTTAATTGTATATTCATTTATCTTTTGCTGATATTGAGCTTGCGTTGAATCTAAACAATTTGGAGTATTGATAATGAGTAATTTTTTCAATTTATCACTATATGGTTTACTTTCAACCAAGAGTCTACGCCAAATAGTCTCTTGGTCTTTAGCACAAGACATAAAAGTAGATTTGAAATTCTTTTGTAGCATATTAGAAGCTATGTGTTTCATATAACCTCCAATCTACTTATAAAGATTTTATTGTAACAGGCAAAGAAGTTTCAATATCCGCATACTTGGCAAAAAGAGTAAATTTGCCTTTTTTGCTAGAAATAATTTCAACTTGACAACTATCTTTTTCTGTATTTATAATTTGAGCGTTATTATTGTCAATACTAAATTCTACCTTTTCTCCTTCGGGGAGCTTCTTGATAAAATAAGTATGAGTATCATAAGGATAAACTTCTTGCGGGCCTTGAATAATTGGTTTCTGCCAATCAATAGTTACCTCTAAGAATTGTTCTCCATAATAAATTCTAAAGGTTTTAACAGCTCCCGCAAAGATTTTTACTTTACAAATGCGGCCATTGTCAAGAATTTCTTCAATCTTGACTCTTGGATTATCTCTAACTTCCCATTCAATATTAGGGTCATATGCCGCACTATCAATCATATAGCCAATAATACTATCTTGTTTAACAACAGTTTGTCCTTTGATGACATTTAGGGGTGTTTCTTGGTCTAATTTGATTTCAGGTAATTCAGCAATAGAATTATCATAATATTCTTGGATTTCAAGCTCTAAAATACCTGGCACTGAAATAGCATCAGTAACTTGCACTTCCCATACATGTCCATCGAGTTTCAAATGAGTAAAACGCTTGAAAAACTTTTTAGTCTTTTCATCATTTTTAATATAGATTGTGCCAGAAAGGTTTAACTCATTTACATTAATTTGATTTTTAATAAACCAACGTAAATCTGTTTCTGTTGGACCTTGAAAATAAACCCAATATTTTTCACCATCTACATTAAGAGTATATCTACAGCGAATAATTTCTGAACGTAAATATGCGGTTTCAGTAATAATAGGAAGATAAATCATCCAATGGGAACCATCATCAAGACATTCAAAAGTGTCTCCAGCTTCAAGTCCAGCCGCATATTCTACAGATATATATTCTTTATCATAATCTGATTTTAGAGAATTTTTATTGATTAGGCAAGGCCATGCAGCATGACTATTTGTTTTAATATACCTTGTCTGATAATCATTTTTGAGAGCAGCCTGAAAAGAACGCAATTTTTGCTTATTAATGCGGTCAAGCTGATTGCCGCCTAGGTATTGTGTTCTGGCTGCTAATGTTTTTATTGACATAGGCCCACAGACTCCCTAATTTCATTGGTTAGTCCGCAAGCTTCAAAAATAGTGCGGCGAAAGAGCATAAAATCTACTTCTTCACCTAATTCTTTTAAACCATTTAGCTTACAAAGCAATGCAAAGAATCTTGTTTGGTCTGGGAAAAATGCCGCCATGCCTGTAAGTTCAAGAATAATGGTATCAAGAGGTTTTATCCAATCCACCCCTTCTTCTCTTGTTGGTAATAATCTAAAAATTTGTCCAACAATACGAGTTAGATTAGTACAAATATCCTCTGTATTTATAATAAAATCATCTACTAAAACCGCCATGATGGACGCTCCATAATCTTTCCAAAAGAGGAATGTATATGCCCATCTGAATCTGGACGTCTGCGGCAATACACGCGCTGAAGGTGCAAACCTTTTTGCTCATATTCTTTTTTCAAAGTAATAAGCTGCTTCATATGTGCGGCCTGTGATGTAAATTTGAAGTCACTACCACTATATTTTTGACGTACCAAATCAATATTTGCTAGCTGATAACCAATCCATTCACTAATCATATATTGACGAATAATCATTTTTTCTTCAATAGTAAGAGTAGTATTGAATTTTTTATTTTGTAAATCAATATTAAAAGGGTCTTTCCAGCGGGGGAATTCAAAATTAGGAAGAGCCGCAATCAAAATTTCTTCAAGCAGCTCTTCTGTATCCTCTTTTGTTAGCTCCATAAACATATCATCAGTAATTCCCGCAAGGAAAAAATCATACATCTCTTGGAAAGTGGTAGGGGCTTCGTATGCCATATCCGCATCAAAATCCGCATCAGGAGTTTCTAATGCTTGTGCCATATCAAAACCTCCTTTATTTTGTTATTGTACTCTGCGCTGAGGAGCATCCTCCGCAGTTTCTTTTACTCTACGACTACGTTTCTGAGCAACATTATCAGAAGCATTGACAGAATCATAAGCATGATGATTTTCAATACTCTTGGTAATATTGACACCAGTTTTATTCATAATAGCTTTACGTTTATTCATATTAGGTAGCTCTAATTCAATTGCACGCTTTTCAATAAGGTCAATAATACCTTCAGGTGCAAAGTCAAGAGCATCTAAGAGATATTCTTCAGGCTTATTGAGAAGAACATCATCTATATCCTTAACAGTCCAGTTGTATTCAACTTGGTCCGCAGGTACTCCAAATTCTCGTTGAAGATTTTTATTACTAACACGAAGATAGTTACGAAGAAGCACTTCTCCACCAGGTTCCGCAAATAGGGCACGAAGCTCTTGTGTTTTCACCTGAAAAGGTACTCCAGGCATTAGCTTGCGACGAATACCAAGAGAAGTAATAATATAACTAACATCGTGTCCAACCATATTTTCAACAGTTACTAATGTATCATCAGAAACGAGTTCAACAGACATTTTTTTCTCCTTTTATCTCTTTATGAAATAAAAGGGGAATATCTTTTACTCACTATCTTTGATATTCCCCTTTTACTTATTATATTAGACCCATTCAACAGTAGGGTTATCACTGGTAACTTTATTGTTCTTATTACTAAATACTACGAAAGCAGTTTGTAATCCAGAGGTTTCTTGACCATAGACCTGATTATTGGCTTTACTCTTTGTATCAAAAGAAATAGTAGTCTTGTCGAATTCTTTAACCGCAGTATCTTTTGTCTTTTGGAAACGACAAAGTGCGGTGGAATCTACTACATCTGTATTAGTGTAAGTAACAAAAGTAGAGGTTATTTTAATGGTTGGAATGCTTGCAGCAAAAACGAAAGGATTATGTGCAGCATTCATATCAACGAAATTATTTCTTTGAAGCAATAATTCACTACCACCATTAAACTTTACAACACCGTTTGCTTGAGTGTTGTGGAAAATGTTTTTATCAAAAGTTACCTTTTTGGTTTTATCACCAAAAGTAATGGCACTGTTAGAAGCATTACCTTCGCCCCAGACATTGGTTGTTGAAATTACAACATCACCAGAGGTGTTGATATTCGCTTCACAAGGATGGCCAAAATAACCATCAGTAATAGTTAAAGCGTGAGTACCTGTGACTTCAAAAGTGCAATTATCCCAGAAACTTGGGCGAGTAAAAGTTACATCAACATCTTTAACAGCTACTTTACCTGTAAAACGAGCCTGTCCCGCATTAACTACGGTCATTGGCTTGTCAATAATAATATCATCGTTATAATACCCCTTGGGGAAAGTAATGGTACCACCTGCATTTAGAGCCGCAAGTGCGGCCTGAACACTCTCATAATCTTCAACTTTTACATTATCAGAGTGTTCAGGTGGGGTTGGCTTAGGAGGGGTGGCGTCTTCTAAGCTGTTGCTTTTTTTAGGGAAGTATTCTCATACATGCAGATAGAAGGATTAGAGAATACAGCAACACCAAACTTGGTGTAGCTCTGAAGGTCGCGGGACCAATCATCATTGTCCTGAACAGTGCGGACCTGAGTACCACCTTCAAAGACAACTTTGACAGGCTTTTCACCAACAGAAGCCATAATGAAAGCTTTGGAAGGATCAACGACTTTTTCAGCGTTGGTTTCATCAACCATGGACTGTTCAAGAACAATTACAGGGTGACCCTTGTAGTTGGTGAACATACCATTCTTCCAAAGTTCATTCTTCATTTCGCTGGAAGCCCAATCGGAAGAAGCAGGTTTCATGGTAGCAGCGAATTCTTTGGTGCAGTAAATAGTAGAAGTACCATTGCCATAAGAATCGGAAATAGCTAGGAGCTGATCCATAGCAGCTTCATCAAAGCTGTTGCCAGTGTGCTTATTGACAGTAGGAAGTTCTTCAACGGCAGAAGTTAGAGCTTTGAGGATTTCTTCGTAGATGTGCTCATTCATACCTTCAACCATAATGTCGGTGAAGTCAGCAAAATCATAGCGACCATCTAGGAATTCTTCAAAACCAATACGAAGAGCATAACCCATAGCGCTTGTACCGACAGTGAGTTCACGTCCATCAAGCATCATGGTCTCGTAACGACCAGCTAGGCCAACGCGAGTAACGAAGGCTTTAGCGCGCTTACGAGCAGCTTCAGTAATACGAAGTTTGAATACGGCTTTATCGCCCTGAGCAACATGCTGAGTTTCAGCAAACTGTTCATACTGTTGCATAACTTTCTTAGGAAGAACTTCATCAAGAGTGTTCTCAATTAGTTCATAAACAGCAACTTCATTGCGGCGGAAGAGTTTATAATCGCCAGCAATTTTCTTTAGTTCGGAGCGAAGAGCTTCATTGACAACAGCCGCATCATAGGTTTCATTCTGGCCATTTACAGAGAAAGTAAAGGAAGTACCATTTAGAGCAGCTTTAGCAAGTTGAGCAATTTGAGCAAATTCCATTGTATTCTATCCTCCCTTTCTTATTCGTGAATGACTTGTAGTTTAACAGCAGGCTGACCATCAGGCATAGTAGTTTCTTTTACAACCTGAAGAACAAGAGTCTTAGCAGCTTCGGCAGCAGTAGCAGCTTCTTTTTCAAGAATACCTTTAGTGCCAGGAGCAACTTTATTGCCTACAGTGTAAATATCAGTTTTGACGGCGTTAGTGGTGAAAATATCGCCAGCAGCCATGCGGAATACACGAGGAACCATTACGCCATCGTAGAATTCACCTTTCTGCATAGCATAATCACGGTGCATTTGCTTACGCTCGTCATATAGTTTTTCTTCATTGAAAACCATCATCCAAGGGCCAGCGCCAGTAAAATTGACTTTGCCAGCAGCATAGTCATATTTTACAAAAGTACCCTGTTCTAGAATTTCAATAGAGTCATCAGCAGGAAGTTGACCATAAACGCCACCGTCACGAGGAGCGGAAAGGTGATTAGGTTCTACCTGCGCAAAGTTGTCATGTCCAACAAGTTTGTTGGTAGCACGGTCAATTTTTAGCGCCATTTAGACTTTCCTCCTTTTAGAGATTATTTTTCGCAGTGCGGAGAACGCTTAATAGTTCATCATCTTCCGCAGTATCATTTACATTAGATTCAAGAGAAAAAGAAGTAACAGGAATTTCTTCAACTTCTTCTTCAACAGAATCAATATCAAAATTTACGTTCTTTTGGACGTAAATAAGAGCTAATTTAGACTCAATATCCTCAAGAGAATATTCAGATTTATGAGCAATAACATCTGCTTTATCTTCATCGCTAAGCATAAAATATTTAGCAATAAGAGCATCTTTATCAGCTTCATCACGAGCAGCTTTAAACTCACGTAGAGCTTCAGCTTCTTCTTTTAGAGCCGCAAAAGCAGTTTGAAGTTCAGCCATTTCTGCGCGGAGAGATTCTAATTCAGAATTGTCTTCTTCAAGAGAATTTTTCTTTTTCTTATCTCCGCAAGCAGCTTTATCTTCAGGCTTTTTCTCTTCGTCTTCATCTTCTTCCGCAGGAGTTTCTTCGGAAGTTTCTTCTTCCTCTTCTTCCTTCTTCTCTTCTTCTTTTTCAGCGAAAGTTTCTTCAACAGCAGATTCATCACTTTCAATAACGCTTTCTTCAGCTACTTCTTCAGCAGCAAAGAGAGCTTCGTCTTTTTCAGACTGGGGCATATCCAACCCTCCTTTGTCTTCTAACGCATATTTCAATTCATTCATCATAGCAAATAAAGTTTGGGTAAAACCTTCTTTAGAGAAGCTAGCGCTTATATCAGGAGCAGTTACAGAAGCTCCCTCAAAACAAGGTTCAACATCGCTACCTAAAACACATAATTTAGTAAAGGCTGCGTCATTGATAATGAAGAAATCAATATCATTCTCTGGATTAGTAGCCCAATGGCCATCCATTGGGTCTAATTCCATGGACTGGCCCATACCCTCAGTGATACATTTTTCAATCTCAGGGTATTGGCCTGTCCACAGATAACCAGTAGTCATAAGGTAAGTTCTCTCAACACGATTGTCAAATTCATCTACATCTTCAAACTTTTGAAACCAAACTTTTGCATCGGGAGAGACAAAACCATATGGCGTAGTTTTGCAAGAGAAAGATATTTCTCCATCCTCAATTTTTATAACTTCTCCGTGGTCGCCAAAATCTTCTACATCTTTGCGATAAGCTCCAACAATTGGAGTACCAGGCAAAGTCTGAGCCATTTTTTCCGCAACATCTTTTTTGATATAAGAGCCGTTGCGATTGGCACCAAGGTAACAAACCTTGATTTCACATTGTGAAATACCAGGGTTTATAGCATTAGGTTCCAGATGAATGAATTCAGGAGCTTCAACAACTGCTACAGATTCATTTCTTAGCATATTCTTTTATCCCTCTGATTCTCGGTTCTGGATTGTCTTATCGCTTTTCTCGTCATCTGGCAACTCTGGTCGGCCGCCTTCATCTTGAGAAGGAAGCTTTTTAGGTTGTCCCGCGTCTTTTTTATCCGCATCTTTACCACTCATGGTAGAAGATAATTGAGGTGGAACAAAAACATCGTTTAGGGACATCATATCATTCTCAAAATATGCAGTCATAATAACAACACTTTGAGATTGTCCAAGAGCAACTTGAGGTAATAATTTAGAGAAACCAAGCGAGGTCAATTCTTTATAGTTCTTAGCAATGTCTTTATAATTATAAATTGTAGTTGGTAAAATCTCTAATTTATAATAAACCTTTTTCGCACTCTTGTTGAACGGTTCTAATAAACTTTCAGCAAATTCTTCAAACTGACGAACTAAATTTATCATAGTAGCTTCGTCATTTGCAATAGATTTTTCAAGTGCAAGATTACTGTTTGAATTAAATTGAGACTGGCTTACACCAGCTTCATTGTAAACAGCACGTTCTACTTTGTCTAATTGGTCAACAGAAGAAACGTTTCCCTTATCAGACAAGTCCGCAACATCTACATCCGCAAAAGTTGTTAGAACGTCCACTCCAATAGCATCACCCAACATCATTACAGCGTTGTTATGGAGTGTTTGCGCTTCGTCAACATCAAAAATCAAATCACCATTTTTGTCAATGGGCATCTTTTGGATAATAATTTTCAATATTTGTTGAAGCATCTTTTTCTTATCTAAATTTTGAGCTTCATCAAGGTCAAGCAGTTTAGGAATAATTGGAACAAACAGCGGTGCGTCACTATTGCTCAAATTGAACTTGACTGTCTTGGAAGGGTCCAAGAGTATCCAACCTTCTTCATCATTGGTTGAATCTTTAGGAAGTTTACCCTGTTTCCAGAGCGCCCATCCCTTATAGAATTCCTTGGGCCACATTTTCAATACCCTGATTTTATACTCAACATCGGAAAAAGCATCATCAAAATACTTTAGATTGAATTCTACCGCAGGTCTACCATTTAGTTCATAACGACTGCGGCAATAGTTAGCAGGTAACTCTTGAAGATAACTTGCCATTTTTTGGTCTAAGCGATAACCATAGTAGCAACCATCTTTGATAACTTTTAGTGCAATTTCACCAAAGTTTCGCTTTAGCTTACAATTCTCAAGATATAACGAAGATTTATACCAACCTTCAATTACCTTTTTCTTTTTCTTTTCTTCTTTGCGGAAAGTGTCATCATATATCATTGGAGTGATGAACCAGTCATATTTGAAAAGATAAGCCATATAGCGACAAAGTCTACTATAAATACCACTTGTATTATAGAAAATATTTGAAATGCGACGAAGTTCTTGTATATTATTTTGTCTAAGTGCCTTTTCAACATCCTCTCGTTTGATAGGACGCTTACTTGGAGCAACCGCTTTTAGAATTCCGTCTAAATCTAAAGTTACGTCATTAGCTAGAGTTGTTTTGCCTACTTTGATTTTATTGAATTGCAGTGAATTACTTTGTTGATTAGTAGAGTTTACTAAACGATAATCTCTTTCACTTTTACTTTTGATAGTAGCCAAAATTCACCCCCTCTAATAGCCCGCAGCTTTCATAATATAATCATAGTTTATTTTGGCTTCATCATAATAGGGAATAGCTATGAGTTTTATATTATGGTCTAAACAATATTTTCTTTTTAGAGTATCATTATATTTTTGATAATATAATGCACGTCCACCGCCAAATTTGCCAACGGGAACATAGTGTTGTCTTCCTTGTGCTTCAATAAGAAAATCAATATCGCCATCGTCTGTAAATACAGCAAAATCAAATCGTAATGCGCGACCAGATTTTCCTACAAGACCAGGAAACTCATACTCTTCTTCAAAAGGTAAGCCTGCTTCTGTCAAGATGTCATAAATCTTGATTTCCATTTGTGAATCACGCATAATCTTATCCTTTTGTAGTCTTTACTACTATATCTAAAAAATACAGTGGGCAGATAATACGGTTCTGCCCACATTTTTCAAAAAATTTTTAACGATGTTTGGAAAAAAGCATAAGCCCAGACAAGTCTCTGGATTTACGTTTTCCTCTTTTTTCTTCTTGTAATTTACACCAAGAGAGTCCATAGATAAGCGCAGACACTTTATCTTTTTTGATTTTTTTAGAAGATTGTTTTAGAATAATATTTGCGCCTTCATTTTCTTGAACAAGGTTTGCCATTTGAGATTTCAAAATAGAAGTTTCTACATATGGCCGCAAATAATCTGCTCTTTGAGCCTGAGACATTTTCTTACCCTGGGCTTGAGCTAATAATTTATTTTTAGCTACAGATTCATCAATTAAGAAACAAAGTTTACCATTGTTTAACTGATTTTGACAATAAGCATATAGCTCAGAGTTGATAGGGGCATTTGCTTTCATAATATAAAGAGCATTATGAATAGTTTCTGGAGTAATCCACTCTCTATATTTTCTATCATCATCATTATAAACGCCCCAATTATATAGAGGTTCATCCGTATCAGGGTCAACTTGGTCACGCACTAAAAAATCTACTAGACCTGCGCCACATTTATATTCTATATTGAACGCTACTTCAATATACGTTCTCTTATGAACTGCTATATGTTACCATATAGATTAGACTATATCTTCATCCTATTCAAATAGGAGTCCTCCGTTTCGGCTATCAATCGCTTATAGCCTACTTGCTTTCGCAATAGTCGTTGAACATTCAACTAAAATTTTATATCTTTTGTTAGATAACTCCATCTTTCTTTTCTACGAATGGAATTTGCATAATCAGCACAAAAACCAAAATGCCTATCTATTTCTGCACCAGTATATCCTTGTTGAAACATTTTTATTACTTGCATGATTATTTCTTCAGAATATTTTGCTGCATTATTGGCTTCTCCTTTTTGAGTTTTTAGCCCAATAATAAACGCATGTTTTGTATTTTCGTGTGGAGTTACCCACTCAAGATTAGATAAATTATTATTCAACTTATTACCATCAATATGATTTACTTGCAAATTTTTCATATTTTCTATAGGGCAAAAGTTTTCTAATACCAGTCTATGAATAGAATAACGATGACGTTTATTGTCACTAGAGATTAGTGCCACTTTTTCATAGCCATATCGGTCAATAGTGGTATTTAAAAACCTATCCACACAAGGACTATAAACTTTTCCCGTGTCGGTAATTTGATAAGGATATTTTAGTTCATACTTATAATTAGTAATTATTGTTGAATTCATAAAATATCTAAACCTCCAAAAAAGATTTTGTATTTTAGTTGCTTTGCTGCGGATTGTCCTCTATTTGAGGAGTTTCCCGCAATTAGAAGGATATATATTTATTGTTACCAATAAAAGGGGCTAGTGTAGGTCAACCCCGTTGCCGTCAAGAACACACATATTGCATTTGAAATTTTTAAAAAGACGTTTTAAATGAATAGCTTGTTTTTCAAAATGTTCAGCTTCAAAAGTATAAATATTAACAATTTGTTTGCGGGCAACACCAGTAGGAGCTGGCGTTACTTTAATAATAACCGCTTCTGTCATATCGCCAAAGCGACCAACATCTACGCCCATAACGTAATAACCCTTAGAAGAAATACCTTTATTATATTTGGTTTCCGCAATATTGAGAGTACGATGTTGTTCAAACTTATTTACATTAAAGAAAGCGCCTTCCACGCTTCCTGCCCAAATACTATTATATTCACGATCAAAGCCTGCTTCATCCATAGAATTATCCATTTCTTGGGCTTGAATGAAGTTAGCAGGTTGTAATCCTTCAACAACCGGAATTTTCCAGTCTCCTCCAAGAATAAAAGCGTCATTATTATTTTTATCCGCAACCATGTGGCAAAGAGTGTCAATAAGTTTCTCATAAGCATATGTTGCCTTATATCCCGCAGACGTAACAAACACCGCACTTTGATTAAGTACTTCGTTGGGGTCTGCTTTATCTCCTGCTACTTTACGGCTAACTGTCAAAGTAGGCATAATAATTTCTGTTAGCTTCTCTTGGTCAACCTTCGCAACCTCTTCTACGAGCAAAGATTGAAAACGTGCACCACGAGTATTTTCACTCATGGCCGCATTTTTTACTTTTGAACCATTTCTAAAAGCGTATTCTACGCTATCTTTGGTGCGGGATGTGGTAGCAATTTTTCCACGAGTATCCCAAACAATTTCATTAGCTAACGCAGGAATTAATTTACATATCTCTTCCATCTTAGATGAAAGAATCATAGCACTCTGTGATTTTCCATCTGCCGCAGTAGCCAATGTTGCACCAGGATATAAAATTGCTTTTAACATAAGAGATAAAACTGCGAGAAAAGATTTGGAAAATCCTCGACTAAATGTAGCAAATACAGTTTTATATCTCATAACGACACGTAAATATAAACGTTGAATATAATAAAATTTAAAAGTGTTATCAGGATTTAGAGAACAAAGATAATCAACAAATTTATCAGGATATTTTCTCCAATAGGCAATAATATGTTGATAATCCTCTAAATGCTCTCTAACATCATCTTTATTTATTTCTTCTTTTCGCTGAGAACCCTGTCCCGCAATTTGTAAAAGATTTCCAAGAGCCATTATGCCTCACCCGCAAATTCTTCCGCAAGTTTATAGCTTTCTTCTTCAATTTCTTTCTGTAAGAACTCTTGGAAATTTTGTGCTTCTGACTCTGAGACTTCTTCATTGTCCGCATCAAAATTAGTAGCCATAATATCTTCAACAGATTCAGTTTTATTTTTTTCTGCTTTTTCAATAAAAGATTCAATAAGGTCAGACAAACCGAGTTCTTCTTTGACTAACCTATCTACATAATGTTTCATATCACGAATAGTAAAATCTACTTTATCTTGCGGATATTCAATAGGGTCTTTATAACAAGGAATTGCCCCACCCTCTCTTTCAACAAAAGCTACTAATTCTCCAATAGAATCAATCTCTCTACGCTCTTCTTCTTGCTTTTGAGCTTCAGTAAATTTACCAGATTTGCGGAGAGACTCATATGTTACAGAAAGGTCTTTAAATGTTTTGGTATCTCCAAGGTCTAATGCTTCATCCATTTTAAGAGATACCTTGCAGATTTTTCGCAATACATCCTCTCGGTCAACAGATAATTCATATTGACTAGCATATTCTTGATATTTCTTTTCAAGCCAAACCCATTGAGAAGGTTTATAAAATAATCCCCATTTAAGAGCTAAATATTTAATATCATCTTCTGATAACTCAGCTTTGATAGAATCTTCATTTACCTGACTTACATCTTGAATAAATTGTGGCGGTGCCGCACTTTCTAGAGTTTCTTCTGAAAAATCTGTTGTATGACTTAAAGTATTATACTCAGCTTCGCTAATTTCTCCATTGTCTAACTTGGATTTTAGATTAGCTTCATATTCTTCATTGCGGCCCAATTCTTCTCTTCTGGCTTTAGCTTCTTCTCTGCTTTTGAGATTTTCAAAATTGAGTTTATCACTGTCCGCATAGCAATAGTCGCTATATTGCGCCATATTCATGGTCCGCATATAGGTACCAATTACTGACATGGGGCCAAATTTTGCGGGATTCTTCATATAGGCGGTATTTGATTGCTTTACCCATATATCTTCAATATAAGGAACATCAAATTTTTCAAGAATCCATAAAAAAGTATCTGGTTGACGATTATCAATGTGCATAGTCAAACATGTTTTACACATATCGCAACGAGAACCATCTTTCATTTTATAAAAGTCAGTATCTTTCTTTGTTTTGCCGCATTTGACACAAACTTGCATATTAGGCATATTATACCTTCTTTCTAGTGTTTATTACGACATTCTTTGCATATGCTATAGTATGAATCTTTAGAATTATTCTTGGAAAAGAAAAGAGGGTGTGCTAATTTAAGCTGGCCGCATTTCCCGCATCTTTTCCAAGTGCCAGTATGATTATGAGTATAATACCAAAGCAGATAATGTTTTTGAGCTTCTTCTACAATCATTTTTGGAATACGATTGCGCCACAAAGTAGAAAAATATTGATTAGTATGCTGAATACCATATTTAGAATTCATAAAAATTTGAATTTCATCATTGGTATAGCCCGCAATCTTCCAATCCAAGAGGTCCCGCAAAATAGGTTTATCTTTAAGGGTGCGGGCAATGAGAGTGTCTAAATCTATTAGAAGCCAATGCATATCGCTGCGGAGGTCTTCCCAAGATTCTTGCTTTAATTGATTATAATATGTTAGTAAAACAGAAACATGCTCTGGATTATATAAAGATACCATACAAGTAGATTGAGGATAACCGTTAGCATCAAAATAGATGGTTTCATCTAAATCCATATAAGCAAGAGATTTGATTTGCGCAGGTGTTTTAGTTCGGGCAGGTGCTCCTGTGTAAGATGCTTTGAGCATATACATTTGCTGCCAAGTCTCAATAATTTGTTTTTTTAGAGAGAATTTCTTTTGGCCTTTAGCTTTTTTAAATTGAGCTTTTAGTCGTTCAATGATATTGAGGTATCCAGTAAGTTCTGGCATTTTTTCAAAATCTTCATTGGTTAATGGTTCTCGATAATCTAAAATTTTATTTTTATCATTTGAAATAAGAGCATAGATGCCATCTTCACCATTTTCTAAATTTGAAACCACTTCTTCAAATGAGACTTGTCTCTTGGATACTGTGATTTCTCTATTTTTAGTTACAATAGAATGTTCCGCATTGCGTTCTTTTTTAGTTTGATTTTTATCTGCCACAAATAAAATATAATCTGCTAAATAAGTAAGATATTTATTTGGTAATTCTTCGTTGATATTATTTTCTAATAAGGTATTGACATATTCAATTCTTTCTTCAGAGGTGGAAAGGTTATAGTCAAGAGTGGGTAATTCTGCCACTGTTTTCTCCTATTCTTGTATGTTTGAATCATCTAACTATAGCCTTAGTATAGCATACGCTGTAAATGTCTGTCAAGTCTTTTCTAAAAATTTTTATTGCCAAGAATTATTTTTTATGATAAAATTGAACCTTTTATATATTATAAAAATAAAGATGCGGCCATTCTTGTGATTTGCCCAGACAGTACCGAAAAATCTCCAAAAAATCTTATATCATTTTAATAAGTAAAGCATCATTATAAATAAAAAATTTTACAAAATCCCTAAATTTATATTATAATATAAGTAAAGAAAAGCCAATTAGAGAGGAATTTTAGAAATGGCTAAAAAGAAGACCGTTAGTAAGCCCAAGAAAACCCGTCCTTTTGGTGCTAATCAACGAAAAGCTCACCTAAATATGGTGCGTAGTGCTTATGGACTTTTCAAGTAATTTTGATTATGGTATGAAAAAGTGGTCTTGGCGGGGATTTTTGTCGGGAACGCCAGGCCTGTGGAGATTGTGTGGAGATTATCCGTGATGGGTGCCCCCTACTAGCGTTTTGTGCTAGTGAGGGCCTGCCTATGCAAACCCTCACACTCGCGCGATGTCTTGCGCTAACTTGCCAGTTTTAGGCGTGGCGACGGATGTAGCGAGCAAGCACACGCACGGCTTTATCAAAATCTGCGTCAGGCTTGCAAGCGTAACGGTCATGCCACTGCTGATAAGCGCTCTCGCGCAGACGCTCGCACAGGGTATACGTGCTAACCACGTGCAGGTCGCCACAGGCCATAGTAAGGCGCACCATGCCAATAAGCTCATGAGCCTGAGTGGGGTTGATCCTGCCAGTCTCAGCACCGTTCATAGCTGCACCGTAGAAAGCCTTGGAGATGTAGTCAAACATGGTGTCAGTCCTTTCGTTCGTTCCTTCTGACACCATTAATATTACCAGATTGGGGGCAGGTATCAACCCTCAATCTGGTATCACAATCTTTCCACATCTTGCACACATACCATAGTAAGTACCTAACTGTAGAGAAAGTGTAACGGCTCGCCTACACCTCTGCTCTGGCTATGCTAGCTAAAGCAGCTAGTCGGCCTTCGTCTCGGTCACCGTATGGCTTTAGTATACACGATGCTATGACATAGTGCAAGCACTTATTGGCAAAAACTTTTTCAAGATTCTACTAGACAATAGGCATAGTATTCTGTATACTAATAGCTGTAAGCCATCCAAGAGATAGGATATGTAATGTACTTCGCTGGTGATACCGTCTATAACTTCTTCCGTGTTGTGTTCGTGCTGTGCGGCCTTGCCTTTGCCTATCAGCTTGTCCGTTGCGAGCTGTATGACCTCGATGTGGACTATGTGAAGGGCATTGTCGTCTATATCATTGGTGCTATCTCCTATGGTATCATGTGGGTAGCACGTGAGTTCTACTAGGAGGGCTACTATGAGCAAGGCTATTGTGCTGGATATGGACGGTACCATTGCATCGCTTTACTCCGTTGATGGTTGGCTGGACTACCTAATTACGGAGGATGCCACACCCTATGCAGTAGCAGAACCCTATGGGGACAGCAAGGCTATCAACGCTGCGCTTGCTACCTTGCAAGGTATGGGATACGTGGTTGAGGTAGTTAGTTGGCTATCTAAGGGTGAGCCTAGTAAGGCGTTCAATGCGGCGGTCCGCAAGGCTAAACTGGACTGGCTATCGAACTACTATCCTTGCATCGACCCTAGCAATGTTCATGTTGTTGCGCATGGTACGAACAAGTGGCGCGTATCTAATAACAAGGGTGGCGTCTTGTTTGATGATGAGCAAGGTAACGTTGATAACTGGAACAAGCATAGTAATAGTGGTATTGGTATTCAAGTAACTAACAGTGATACAGTCCTATCCACGTTGTATCAGATAATAGATAAAGAAACAAAAGCCCTTGGGTAGCTAAAGCACCTAAGGGTTTCTTATTAGACGTAAATTGGTAGCTAAAGCACCCGAGGTTGGCCGAGATTTTAGCACAATACACTGGTAAAGTCAAGTACTTTTTGGCAAAAACTTTTTTTATTTTTCCTGTTCCCAAAACCCTGAAACAGTGTTATACTAGTATCAACGAACAGGGGAACAGAAGTACCCTAGTAAGGAGAGTAAGTATGGTTTTCACTAAGTATGCTGTAGTTAATGCTTACCTGCGGGAAGGAGAAGAGTCTTTTAATGCCAGTGTTTTGTCTAATGCCGTAGAGGATTGTATTATCTTTGACACCCAAGAAGAAGCTATGGAAGCTATTGCGGAAAATGGTTTGGATAACCATATTTACGTTGTTCCTATGATTATTGATACTACAAATATTCGTCAAGTTAAAATATCACTTGAACCTGTGTTTAAGTAAAATTAAAGGGGCTGTAAAGCCCCTTATTTTTTTCAACTTTTCTATTGCATTGTATTTAGCTATCGTCTATAATAAAGGCGTGCCGCAAGGGAAAAGACACTTACATAGTCTATTTGAATACGGTTAATGAATCTATAATTCCATACCTACTATTGGATAAAATAGACAGTGGAGCCGAAGGCTCCTAGGACTTGCGTAGCAAGTCCAGTCTCCCATTCTAATAATAATAATAGGATAGGGGAGAAACCTTGTCAAGTGCAAATCTGAAAAAACATAAAATATTTTGACTAAAAAAAAGAGCCTTAACGGCCCTTTTTCAGAAGTTCCAAACAAGCTATTTCATTATCTAAAGCAATAGCTCTACGCTCAGTCCACAGTTCCCATTCATCATGTAAACGTTCAGCTTTAGTAGTATCTCCCGCATAATTAGCTTTAGCAATTTCTTTAGCCAAGTAACCCATGCGACCATAAGAGTATTCAACCATATCATGATACTTAACCATGTCTTGATAAGTCTTGTTCATCGTATCTCCTTTGGATAGTTCCTTATTACACTTATTATGTTATCAGAACCACTATCTAAGTCAAGACTTATTTTCAATTTTTTAGATAATGCCACCCTAAAGGGATACAAAAAAGATAGATTATTACGTGTCCTCAAGCGCCCCTTGGACAAAACCTAATTAGGAAATCTAACTATTGTTACGCTGTTCCAACCCTCTGTTTGCGGCTCAGGTAGAGATACCCGACAGCTCACCCAAGTAATAAGGTCTGACTAACAAATACCATTATCTGCTACTGCCGCGTTGTCCAAGAGCCACACAATTGCAAGTAATACAGGTTTGCCCGCACACGATAGTTTTGCTCTTGGAAAACTAAGACCCTGTTATTCGACTCATTGAAGGTACTTTTTGATTACGCATGAAGCGCAGCCCACAGGGAAGGGCGCTATGGTTACTTTATAAGTATTATACTAAATACTATACCCATTTGTCAAGAGGTTTATTCAAAAAATTTTAGATAGATTGAAAAAAATTTTTGGCCTAAAGTAGTTGACAATGTGCGGCGCAGGGCTTATTATACTTATTGTCAGTTGGACAAAAGCCTAAACAAAGGAGAACATAATGGCTAAGATTTCCGCGTTTGACCAGTACAAGGATGCTAAGGTTCGCCGTCAGCAGGTTGTTTATCTGCACGCTAATGGTTTTACTAATGACCAGATTGCTAAGATTGCGGGCTATGCTAAGAGCACTGTTGTCAACTATGTCAAGAAGTTTGCGGACTTGCTTGATAATGCTTGCAAGCTGTTCTTGAAGGTTACTAAGAAGATGCGCGAGCAATTTTCTCCGCAGATGCCTGAACATGTTGAGAATGTTTCCCGCGTGAAGGCTAAAGAGTCTCATTCCAAGGCGATGGAGTTTGTAGCTAAGAAGCGTGAGAGCAATCCCCAGGTTTCATTTGCTTACATTTTCACGTTCTACAATGAGAATGGTAAGCCGCTGTTTTTGAAGATTGGCAAGTCGAATGACCCGATTGAGCGTATGCGTCAGGAAGTCAAGGATTACCATGAAAAAGATGGTATCACGTCTTATGCTAAGATTGAAAAGCTGTTCGCACTGCCCAATGAGGATAGGGCATTGAGCTTTGAGAACGCACTGCGAGAGCATTACAAGAAGGATAGCATTGGCTATCAGCGCAATGACCGTTTTCTTGATAAAGGTTATTTGCTGAATGAGTTGAAGGCAGATAATTTTGTTCGCAAGTCCTTGAGCTTGAACGCAGCCTAAAAGTAAGGGGAGCTTTTTAGCTCCCCTTTTTACTACCCAAACAAGCCCTAGTTGATAGCTGCCAATTCCCTACGGGAATTGCCTGCTTGCTTCGCAAGCTGGAAAGCATCCATAGTTGGGCGAAAAATTTTACCACACATACACAGCAAAAGTCAAGGACTTTTTTCAAAAAAGTTTCTTCTTTTTTCTACTACCAATTTCCCGCAACCTAAAATTTTCTATTGCCTATTGCTATTGGACTATGGTATACTGGACTTGTCCAAAAGAAGGAAAGAAGGGAACTACAATGGAAGTCGCTATTCACGTTACCTATTTTGTTAATCTTGATGATGAGGACGTTGAAAAGATTGAAGCTGGAGAGATGAGCGCGGACGATATTGATTGGAACTATTACATTGGGGAAGCTTCAGAAATTGGCCTAGAATGTGTTGACATTCTCTAGTCTATTCCCTATAATGAACTTGTTCCAAGAGCAACCACAGTAAAGGAGAGTGCGGGACATGGATACTAAGAAGTACGTTGTAATGGTTCGGTATCATGGTACCAACGTTGACTATGTTATTCATCGTTCGTTTGTTACTGGTTTTGATAATGCTATCATGCTTTATCTGGACCTATACCGCAAGTGGGGTGCGGTCAAGGGCACCGAAGGTAGCCTGTCTGAATATGCTACCGAGAACCCGCCTATGGAGGACTGGTACAATGGCAGCGCCTATCAGGTAGCGTTCAAGTCCAAATAGCCGAGGGGAGCCGCAAGGCTCCCTAGTTGGCGGAAAATTTTACACCACCTACCTAGCAAAAGTCAAGAAGAAATTTGAAAAAAGTTTCTTCTTTTTTCCAGTTCCCAAAAGGCGCATGGTATGGTACAATGAAGTCGTAGACGAGGACGCAAGGAGGTCCAAACATGTTCGAGACTGATGAGATGGAAGACATGAGCTGGGAACAGTTCGAGGAGGAGTCGGGTTTCAACTGCTGGGAGGATGTTATGGCGGACTACTGCGGGGAGTAAAATAAAATAGGGCAGGGGTAAAATAACCCTTGCCCCACCCTTGCCAGTTTGGTACACTATAGCCGTAGGCAATTAATCCAAAGGAGTTTTAGTATGGATAAGATTACTGTTTACGCTGTTGTTGATTATGGTATTTCTTGCCCTAAAGATATTTTGACCACATTGCATTATTGCGTATCTCATCGTGATGCGGGTTCGTTTGCTATTTTTAATTCATACCATGAAGCGATAGAACATGCTAAAAGCTATCTGGATAGTGACACCCCTGAAATGGCAATTATCCCACTTGAGATTAATCCTCGTGAAGTTGCCCAAATATTTTCTAAGGTTGTCATTGAGAGAATTAGTACTTTAACTTTGTAAGTAAAATAGGGCGCTCTAAGCGCCCTATTTCTTATTCTAAGGCCTTTAATGACCTTGTATACCTATTTTGGCTAAACGGCCCTAGAATCGCCTCTCAGGGCCTCACAGGCATAAAATTTTGTGGATTGAGCCGCATAATCCGACCGAGTTGTTTATTTTATGTTTTCGCGTATTCACGCTCTCACAGTTTGACATTCGCCGCACACTATGGTATCATTGCTATGACTATCCAAGTATGGCCGTGGCAAATGTGGAGATTATGTGAAGATTTTCATTTTCTATTGACTTTGCTATTGGATCGTGCTACTTGTCCCAAAACCTACTATTTCAGTAGGGTATGTTTCACGTGGAACATCCAAGAGTACACAGTTATGAATAAATTATGAATAGCGGATTGTCGAGGGTGCGGGACTGGGAAACAGTTATTATTAATTACGTTGAGATTGTACCTATTGGAAGGAACACAGCAATGGCCAACTATGTTATTCTGGATACCGAGACCGCTCCGACCGTTGACCACAAGGACAACAAAGCCCACCCCGAGACGTCCCTTGTGTATGACTTTGGCTACACTATCCGTGATTGTAACGGCTGTGAGCTGGTAGGACGTTCCTTTATCATTGCCGAGACGTTCACCAACGTCCGCATGATGAATAGCGCCTACTATGCGGAGAAGCTGCCCCAGTATCATGCGGGCATGGGTGGCACGGATGATAGCGAATGGCGCGTGGTTTCATTCATGGAAGCCTGGCAGACGTTTAAGGCAGATTGTAAGCTGTATGACGTTAAGACCGCATGGGCCTATAATGCCAAGTTTGACCTCACAGCCCTGAATAATACCATCCGCACCTATTCTAATGGCTACGTGCGTTTTTTCCTCCCCTACAAAATGCAGCTGCGCGATATTTGGGACTACGCAAGCAACGTTACCGCTACCCGCAAGTATGTTAGCTGGTGCGTTGAGCATGGATACTTTACTGCCAGCGGAAACCCTATGACTGGCGCGGAAGTGGTTTACCGTTATCTGACTCAGGACGTTGAGTTTATTGAGCGCCACACTGCCTATTCAGACGCTTGCATTGAATGGGCTATCTTGAGTGCGGCCAAGCGCAAGCATAGCAAGACCCGACACAGCATGGGCCAAGGCTGGCGTGATGCGGCCAAGCTCTATCGTGAAATGTAATGGTTTCACGTGAAACATGGGGAGGGGTCAAAAGACCTCTCCCCTATTTTGTCAAGTATCCTCACAAAACAAACACAAAATCCCCATAGTTGGGCGTCAAAATTATACCACACGCCCTAGGAGTTTGTCAAGGGTAACTTTAGAAATTCTCAGAATTTTCATATTTCCTATAACCAAACATACGTTCGGGTGGACTTCAATTGAAACGCTTCAATTTTGAAACGCTTCAAAAGAGTTGTGGAAATTTTGTTTATTTTGACGAAACCTATTGACATTCGCCGACCATGGCGGAAAATTTGTGGCATTGCGCGAAGCGCAACGCCGAAGGCGAAGATTGTGTGAAGATTCTTCAAAACCTATTGACAAACAAAACCCGCTATGCTACCGATCCCAAATGTGGAGGGAATGTGGAGGGAAAAAAGTCGTTGACGTGGGGCGTGGGGTCCTGTATATTATTAGATGTCAGGAGGGGAAACAGAAGTACCCACCGCAACAGGGCGCAAGCCCAGAAAGGGGATGCCTAATGGCTACCTCCAAGTTCACCAACCTGTCCGCTCTCAACGCCGCTATCGCTCTCGCCAAGGGTGAGCCTTGCGAGGTTGACCGTGAGGTGCTGATTGCCAAGCTTGAGCACATGGCAGAGCAGACCGCCAAGACCCGCAAGGGTAGCGCCGAGTCTGGTCCTACCAAGGCTCAGCGTGAGCTGGTCGCTCTCACGGACGCTGTAGTCGCCAAGATGGTCGCGGGTCAGTCCTACGGTACGCCCGAGATTCGTGAGCTGATTGACCGCGATATGGTCCTGAAGTTCGCGGTGCCGTTTAACAGCAACGGCGTGGTTAGCCCGCAGAAGATTACCGCTATCATGGGCAACGCGGTTAAGCGTGGGCTTGTGACCAAGGGTGAGCCTGTCAAGGGTGCAGCCCGCTACGAGCTGGCATAGTCCCCAGGGGTAGGGCTTCGGTCCTACCCCATTTTTTTTGCTCGCATAAACCTACCTATCAGGTAGGAAAAGGATCGCCCCTCGATAAATCTACCTAGTCAGTAGGGATTGAACAGACGCGATCCTATACCTACCTATCCAGTAGGGAAATAGCACTCGCATAATCCCGCCCAAAAGTCAATAGAAAATATTAAAATTCACAAATAATTCATGAAATCTCCATAGTTGGCGGAAATTTTACCACAAACGCCCAGTAAAAGTCAAGAGATATTTTATGTTTTTTCACAAATTCACAAATAATCCTCAAACTAATTATTCATTTTGCCAGCTAAAGTGGCTATTTTATTCAGTTTTGATAACAAAAGCCCAGGAAAATAAACAGAAGTATTCATGTTTTTGTAAGAAAAGTTGTTGACACTGGCAGTGGTTCCGCTATACTAAAGATAGTCGGTAGTCGGGTACCTCGCAAATGGTTTTAGGCAAAATGCCTAAAACCTAGGTTGGCTTCGCCAACCAAATAGCGGACGGTCAGGGGCAGATAGGGGCCGTGATATTCAGCGCGCAAGCGGGCAGGTCAAGACAGGGAAATTGCAACAGCCCTATACCTACCACCGAACACATGTTCGCCGTCCTCGGCGGTAACCACCACCGCGCACCATATGGCAAATTTTCATAGAAATGGGCCCTATATGCGCCGTCCAAGAGCAAATCCTAAAACAATAAAGATGCTTTAGCTATCATACGCGGCACATCAAGGTGCTTTAGCTACCAAGCATAAGAATCATATAACTTTTTTTTTATATATAATAATACCCACACCATTATACCACAATTTTATATCACCCGTCAAATAAACTTTATTACCTAATTTAACTGCCAAAAAAAAAGAAGGCCGCATAAGCGACCTTCTATCTAAACTTTAGGCTTACGCTTCTTACTAAGCGTTAGCTCATATGTATCATCACCAAGTTCAAAACGAACTACACGTTCAAGATTTGGAATTGAAATATTTGAAACCTCAGTTGAACCAGACCCCGCACCTTCTACATCCAGAACCAGCCCCTCAAGACTATTCTTAATTTCAGAAATGAGAGTGCGTTTAGTATAATCAGGTTTGCGGACAGGGGTTTTACGTTTGCCAGCTGAAGCGGCTCCCCCTACTCGAACATTGGCTCCCTTAGCCTTCTGTGTCAGAGCATCGGCTTCCGCATTTTCAATATAATCATTATCAAAAAGCCACAGTTCAATTGCTTCTTTAGTAGTCAATCCCAGATTCTTTTTATTAGTGCGGATATAGTCATCTGGAATTGAAACTGTTTTTTCTTTACCATTGTCCGCAGTAAAAGTATATTTCAAAATAACCTACCCCGCATCATTAGTGTTTTGCTCTTGGAAAAAGGGGAGAGGGAAGCACATATCCTCTCCCCAATTTAAATTAAGCAATGGCGTAGAGCTTAAGAGCAGACTTCTTCTCAGTCTCAACCTCAACCATCTCGCCAGACTTGACAAAGTAACGGAAGGCCGCAGACACCTTCTGGGCAGAGACAACCTCACCCAGCTGGTCAGTCATGACCGCAGCCATCTCACCGCAAGACATGGGACCATCCACCTCAGCCATGAAAGCCTTCAGCTTCTCACGGAACTCAACAACCGCCGCAGAAGTCTTGCGGGCACGGGGCTTGGAGAGCTGGGCAATCTTGCGCTCGCAGAACTCCACAACCTCCATATCATCAGACATAACGTCCATGATGTGCTCGAACATTGCCTTCTGAGTCATACCCTTGGAAGTAGCCATTTACATTTTCCTTTCATTGCTTGAAGAACCCTTTGTCCCTCTTTGTTAACTATATTATATAATAACTTGGATGCGGCTGTCTAATAAATTATTTTTACCAGATGCTTCAGCTATCATCCAAGAGAGGGAAGTTTATCTCCTTGCCCTTTCTTTAATTATATTATACTATAATTGAAAACCAAAAGCAAAATGAAAATTTTAAAGTGAAAATTTTATGAAGGAAAATTGAAATTGAACTTTTTGAAATTGAACTTTTTTCAAAGTGAAATTGAACTTTTGAAATTGAACTTTTTATATCATCCAAGAGCCAAAACTAAAAGAGAAAAAGTAGGTGCGGCCTAAGGTAAGATTTTATATAAATGCGGGCCTAGAAGCATGAAATTTGGGCCTATCTCTATATGGCGGGTATTAGTAGACCTGAGACTATTCAACGGGCCAAATTTATGCTTTTGGTGAAGGAAAAAAAGAAAAATGTAGACGGCAGGTATATGGATGTCGCACCCAAACTTCGTTTGGGTTATACATTTTTGCTATATATCTATCATGACCATAGCTTTTATGCTCCACTCTCTAGTTTAGCAAGATGATTTTATATTCATAATACAAGATTTTCCAAACTCCATTTGGGTTATACATTTTTATTCTATACCCTCTATATCCATAGGTTTTATATATTTTTATCTATTTTACTAATATGATTTTATGCTTTTGATATAACATTTTCTCCAATTCACTTGGTTTACGCATTTTTAGTTATACAAGCTTGATATATATCTCTACCTGCCATTTTATTACCATTCACCCTATCCCGCATACAACATTTTATATCACCAATATAACATTTGCTAGCTAAAGCAGCTAACAGTACTTTACAACTCTGCCATTCTTCTTAGGCGCTCCCTAGCTCGCTCCGCGAGCAGGTAATTTGCGAAGCAAATTATCAGCTACCAATCTAACTCCCAAAAATCTAATGTATCATCTATTTCTTTCTTCTGCTTCTCTGTCAAATCACACTTCTCTCTTATCTCTTTAATAGTACTCTCATTCTTCTTATTAGTAAGAGCATCCTTCAATCCATCTAGAATATTCCTTATAGGTAATTCAACTACAGCTCCATCAGAAGTGTGAATTGGTCTAAGTTCATCTTTGTCCAAGACATGGACAAAGTTGTCCACACTCGCTTCACGAAGTGAATTATCCATATTGCCGTTTTCTCCGTCTGTACGTGAGGTATAGACGTGGCTTTCTTTGAAACAATTTTCAACTTTAGTTGAAGAATTGTGAGAAGAAAGCTCTATATTATTATTTATATTATCTATTATACTATTTATATTATTTCTCTGTACGTGACGTATAGAGGACGTCTGTACGTGAGGGATAGACGCGTCTATACGTGAGGGCACTACGGCGTCTGTACGTGGCGTATAGACGGAATTTTTATCTTTATTTTCTTTTTCTCCGTCTATACGTGAGGGCATGACGGAAGTTTCATAAATTTGATTTTTATCGTTATCAACCGTTTTATCTTTTTCGTCTATACGTGAGGTATAGACGGGATATTCTATAAAATTAAAATCATTACTATCACCAATAGCCACCAAAAAATCATTATCAATAAGATTCTGAATACCATTGCGATACTGTTTGACTTTGATACCATACTCTTTTTCTACGGCCGCAGCAGATAAATTATAATCATATCCATCCTTGTTTGCGGACATGTATAACCACATTTTAAAGCCCGCATCATTTAGAGTACGAGCCGCATATGCTTCTATATCTCTACGTCTCACTGTATATGGAATATTACCATCACAAGCTATTCTATGAGTAATAATTCTTTTTTGATTAGGGACTCTACCCATCCAAATCATGGTCAAGTATTCTAACCCGTTTGGTTGCTCCTGTTTTTCCGATTCTTTTCATAATAAAAACCTCTTTTCCATATGATTTTTATTTCATATACTACATTATCCAACACTACTTATCAATTGGATGATTCTTCATATACTCTATTGCGGCAATACGGCACAAATCACTCGGAGTAAAAGTGATACCGTCTTTACTCTTCTCTTTACAATAATCCAATATTTGTTGCTTCAATTCTGCCGATAAAGAAAATGTAATTTTGATTTGCCGTGGCATACTCCTCCTATCTTGTCTGTATCTTATATTATCTGATACCTCTTCTCTAATAAAAAAGGCTCCCCCCGCAAGGCAAGCCATATAGAAAAGAGGCGTTATTATAAAAAATAACGGTATTATATATAAAATTATTCAATATAAGATTTCAGACTTTTGCCCTTATTTTCTTATATAATAACATAAAATTTTCAATTAGTCAAGTAGACCCTTTGCCCGCAGCAGATCACACAATACCCACATAGAGTCTTTCACCTCTTGGAGAGAATCCATTAACTCATTGTACTCTTGGATAGTAATAACCCTATCCTTCAATTGATACTGCTTCCAATCAGTAATAGCATCTTTGAAACACGACCAAGCTAAACCACCAACAGCCGCACACAAGGCAAGAGTAAAAACTACAATCATAACAACAAAACAAAAAACTACAATAAATTGAGCTACAGCCATATAATACCTTTACATCAACTTATCAAAGAAACAATCAAGATAGTGCTCAAAATAAAGCCTTTGCGTACCATCCACACAGTTCTTATCCCAAAAAACTACACGAGATACAGGCCTATCATCCTTAGCATAAAAGAGTGCCCAAATATACTCATTATAAGGGTCATACTTAAACTCAACGTAGTATCCAAGAGGAAGATGAACAATATAAACATCCCGCACATTCATCTCCAGCTCCTCAAGACAAGTAGCAAGAATCGTCTCATAGGATGGAAAATCATAGTTGCCATTTTTCGCATCAATATACTCAATAATAGTATCAAGGTCACGAACAGCGTCATCCAACTCTTCTACGCCCTCAGACAGATACACAAAATCTCGCAGCTCACGCAGCTTATCAGTGTTGATATTGATGTCCATCATATTATGATTCCTCTCTTGGAATGTTGTTTCTTTTTCTTTACAATTATATTATATAACAATTATAAACCAAGAGACAACAAAGATATTTGGTTCAGTCGCAATTTCGCAGGGACGCTTCGCCTACGGCGCGCTTGCGCGTCAATTGCTCCTTTACCTATGCAATTGCAGCAAAGATGATTGCAAAAAGAGCAAAACCCAAGATACCAAAAATCAAATCAACCATATAATATTCCAATGATATTGCGGCCATTCGTTGGCAAATGCACCAATAGGCGCTTTAGCTGCCATTATACCTTATTTCTCGTCATAACCAAAGTGCGAGGAGAAAGAAAATAGAAAAGATAATGTCGCTACCAATAAACAGAAAAAAATGAATGAGATTTAGATGCATGACCGCAGAAACCAGCCACAAAATAGCAAAAACAGCCCATACAATCATAGAAACAACACAAAAATAAAACATTACCAATCTTCCTTGCGGCAAAAGTCATCAGCAAACTTGTCATAGTTCTCATGATATGTCCGCAGAACATCAAGGGTCATATCAGGTTGCCAGACAGGAAGAGAATACTTTACCTCAGTAGTCTGGTAATAAAAGTCAATATACCAGATACCAGCAGCACTCTCATGGAAGTTAAAAGTCCAGTCTTTATCACCAAAGCCAATACCATACTCCATATCAACAATGGTGTCAGATGCCCAGACCCAAGCTTGAAGAATGTCCTGCACATCAAACCAAGAGGGAAAATCTCCAATAGACACATCAAACAGCATATAACACTCCTTAGCGGAAACGATTCCAAATCACAAAGAAGATAACAGTCATGAATACCATTCCCGCACACATAGCAAGAAGGAAGCCATTAACTCCAAACTTATCATAAATCATATACCAAAGAATAGTGTCCATTAGTACTCCTCTCTTTTCTATACTTATATTATACTATAAGTATTATTCAAGAGACAAATTAATTATTTGATTTGCGGCCATTACAATGAACACACATGGTTTGATAATTATCAATATGATTGCGGCCACCCTTAGATTTGGGGATAATATGGTCTTTAGTCATAAGAATCTCATTACCATCATTGTCAAGACCATATAGATTAAAATGGTATGCGGCACCAGGTTGACCTTCATTTTGCTCTAGCCAAAAATACTGGCCCTCCATCCCGCAATCAACACAAGTCGTCCCCTTGGTGAAAAATAGCTCATATCTATCACTGTCCATCTTAACAGTAATATTGTCATCAATTTGGATTTTACCTTTTACTACAAGAGTGTATGGAATACCTTTGCGCTTACGCTTAAGCTCTTTGGTGGGTGCGGTTTCCCACATATGACGCACTTCATCAATAGAATACTTCTTATAGCGTTTCAACTACTGTTCCTCCAAAAGACATAGATATACTTATTTTAGATTTAATGCGGCCAAAATGTATAAAAAGTGCTTCACTATTCATCTTTTTGAATAGCAGACAAAGATTGGTCATACTTGTGAACCATATCAATAATCAAGGCATAAAGATGGTCCGCATCATGGGAAACATCTCCAGTGTAATCTTTCCACTTGATAGAATAATAAGTAGGAGCGCCATCCGCAATCACAAGAGCCTGATAACCAGTATAGGGATGGAAATAAAGCTCAATCTGCTTGCCAGACACCACAACACACGCAAAATGGTCATGAAACTGCTTGTAACCATACCAGTTACCACGAGTCAAACGATAAGCAACTTCATCAATGATTTCATCACAATGATAGATGGTGTAAGCCTTCTTAGTGGTGTCCAACATATTATCTCCTACGCCTATTAGTGTTCCTCTCTTTTCTATACTTATATTATATTACATTTACATTTCTCTCGTCTAATATATTCTTTTTCAATATCGCCTACCATACAAAATACTTCTGAAGAAGGATAAAGATTACAACTAAATGGTCCTCTATGAATCTCTTGATACTCTTGGAAAGCATAGCTAATCTGCCACATATAATGGCCATATGGATATGACCATCCGCCTTCAAGATATTTAGATGCTCCAATAGCAATCTTACCAGCATGAATAGTATCTACTTCAATATAGTCTCCCATATATTTTACAACACAATCTTTGCCAAAAAGATTATTAGACAATAAAGTAGAAATAATCTTTTGATTAGTCATTCTCTTCATCCTCAAGCAAAGTAGCTGCGGCGTTATATTCATCAAGAAGTTCATTAAGACGCTTGTCAAGGATTTTGATTGCTTCTGAAGTACGTTTTACTTCCTCGGCAAGTCTCTTATATAGTTCTGCCTGCTGGTTATAAACATCAATAACTTTTGAAATATGCTGCATTATTTCTTTCTTTTTCCGCAATGCAAACTCCTTTCTAATAACCTTTATATTATACTATAAAATCTACATATAGTCAATATATAAAGATATTGCGGCCCAGCGATGGCAAACGCCATCACAAGACCGCATTTTTATTATAGATAATTGTCTACAATATCTTTTACAATATTATGAGCAATTTCCACACTAGTATTGCCCGCATATCCACTCATATCAAATTGAGCAGTAACACCACTCTTTGCCCAAAAAGAAAATATACCATTGTCACTAGGCTCTAGAATAAAATCTGACATATCGGGATTTTCTTCTACATATGTGCCTAGCTCTTGGTAAACACAGCGAGCAACCTCTTCTTGCCATTCTACCATTACATAAGCTCCTTCGTAATCATTTCATAAATCTTAGCCGCATCATCAGTAGCGTTCCCAGTATAGTCATCATAATCGCAAGCAAAGATTTCTTTCCTATCCTTATCAATGCGAATACGATAACCATAAGCCGCGCCATAGGTGACTCCCACTTCTACTCCATCCGCAAAGCGGTCATATACACCATGGTAAGGGTCAAAAAAATCAGGAAGATATGTAAAATCATGGAGCCATTCACCAAGCATTTCAATAACCTGGTCCGCATGAGAAAGCTTTACAATCTTCTCCAGATACTTCTGCTCCAGCTCTTCCTTCTCAGCAAGAATGTCCGCAATTGCCATATCAGTTCTCCTCTCTTTGTTAATAATATTATACTATATTATTAACCCAAGAGACAAGATAATTTATTTATGAGACTCAATATACTTCATATACTTTTCTTTACCCTCTCGCCAAGCAATGCGTGCGGCCCAAAAATTTTTCCCCAAATCCTCTACCTGGTCTATCATAATAGGGATAAGAATCATAAATAGGCAGAGAAAAATAATTATGGTCATAACAACCAGTATAACGCCCAACTATATCTCCTAATCTACTTTTTCAAACTTTTTGGCATAATCAGTTTTGGTATTACCATCTTTATCAACCGCAACAATAAATTTAGGATTCATAGTGCGAATACGATAAATGGTATCTCCATTGATGTGTTTTACTTTATCGCCAAGACGAAAAGAATTGTTAGTTTTTAGCATCATCCAACTTTTCTCCCAACATTTCTAAAAAAGCATCAAAATCCTTATTACTTAAATAAGTGCGGGAAGGACACTTGGACATTTGCTTTCACTTATATGCTTCAAAGTCATCGAGAAATTCATCTACAGGGTCATCAAATTCATCAAAGATTAGCTTGCCATCATTCTCCGCAGCCCAGCGTTCTGCTTCCTGCTCCATAATGGCATCATCGTTCATATAATCCATCTATTTTCTCCTCTACTCGTGTGATAGCATATAAAATATCCAAGAGCAATTCACTATCCGATTGATAATATACAGAATGGAGTGCGGGAAATGATGTACCGCACTCCCCGCACTTACACTTTTTATACAATTCTCTGTCTCTTGGATATGCGGCGATTTTTCCGCAATTAGGACATTGAAGTTTCATTATAGAGTTTTGCCGTCACTATAGCCTTGCTCATAGCCACTGTTGTACCCTAAAGCCCAACCTTCATCATGCGCTTCATCGTGCTCGGCTAAACGACCATCGCAATCACCATCGTCATACCCAGCAGTATAGCCGTCATTGTATCCTGCGTCATAGGCCGCATCAAGGTCGGCTAGACTTCCCCGAGGAGTTGGCTTACACCATTTATGAAGCATTTCACCAAAAATATTAGTATCTTCATAGTAATGCTTACAAATTGCGGCCATTAGACCACTTTCTTCGGTAAAGGTGTCCAGATTAGAGCACTTTACACGAGTAATAGAGCCGTCTTTCCACCAAATAATGGTCCAAGGATTATCAAATTTTACTCGCTGAATACGATTGCGAAGATAGGTGTTGCGATACTGCTTGTTCCGCAGTTCCCTATCTTCTTCTCGTTTATGTTCCCGAGCAATTGTGTTAGGAGATTGCCAATAGTTCTGGATTTTATGCATGTCTTCATAGGTAAGAATCATTAGTGAATCTCCTTTGCGCTACCATAAGTTACAACAGTAACATCCGCAGGTTTGAAAATATGAGTAGCAATATCTTCTGGGTCAGTAGAAGAACAATATACGCTATGTTCAGGAAAATCTGGGTCACACGCCCCAAGAGAATTAACAACGTAATAATGGGACTGCCCATCTTTGACTTTATCAGTATAAACCTTATCGCCTACATAAATTTCTGCGTTTAGAGAATCATAGAACTTTTCAGCCATAATAAACCTTTCTAATCAGACCAAGGCTTGAATTTACCATCCATTGCGGCCTTGACCGCATCCTCATAACTATAATAAATATCAGTGATGCCGCAATGGTCGCAGGTAGCCCAATAGGTTGTAATATTGTTATCCTTATAAATATCAATAATACCAGCATTGGCGGCATCCCAATACTCCTTATCAAAGGGGTCATGAGTATACCACTCAACATCAATACGATGCCCGCATTTGCCGCAAGTAAGAGAATCAATATTGATATTCATACTTTCCTTTCTCTCTTGGATAACATTATATAACAATTATCATCCAAGAGACAAGTTAATGACAACAGGGAGAGTCCTCGTCCCACTCAAGACCAGGCGCATACCCTTCATCGCCTTCCGAAAGTTCAAAATAAGCATTATAATGTCGTGCGGTTTCACGATCAAAATCAATTTTATCATCATGATATTCCCGCAAAAGCTCCATAGTGAGATAATGTGTGAGTTCCCGCATCTCTTCATTGATAGTCTGACGGATATAGTCATAAGCATTATATCGTGTCATGGGGTTGCGGCGCTTGCCCCGTTCACCTGCCATATAAACCCATTCCTCTTGATGGCGGAAAAGGTCCCAACGCACACGGCGCATAATATTTTTTACCCAATCATTAGCCTTGGTATTCTCGTCAAAATAGGGCACCATCTCATGCTTCATAACATCTTCCATGCTACTGTCCTTTCGGGAAAGAAGTGCTGAATACTATCATCAAAAAGAATAGAGTTAATACAAAAATATATAAATCTTCCATTAACCAATCTCCATAACATGACCAATCACTTCATCACCATACTTCTTAGCCCGCATATTCACATCAATCTTGATAAGAGTTTCGAGTTCATCAAGGTTGCGGAAAGTAATGTCTTCACGTTCACTCTTGATAAAAGCCCCACGAGCTGCAGTAAAATAATCAAAACGAACATTAGCAGTCATAGTATCCAAGAGAACTCCAATCTTAGTAAAGCATAATGATTTCATCATCAGTAGCCACGCGCGGAACACCATCTTCAATACCATAAAGAAGATAGGCAAGGGTACCAGGCTCATAGCCTGCGATAATCAGCTCATGAGGAGAAAGGACATCCCGCACTTCACAAACAATGTTAGTAGAGAAGACAACAATGGAACCGACAGGAATGGTTACAATCTCGTCATCAAACATAGATTTCCTTTCTCGCTCAACTTCTTACAATTATATTGGTTGGCGTAGTCAACCTAGATTTTAGGCAGCTTCGCTGACTAAAACTATTATATCAAATGTTTTACACAGTTGTCTAAATATTTTATTAGTCCTTGAGGTATTGATCACAGTCAACCCATGAAGCAATAAAACAATTCTCTTCAGAGAAGTATTCATCAGGATATGGAATACTATGAAGGCAAATGGTTTCGTAAAGATAAACACTCTTGGGACAACCGTACTTTACCCAATGCTTTTGAACACGAGTAATCATCTTAACAAAAGATAGAGCCGTATCCGCGCTATTAAAGAAATATTGGCGAGATTCTTGGTCAAGATTATCAAGCTCTTCGTCATACCATTCAAGAAGTACAATATACATATAATCTCCTTTCAATTTCATTTGATTATATTATATCAAATTATTTTACTGATAGCAAAATTATTTTTGTATGCGGCCATTCTCTGTCAATGTCATCACACTCTTTTTCAGCAAATATAATAAGTAAAAAAGATAGTAGAGTTTATATGCTTTAGCTATATAAACGAATATCTATCTTTTTTACATATAATATATCTAAAAACTATATATATTATATCAGAATTATAGATATATTATATAGATATATATATTTTTTATATAGCTTCGCCAGAATCTCCTGCTTCTTATTATAATGGCATTTGCCGCACTTGTCAAATAAATTTTGTTTGCTTTGAATAAAAAATAATTTGACATATTATAATTGTTTTTGTTATTATATATTCAAATGTATTTTAATAGAAAGGAAAAGTATGAATGTAATGGATACTTATAGTGCTTATAAGGCTCGTAAAGCGGTAGAAAATTATAAAGAAGAAGTTGCGGCTAAAGCTCTTAAACACGCACAAGATTCAGAGCTATTTTGGTCTGTTACTGATGATATTATAAAGGCCGCACATCAAGGTTTTAGCATGATTGCCGTATATCCCGTTGATACCGCTCAGTATGATGAATACTATGATAATAATCCATCTACTCTTGGAACTACACTTCCTACCCAATTTACACCAGACCAACTTAATATTCTTCATGCTTTTGAACAGCTTGGTTATAAGGTAGTTCATACTGCTCATGCGGGTTATAAGCCTAAAAATATGCCATCTATGAACAATGGTGGTTGGGTTTATGATGTAAATACTATGACAATTAGTTGGTAAAAAGTTTTATTATCCAAGAGACTAATCTATATAGTATAATATAGTTGTAAACAACGAAGGGAGAAGAAATGACGAAGCCTACTTGCTATATCATGTCTGGTATTCCTGGTTGCGGGAAGAGCACTTGGTCGCGTAAGTTCACTGCTGAGCATGACAATATTGTTCAGGTTTCTCGTGACGAGATTCGCTTCTCCCTTCTCGCGGATGGTGAGGATTACTTTGCTCACGAGGACGAGGTGATTGCCACTTTCTATGCGGAAATCAATGAAGCTCTTACCGCAGGTCATGATGTGATTGCGGATGCTACTCATATCTCTGATAGGGCTCTTTATAACACCCTCAAGGCAATTAGGGCTGATTGCAAGATGCTTCTCGTGTCTTTTGATACTCCGCTTGATACCTGTATTCTTCGTAATCTTGCTCGTGAGGGTCGTGAGTGCGTTCCGACTAAGGTTATTGTGAACATGTCCAAGGCAAAGGAAAAGTTGGACAAGCATCTCTCTAGCGGTTTATATCGAAACCAGTTTGGTCTTTATGTTCTTCATGTTGGAAAGGATTGCTAAATTGACTTACGACCTCTCTCTTATCGCAGGTAGTATGGAATATCCTGATTCTTACAATGATAAGATGACGGTTGAACAGCAGGAAAATCTCATGTCTTGGTTTGCTACGCAGAACCGCATTTATAAGCGTGGTCTAAATGCGCAAACGTCTCATGATAGGGGAAGTTAAATTCTATGGTGAGAATCTGTGTAAGCGAACGCAACATGAGATTGATGTGGCTATTCACATTCTTGAAACAATTGGTATTTATGTTGGTTATTCTTGGGCGGGACATCGTGATGAATATTTTCTAATTACCGCGCAAGAAGCAGAGAATCAAGTAGATTATCTTTATGACCTTGAGGAGTAAATATGACTAACTATCGTTCTTATACTCATTTGGAGAAGCTTGATAAGGATGTTGTCAAGGATATTCTTCATTGTAACCATATTATTATACAAGCCAAACTGGATGGAAGCAATGCTTGTGTCTGGGACGCTGGCGATGGCACTGTTGCTTGCGGTTCCCGCAAGCGCAATCTCTCTGCCACTTCTGACAACGGTGGTTTCTACAATTACATCAATACCTCTACCGACCCAGAGGTAGGATTCTTGCGCAATTTCTGTAAGGACCATCCTGATTATATTGTATATGGCGAGTTCCTTGGAGTTCCTGGCCAGAAACTTCTTGGCACCATTAAGGATTATGTTGAGAGCGGTTTCTTCATCTTTGATGTGTTTGATGTTTCTACTGGCGAGTATCTTCCATATGCAACTTGGTCTAAGTTCTTTGAGGATAGCTATCATCGTGTAGTTCCTCTTATTGCAGACCTTGACCATATTCATTGTGGTATTACAATTGAGACTCTTATTGATGCTTATGCGGATAAGACTAACTTCAATATGCCCGATGGTATGCGTGGAGAGGGTCTTGTTATCAAGGCAGAGCCTTCTTATCGTGATATTTATGGTAATATTCAGATTGGTAAGATTGTTCTTGACGAGTTCCATGCCCGCAAGAAGCAGAAGGTTAAGGCTCCCGCTATGACTGCGGACGAGTGTATTAATGCTTTTGTTGAGAATTACTGCACTGCCGCATTTATGGCTAAGGAGCAGAATAAGGTAATGCTTGCTCTTGGAATGGACGAGTGGAAGAACAATGGTAAGTGCATTGGAATGACAATTCAGGGTTGCCTGAATGAGCTTATGCAAGAGGAGTTCTGGGACTATTTTAAGAAGCATCTTGTAGTTCTTGACCTTGCAGCTCTTAAACATGCAATTGAGATTAAAGTTCGCAAGTTTCTTGGTCTTATTTAGTTTTAGGAGATTGTCGCTTGACAGTCTCCTTTTTTTATGTTATAGTAAAATAAAGTTATAATCCAAGAGAAAGAAACTATATGAAAATCAACAATGTAAATCAAATTGCGGAATATCCTGAAAATTATGATTTTATTCCTGAGCTAACGCAAGATAAAATTCTACTTTATATGAACAAAGCACAACTCAATGCTGAACGTTATTATCTTTTACATATCCAAGAGCCAGATAAAAAAGAAGCATATCTAAAACTATATAATCATGAAATGGATATTCTCGCTGGCGCAAAAAATATATTATCTATTCTTGGTATCAAAGTAGAATATAATTGGTGCGGCAATCGTGAATGGATTCTTGCTACTAAAAAAGACGCAGAGGATGAACTAAATTATAACATTTCAGAATGTTATCTAAAACCTAAAGAGCTTTATGCGGGATGGCCTAAACCTAAAGAAGATAAGAAAGAAGTGCTTGTCAGTCCCTCTTTTCCTATGATAAAATAATATAAAATAGAGAAAGGAATGATGTAATGGCATATCTTATTTATGGTAAACGCACTTGTCTTGTCAATGGTGGCGGTCCTGATAAAAAGTTTGCGGCACTTGATGCAAAAGGTCATCGCGTAACTAAACTTGCTGACGCTATGTCTTATGCGGAAAAAGAAGATGCTCAAGCTATCATTGATAAAATGGGCCTTGATGGCTGTGAATTTGAAATCCGCAAGGCTAAATAATGTATAAATATCATGGTCCTAACTGGACTTATCATAATTATATACCAGAAGAAGATATTGAGCTTATTGATGGTAAAACTTATAATGTTGAAATTCATACAAATGCGGAACAAATAATTATCAATGGAATCCCGCATGAAACAGAACCTTCTGCCTATATCGTGGCCTTTGAAAGTGGCTCTTGGATTCCATATATGCCGCATAGGATATGGAAGCATTGGGAGAAGGTTTGATAATGGGATTGTTTCAAAAATTCCTTGAGATTGGGACTGCTAAAAACTATTATAAAGATGCAGTTGTAGCTGAGTTTACTGACGAGCATGACTATCCTTATGAATATAAAGGTGTATCTATGCCTAAAGGTAGACGTTTTCCTCTAAAGATTTTTTCTGAAAAGAATGTAGCTTTTTATGATGTAAATACTGACACATGGTACCAACTTGTTTATGCCCGCACTTTTCGTGACCATTGGAAAATTGTAGGCTAATATGGAAAGATACTATGCTGAATACACTGCTTCAAAAGCACAAGAATATAATCATCTAATTCTAAAACCAGAAGCTATCTATAAAGTTATTGTATTAGATAGTGATGGTGATACTTTGTATGTGTGGGATGGGCAAAAATATGAAAAGCTATATTATCCATATGGCTATTCACAATATTGGAAGTTATTCCCTTGGATGCGGAACTAACCTACGTTAGATTATATTGTAATAAATGTGGTAATATGTTGTGCGGAGTACATCCAATAGGCAGATGGATAAATATAGATGCGGAATTACTTGGGTGTACTCGTGGTGTTGATGAAGATTTGGCCGCACAATATGACCACATGAAAGATGAAGTATTGCCTTTTCTACATATGAATAAAAATATAGAGCACAATAATGAAATATATGATGAATTAGAATCAATTGAAAATAAAATATATGCCGCACCTCTTGGAGTTGTTTTAGACGAAAAAGGTAAAGCTAAAAAATAGACTCTTTTCAATAGATATATTATTTTAGTATAATATATTTATATAAGAAAGGAGCCTATTTTTATATGCGTAGTAAAACAGAACTAATTGAATTTGCTAAAAACAAATTTAAATCTTTTTCTAATTTTGATAAGAGTTATTATAGTACCTATTGAATGGATGATGATGAAGAAGATTATGAAGATGCTTATGAGGGTCTTTATAGTATTCTTGATAATGTAGACTGGATTGCTCATGGCGTAACTAAACTGGTTATTGCTTTTAAAGATGAACCAGATTATGTTTTCAAAATTCCTTTTCGTGGCGGCAAAATGGTTGATTGGCAAGAAGACCCCTGCGATTATGTAGATGAAGATTATACATATCTATATTCTCATGCAAATAAATATGAAGAAGAATCTTTATCTAATTGGGATTATTGTCAAGTAGAAGAATACGTGTATAACCAATCTGTAGAATGGGAAGTAGAAGATTTATTTGCAAATACTTTCTTTCTAATGCAAGATTGGAGTCTTGCGGAGGACCGTCCTTTTCGTATTTATGCTTCACAGAAAATAGAAGAACCTGGTTTTTATGAAATAAATAAAGCTACCTCTGACAAAAGCCGCAAAGAAGCTTCTAATATTTGTAAGCGTTCTAACGAATATCGTATTAACGATAGGATGTTAGCCGCGTTTGTTGAAGATTATGGATATGGGGTTGCTAGTCAATTCTTTGATTTTATTGCTGCGCTTGATGTGCGGGATTTACATGGAGATAATTTAGGCTTTGATTCAAATAGCCATGTCAAAGTTTTAGATTATAGTTCATTCAATTTAGAAGATTTGTGTTAAAAAATAATTTGACTTTTAGAAAAATTTTATGTTATAATATATTCTAGAAAGTCCAAGAGAGAAAGGATTCTCATATGAAGGTTACTGTTATTGAGCATGAGTATAAGCTTGATACTATTCCTTTTGTTGAGGATGAAATGGCAATTATTGATGGAGAGGATATGGTTATGTTTGCTCACCATTACTGTATTGTTGGTGCCTGTTTCTCTGGCGCGCATTTTATCTCTGAAACTTTTGATTCTTATGATGATGCGGCTGATGTATTCGCAAAGTATTGTGCAACCGTCCGTTATTTTGATGGGGGTACCTGCACACTCTATGAGTGCTCTATTGACGATTGTGAAATCGTTGACAATGTTTGGATTGCATAAAAACTTACAAAACTCGATGACCCGCATCCAGCACCTTCTGCGTGTATAGTTTTGTAAGTTATAAAGGAGAGGGCGCGGTTCGATTCCGTGTGAAAAAGGTGTAATAGGGCATACTCCTAATAAAAAATTTGACAAAATAAAATTTTTTGTTATACTATAAATATAGAAACTTGTGATGGGTTCTATCTTACTTCAGGTTGTTAGCCCGTGTGTTGTTGGTTCGAATCCAACTCTTGCTTGAATCTTTTCGTGTTGCTTTGTCTTTCTAGTAAATGAGGGCAAGCGTTGCTGCCGCCTGCCCTTATCCCCTATGATTCAATTTGCTTTGTTAATCGCGCACCTCGTCAACGCCACGTATAGTGAAGTTGCAAGATAGCTCAATGGTAGAGCAACGATTTTCAGATAGACCAATATTTCCAAGTTTCTTATACAACTAAATAAGCTCGTGATGGTTTTTTGTTTACTTCTAATTGAGGGAATAGCTCAGAGGTTAGAGCGCTACGATTATAGTGTTAGAGGTCTTTTGGTTCGAATCCATCTTTCCTCGTTATCGCAAAAATATCATTTCCAAGCTGTTATATAGATGCGTGATAGAATAAGAGTTACTTCGCAAAAGTTATAAATTGCTACATTTTTCACGGCTTTTATTAGTATATCCGCGTCGCACAATTGAATAATCAAGTGATGGAGAAAGAGTTACTTCGTATGGAATTTTAAAAAATATATTATTAGCTCTTTCTATTTGTTTCCTTGGAGGTTTTCTATTGTCTAAATTCAACAAGAACATTTCTACTCAAATGGTTGACTCTTATGAGGGCGGTAAAGTCTTTGAGAAAAACCCGCTTGAAGAGTGGATGAATACCCTCTTTAGTTCTTATCTTACTGATAAGTTTTATGAAAATGAGGATACTCAGACTACTCGTTTTATCGAGCTAACTAATCAAATTATTGCTAAGTATGGAGCTTCTTTTGCGGCTAAGGCTGCTGTCTTTGCCCGCAAAGAACTTGGTATGCGTTCTGTATCTCAGCTCACTGCGGCTATTCTTAATGAATACCAGTTTGAAAATAAGCGCCATTTCTTTTCTCAGATTGTAAATCGTCCTGATGATATTGCGGAAATTTTTGCCGCAATTGAAGCTTTTGATGGTAAGCGCTCTCATGCTACTGTTCGTGGTTTTAGTGATTATCTTTCTTCTCTTGGAGATTACCATATTGGTAAGTATAAGATGAAGGGTAAACAATATAATATGTTTGACCTTATCAATATTACTCATGCTCATAGTGAGTCTATTGATAAGTATAAGGCTGGTACTCTTGAAGCTCCCGATACTTGGGAAGTTAAAATTAGCACCAGTGAGGATAAAGACCAAGAGTGGTGTCGTCTTCTCCAAGAGGGGAAGCTTGGTTATCTTGCTCTTATTCGCAATCTAAATAATATTCTTGAAGCTATTGATCCTACTAAGTCAGGCCGTTTTGATGACGCTATTGTTTATGATTATCTTGTTCCGCAAATTACGAATGTAGATAAGATTCGTAAATCTATGGTATTCCCTTATCAGATTTATAACGCTTATCGCAATCTAAAGGTTCATAATTTTCTAGTTATTGCGGCTCTTGAAAAGGCTTTCCGCATTTCTTGTGATAATATGCCAAAATTTGCGGGCAAGACTGCTATTGCTCTAGACGTTTCTGGCTCCATGCGCAGTACTATTTCTCCTAAGAGTGTTATTTCTCTAAAAGAAGTGGGTGCTTGTTATGGGATTGCGATTTGGTTAAATAATCCTGATGTTGATATTATCAAGTTTGGTGATAATGCTAAGAGTGTCAATCTAAATCCTCTTGATAATGCTTTCTCTTGTATTGAGAAACTTGTTGCTAATGATGGTTGTGGATTTGGTACTGATATTGCTCCTGCTTATGAAAATTTTCTAAATCATAATTTCTATGACCGCATTTTCCTAATTAGTGATATGCAAATTATGACTAGTACTAGTGACTACTGCTGGTATTGGTATGGTCGTGGCGATTCTGGTAGTACCTATTTTAAAAAGTATTGTGCTAAATATGGCAACAATACTCATATGTACAGTTTTGATTTGGCGAATTATCATACCCAGACTGATAATCCTAATAATCCAAAAGTGCATCTAATGACTTCTCTTACTGATAAAGTTGTTAGTATGATTCCCTATGTTGAAAATGGAGAAAAATTATTTGATTTAATCAATAGTTATTCTTATTAGAGTTTTCCTTTCTTTTTTGTTAGCTCCACCTGCCACATACCCAGCAGGTGGGGCATTTTTTTTAGACAAACGTTAAATAAATATTGTATAATATAATAGTAATGAGTTGAGAGGAGAAAAATATGACCAAGGATTTCGTTGATGCCCTTCGTGCCAATCCTTATGTGCGCGAAAAGGAGCTTGGAGATAACATTTCTTCGTTCAATTTTACTAATAAGGCATTTTGGAAGGGTCACTGGGATAACGAAACTGTAAAGGCTCGTGGTCTGTTTATTGATACCAAGAGCAATAAGATTGTAGCGCGTGGCTATGAGAAGTTCTTCACTCTTGCGGAGCATGAGCGCATGGGTTTGAATTACCATATCCAGTATCCGCTTGCCGTTTCCCGCAAGGAGAATGGTTATCTCGGTCTGTTCTCTGTTTTGGAGAATGGAGAGCCGTTCTTTGCATCCAAGAGCACCAATCAGGGCTGGTTCGCAGAGGAGTTCGAGCGTATTCTGCGAGCTAAGCTTGGCGCAGAGTTTGATATATTCTGTGATATTACCGCAAAGAATGGTGTAACCTTTGTCTTTGAGGTTATTTCTATGGAGGATAAGCATATCATCGGATATAGTGAAGATAATGTAATTTTGCTTGATGGTATCAAGAATACCATTGAGCCGCACTATCTTGATTATGATGCTCTTGGAGTAATTGCAGATTATTTTTATCTTGATGTGCGTTCTGAGCCTGTTATTCTTCACAACGACATTGAGCTGAAGCAACTGGAGCAGTTTGCGGACGAGGATAAGACCGAGGGGTTTGTGGCTCGTGACGCAAATGGTTTTATGTTTAAGTATAAGTCTTATTATTATCGCTATTGGAAGAACTTGCGTGGAGTAATGCAGCAGCTTTGGGCTGGTAAGCAGTCTGAGAATATTTCTCGTTATGAGGAGCGTTGTATGGAGGAGATTCACGCTGCTATTTTGCCGCATTGGGTAAACATGATGAAGAAGGCCATTGATGATTGCCCGCACATCTTTGATTATCAGGAGTTTATGTATAATAACTATAGCAATGAAATTCATGATATTCAGTAGCTCTATAAATATAGTATAATATAATTATAGAGTTGAGGGAGAGAAAGGAAAACTCTTATGATGGTTTCTTATCAGGCTGCTGTTGTTCGTATCGCTTCTGAGTTCTATTTTGATGATGTGGCTCTTGCAGAGCTTGGTGAGTCTGACCAGGCTGTGCAGACCCTTTCTTTTGTTTATGGTGTGCGTGCAGAGCGCGTGTGTCGAGATATTGAGCGTGCTCATCGTATTCTGGTGGATGGTGACTAATGCTTCATTTTGACATGTCTATGGATGTAAATAATATTATGCCACTTGCTCTTCTTGAAGAGAAGGTTGACAGGTGTTATCAAGCTATGGAAGATTATTATAATTATAATGGGGGTCTTGGGATTCACATTTTTGAAGATTATTTGGAAGAGTATGATATTGATATTGATTCTCTTCCTAGCGATATGGCGGGTAAACTTTATACTTTTTTGTAGACTTTATGGAGGTGTCAATTTATTTGACATCTCCTTTTTTATTATGATATAATAATATAAAACATATAATCAAAGAAGAAAGGATTACTGTTTTGAATTTGTATGATAAACTTTCCACAGAAGATAAACAGCTAATCAAAGATTACATTTGCGAATATAGCAGAATAGATAATATTCCAAATCTTGAGAATACTCTCCAAGAGTGGAGTAAAAATAAAAAAACTCTATATCGTGCTTTGGGTAATCGGTTTAGGGTTACTATTCCTATCCAAGCCACTGGGGATAAACAAAAATTGTTCCGTAGGCTCCAAGATAAATATAAGATTCCTGCTTTTTTTTATGATTACTTTCATGCTAAAACTCCTATACAAAAAAAGAATCAACATGTCTTTATTTTTCAATTGATGGAACATTTTCATGAATTAGGAAAGCAGAATCCAAATTTTTCTGATAGCCTTTATGACCTCTCCCGCAATCTTCAACATATTCTCTCTTGGCCAAATATTTTTGCGGGCCATATTGCATATTTCCCTTATTCTTCCATTACTTATAATCATAAAACTTTAAAATTTAATGAAGGGGTTAAGCCTTTGCGGATTTTGCGCAAGGTATTGAATTTTATTGAATTTCCGCATATGGAATCTTTTGAGAAGTTTTGTAATGATATTAGCTATGAGCTAACTAATAAAAATAATACTATTACAAATCTTGTATTTAGTATTCATCCAATTGATTTTATGACAATGAGCCACAATACTTGTAATTGGAGTTCTTGTATGAATTGGAATGGCGGCTGCTATTCCAATGGAGTACTAGAAATGATGAATAGTAATGTTGCAGTAGTAGCATATATTGAATCATCTGGACAAGATTTTGAAGTTAATGGACATGAAATTCCTAATAAGTCTTGGCGTTGTTTGTATTATGTTCATAAAGATATTATTTGTTCTGGTAAAGCGTATCCTTTTGGTAATGAGGTTCTAGTTCGCAAGGGGCTAGATGCTCTGGCTAAACTTGTAAAGAAAAATTTGCATTGGACCTACCAATATAAGAATCAGCAATACTTTGATATGTGCAATTTTGGTCGCAACGAAGATGCCCGCAATTGTATGCGAGGTCATGGTAATACGCACAATATTGTTCTTTATAATTATGCGGCCATGTATAATGATTTTGTTCATGATCATGAAGAATCTTACTTTTGTTATAGAAATTGGGTTCCTAAGACTTTAAAACTTTGTGTATCTGGTCCCGCTACTTGTGTCATTTGCGGGAAGCCTATTACTCCCACTTCTGAAATTCGTGATAATTGGGATTGGGAAGATAATGATTTTGAAGCTCGTGGTAGTGAAAAGGTTTGTATAGCTTGTAATTCTGTATATTATAACCATTTTACTAATTCATTTTATATAGAGACTCCATTACATAAATGTACTGTTGTTGACTTATATCGTGTATATGATTGGGGTATGTCAACATACAAGTATACAGCACATCCCAAAACAGTTTCTATTCCCGCAATTGATAGTGATTTTCTTATTACGCCAAATGAAAAAATGCCAAAAGAAGTTAAAAATTTACTTGCTAAAACTTGTAGCCTTTTTTCTGTAGACAGAATTATTTTTTCAATTGGTATTGGAAATGGTAGTAACAATGCTATTTTTAGATTGCTAGTAGACCACCAGTTTGGTAAAAGTATTGATGAAGTAAAGCAATATTTTAATTTTGTGAAAGGGGAGTATATTGAGCAATTACCAGTTAGCGGTTCCATATCATTATAACAATGATGATACTAACTCTATGGCCGCGGAGTTCAATATTTTATTTTTTCAATCTCGCAACAGAGTAGAAGATTTGATTGAATTTATCCAAGAGTACAAAGATAAGCGAATCAATATTAGTTTTCCAGAGGGTATTCATATGCCTACTCTAAAATCTATTTATGCGGTCAGTAAGAACATCTATGTGCGGCTTAAGGCTACAGACATGATGATTCTACCAGACCTTCAAGAAGCTCATATGAAATATTTCTTTGATGCCAGTATGTCTGTGGGAAATTATACCAATTTAGATGCGTTTATTCGTCTCGGGGTTTCAGATATTTATCCTGTTGATGATTTGTGCTATAATATCAATGAAGTAGCAGAATATTGCCATAGCAAAGACGTTAGATTGCGTTTGATTCTAAATGCAATTCCCTCTACTTCATTTGATAAAGGTATTAATCCACGCTCTTCTATCTATCGCCCGCAAGATATTGATTTACTAAATAGGTATTATGATACTTTTGAATTTGATTGCGGAGAGCCTTATGATTGGGCCAAGTTTGGAGTTCTATATAAAACTTGGTTTGAACGTAAGGCTTGGCATGGACAAATCTCTGAAATCAATGAAGATGTCCATATGAATTTTCATAATGATACAATTTATCCAAATCTGACAGATTATAAGATTGTCTGTGGCCGCAAATGTAATCAACGAATTGGCAATTATTGTAAAAAATGTGAGCAGTGGTTAGAAATTGGTGAAATTTTTGAAGATAAACGCATAAAATTTGTTGACAAATAAAGGGCAATTTTATATAATAATATATATGTGATTTTGAAATAATATTATATATCTTTTTGAAGTGTTCTTCTTTATAAAGGAACAAGAGGTTTATACCAAATGAACATAATAAAAAAGAGAACACCAAAATTTCTATCTGCAACTTGTCTAAGTTTTGCGTTAGTGCTGGGGGTTCCTACGCCTGCGGGCGGGGAACCTCTTTCTTATGATTTGGCAACTGTGCCGCGATTTGCTCAAAAAGAAAAAGAACCATTTGTTGATACTCTTGGACAACTCCAAGAACTACATCAAACTAAAGAAACTATCCAATCTATCATAGAAGATATAAAGATTAATTACAATGAATATCTTTTACCTGGGACAGATAATCTTTTAAATAATTATTTAGAAGATATTAATTCTATGATAGATGAAGAAACGCTTCAAAAGATATACAATGATTGTAATATAATTTATGAGCAAATAAAAAAATCAAAAGAAATTGACGATATTAAAAAACGCGAAGCTGAGTTAGCTGTAATAGGGAGCAATATTCAAAATGCCGCATATAATACAAACTATTGTGTTAGAAACATGTGTGCGGCCTATGTTAGTTATGTCTTTCAAAATGCAGGATATAACTATATAGGTGGAAATGCCAATGATATGTATTGGCAATATTGTAACCTATCAGATAGAAATGCTATAAGAGCTGGAATGATTATTGCTGTAGCAAGTCATGATTTAACTGACATGGGTAGACGATTTGGCCATGTCGGTGTTGTAGTCAAAGACGCTAATGGCAATTTTCTAGTAAGAGATAACGTGGGTTGTCTTAGAGACGTTCCAATAGACCAATGGATTGAAGATTATAATGGAATAATGGAAGTCCGTTGGGGTTGGGCTATTCCAGTCTAATAGCAAAGAACTACAAGGAGTGATTTTTATTTATAAAACAAAAATAGCAAAAGCTGTATGCGGCTTGGGCGTTGTTAGTGCATTGGGTTTAGCTAGTGCGCAAGTAAATATTCCTATTCCCGCATATGCTGAAACTACCAAAGAGGATAGTATTGCCAAAAATTTTGGTAAGGCTTTAGTAGATCCAATCCAAGAGACAATTGAAAGTCAGTATCCATACAAAGCAGAAGGATATTATAATTTATCTGATTGGTTATCTGCTGTCAAAACTAAAACTCAAGAGCTACAAGGTAAGATTAGTGAATCCCGCAATTTAGAGTTTTTATATGATGAAGATATTGCGGCACTAGACAACATAGAAGCTAATATCTCTAATGCTTTTTCTCTAGTGACTCTTGGAGAATATGAAAATACTATCAATAGCATGTTTGATAAAAGTGCGGCTAGACGTGCTGAAGCTGAAGCAGCCGAGAAGAAAAAAGCTTTAGAGCAACAGCAAAAACAGCAATCTTATAGCTCATCTTCTGGTGGATTAACAAAATCTGGTGGTGTATTCAATTATAATGGCAGACGTGAAACATATTACTCTTCTCGTGTTTTATACCATTATCGCACACCAGAGTGGTGGGTTGATGGAGAAGGATTTTACCGTACATCTGAAGGTTATTATGTAGTTGCCGCATCTGATATGTCACAAGGAACTGTTTTCCAAGGTAGCAAAGGTATGTGCCAAGTATTAGACAGCGGTTGCGCCGCAGGAACTACGGATTATTACGTGTCTTGGTAGTTTATTGTGTCTTTTAATAAGGAGATAATATGTTTCAAACTTCTAAAAACCAAGTAGATAATTTAGTGAGTCTTTTGGATGGTTATTTTGATGGAGAATCAGGAGGTCATCACCTTAATGTAAATGTATTTACCAAGGAAACTTTACTTGAAGCTCAACAACATCCTGAAAAATATCCTCAATTAACTGTTAGAGTTAGCGGTTACGCTGTGAACTTCCATGATTTGACAAAAGAGCAGCAAGACGAAGTTATTTCAAGAACTTTTCATTCTTCTATGTAAAATATTTTTGACATTTGATTTATTTTCTTATATAATATTAGTATAATATAAATGAGAAAAGGAGTTTTGAATGTTTGTAAAAGATTCTAAGGATATGGGTGTTCAGTTTAATACCTCTTTTGTAGGTAATGATATTGATGGCTATACCGCTGGTGCGCATCTTGTAACTTCTGATGGCCTTGATATTTCTAATGAAATTAAGGGCGATAATGTTGAAGATGCTATCCAGAAGCTCATGGCTGGACTAATCAAAGAAGCACTTCTTACTAAGGTTGAAGATAAGAAGGAAGAGCCTAAAGAAGATGCTAAGACTAAAAAGGTTCGTGAACTAGAGGATAAACTTCAAGTTCTTTCTGAAGAAATTGAGGAAGTCCATAGTCGCATGAATGAGCTTGAAGACCGTTATCGTGACCTTGATTCTGAGTATAATGCTGTTGAAGATGAACTTGCGGACAAGCTTGCTACAGGCAAGGGCGGCACTAAAGCTAGCTATGCTGAGCGATTCAAGAAACTAACAGATTATTATAATCAATAATTTTTTTGACAAAAAGAAATTATTTATGTTATAATATATTTAGTGTTGAAAGAAAAAATAAAAAGATTTTTTCTGGTCAAAAAATTATTATTGACATAATATAAAAATTATGTTATAATATTAAATGCGGGCTGACTTATCCCTGGTGACGAACTTAAAGTTAAGTCTATAATTATTTACTTGCAAGAGTGCTTGGCCCCACTACAAAATGGCTGGTGTCTGGTAGCCACGGTAAAATCTCCAAGTACAATTAAATATTTAATTCCTGTAATAAGGTCATTGGTATTTATCTTGATAGTGCAGGTTCGAATCCTGTCTTGGGGTCGGGAGAACCACTCTGAGTGCCGCAAATGGAAAGACGGTCAAGACAAAAATAAATCCAATATGTAAGCCATTAGTTGCAGATAATGGTGAAAGGTTCCCAAGGCTGCTGACGAGCATGTTGGGTCTGAAATAACGGGTGCCGTATGTTGTGTGAACATATAAGCCCAGTATTACTACCGTGTGTAGATAATACCCTCTGGAAAAGTATGCCCACTTCCACACTCCCTTAATTGTAATATTTTTCCTGATTTTTAAAATTAGTGGCTTATCCAAGGCTATGTAAAATATTCTAGAAACTATTTTATATCTTGAAATGCGATAAGCCTAATATGCACCTATAATTCAATTGGCAGAATAGCTGACTTGTAATCAGCCTATGTGAGTTCAAGTCTCGCTGGGTGCTCCATGGGAAACTATATTCTCAACCTGCTCGTGGTGTTTCCTGCTTTTACTGATAGAGAATAATTTTATAGCAAGGATAGTGTATCTCCTCCTTTCGTTGTTCGTGTTATTTCCCTTCTCCTTGCTATAGCTTAGCTGCGGCCTTGAACCGTATGGTAAGCAAAACGTACCTCTGCGAAACGTGAAAGGATTGGTTAGGCTCTCATCCCGATAAAGGCCAGCGGAGTATATCGCAGCTCTGTCCGCAATCTGGTTTATAATTTTTATTTGCCTTTTGGTTAAATAAAATGTTATAATATATTTATTGTCCAGTACTGGCGCAGTTGGTAGCGCACTTGTTTTGGGAACAAGGGGTCGAACGTTCAAGCCGTTCGTACTGGACCATGGCCGCATCGTCTAACGGTTAGGACGCAAGCCTTTCAAGCTTGTAATCGGAGTTCGATTCTCCGTGCGGCTACCATAGCGACATAGACTAATTGGTAAGTCCCTGGATTTTGGTTCCAGCGCCGCAAGGCATTTCAGGTTCGAATCCTGATGTCGCTGCCAGCTTATTATATAGATAGGCTACATAGGGAGTAGCTACCCTATGGAAAAGTGAATATCCACCACCTGCCTATCTATTTTATATTAGTGGATAGAAAGAGTGGATAAAATGCCTAAATGTATTATTTGTGAAAAAGATTTTAGAATTAGACCAAATGGTAAAAAGGGTGGAAATAATCGTCAGATTTGTTATGAGTGTTTACCAGAAGGTATTGAGACAGCGAAAGATAGGTCAAAAGCTACAAATTTTCTTATTAGTCAAAAACTAGAAAAAGAAAAAATTACTCGTGGCTGTGACATATGCGGTTATAATACTTGTGGTGCTGCGCTAGAATGGCATCATCCAAATGATGATAAAGAATATTCTCCCAGTAGAATTGGTGTTTGCAACTGGGAAACCTTAGAAAAATATCGCAAAGAAACTCAAAAATGTCAATTGTTATGCTCTAATTGTCATAGAGAAATTCATAATAAAGATTATTGGAAAGATTATGTTTTACCAAAAGGCAGTAATCAGAATGAAAAGTTTAGACAAGAAGTTTGTGATTATTATAAGAAAACTTTGAGTATGAAAAAAACTGGAAAACATTTCAAAAAAGACTATGAAGCAATTAGGAACATATTAGAATATTGTAATGTTGAAATAAACAAAGAAGATAATCATAAATCTGTTTCTATGATAGATTTAGAAACTAATGAGGTTATTAGAACTTTTTATAGTTTAAGTGAAGCTGGTAATTTTTTGAATAAGGGTAAAGGCGGTGCGGCACATATATCGCAAGCCTGCTCTGGAAAAAGAAAAACTGCTTATGGATATAAGTGGGAATGGAAAACTTCTTAGATTATAAAAATTTTCTTTTCAATAGATTAGAAAATATATTATAATAGTTTTAACAACAAGGTTGTTAAAACCTAGGTTAGCTACGCTAACCAATATATTTAGATACAGTGTCGGGGAGAATGACCTCTGGTAGTGGTTCAAGGCATCAGCAATCTTGACTAGACTGGAACGCTGGGTTCGCTACCGCAAGATAATGCGTCTTGTATCATCTAGTTGTTGATTATAAAATTTTATTTGACAACAGATAAAATTCTATGATATACTGATTTTAGTTGGCAAAGCCAACTAAAACCTAGATTAGCTTCGCTAATCACTAAATAGAGTCAAAGGAGCCATGCGTGGTTCTGAGATTAGTGGTCGGGTATCAATCATGCGTGGTTAGATACTATATGGATAAGGTTTCCCTTCCACGATTTTTATAGCGGGCGAGTGAAACGGTTTCCACATCAGTCTCATAAGCTGAAAACAGCGGAGTTCGACTCTCCGCGCCTGCCACCAATGGTTGTAAAAATAAACTTGACAAAGTTTATTTAGTATGATATAATAAGAAAGGAATTGTTATGACTTACTCTCTTGCGGCTCTACGTGAGCGTAAAAACATTATTATGAGCCGAGGTAAGACAAGCGAAGGAACTGGCGTTCTTCGTAAGATTGAACGTCAGATTCGAGCAGTTGAAAAGCAGTAATAATTCCAAGAGCAAGATTAATATCTGCTCAACTGGCCTATCGCCAAGTGGTATGGCGCAGCACTGTTAATGCTGTAGTTTTCGCTGGTTCGAATCCAGCTAGGCCAGCTGGTCAGATATATAATCGACCTTTTAAATATCTGGGCATAATTATATAATTGACTTTTAGAAATTTTTATTATATAATATAATAAAGTTTTTATAAAAGGAGATGTAATTATGAATACTAAAGATATTGGCAATATTGGTGAAGCAAAAGTTTTATCTAAATTTGTTGAATTGGGTATTGAGGTTTTTGTTCCATTTGGAGATAATTCTAAAGCTGATTTAATAGCTAATTTTAATGGACAATTACAAAAAATACAGGTTAAAACATGTATTAATATTGATGAAAATTCTGGAAAATACGTAATTAATTTAACAAACTCTCATGCTCACACTTCTAAAAATAACAAAGAAAAATATACAAAAAAGGATATAGATTATTTTGCTGTATATTGTATTCAACGTAAAGAACCATTACTGTTTTCTATCGAAGAAGTTTTAAATAAAACCACAATTACAGTTCGTTTTAAAGAACCAAAAAATACGGGCGGTTCTTCTAGTATGATTTTTGAAAAAGATAATACTTTTGAAAAGAAAATAAAAGAAGCTGAAAGTTTTAACCAAGAAATTATTAACAAAATTAACAGCAACGTTAATCATTGTTTAGATTGCGGAATAGAAATTAGTGCTAACGCGATTAGATGTGTAAAATGTGAAGGGAAAAAGCGTAAACTTAATAATGAAAAGCATTTTCCTTTTACTCGTGAAGAATTTAAAAATAAAATTAGAACAGAATCTTTTTGTTCTATTGGTAGAGAACTAAATACCTCAGACAATTCTGTAAGAAAATGGTGTATTCATTTTAATTTACCCTCTACTAAAAAAGATATTAATTCTTATTCTAATGAAGAATGGGAAAAAATATAATGTGCCGCTAGCTTAATGGAAGAGCAAAAGACTCTTGTGTTTAGGAGCCTTACATAGTAATATGTAAGTGAATAATCTCGCTAAGTCGGGGAAAGCTAAGTAGAAATATATGCCAATCCCGAGCTAGGTTAATACCGAGTGTAGAGACTTTACACGAGACTTCCTACTAGGAAGAAGAGAAAGTCCAGACCACAATCGAGAAATCAATGTGGTAAAGTAATCTTTAGGTTCTGGGTTCGAGTCCCAGGCGGCACACCATCTCTTTTACAAAAAAAAAGGATAATTTAATGTATTTTGTAGAAATAAAAACTTATGGGTATCCTAACGGCGTTTTAATAAAATCAAAGCTTTATCAGTTTAACTCTTATGAAAAGGCGAAAGATTTTGTAGATAATTCTACTTATGAAACACCATATTCTACAACCACTGGTATTATTTTTACTTTTATAGATAATAAAAAAGTTTTCTTTTCTACTGAATAATAAATAAGTATAATATATTATACTTATTAAGTGCGGCATTGGTGTAATGGTAGCATACGGGCCTTCCAAGCCTTTGGTGAGAGTTCGAATCTCTTATGCCGCTCCATGTCTCGTTCGTCTAATGGTTAGGACGCAACCCTCTCAAGGTTGTAATACCAGTTCAACTCTGGTACGAGATACCATATTTTGATAATTGAATATTGTGAGTGCGAGATTGACGTAATTGGCAGGCGTGCGAAACTCGATAAATTTGAGCACTTGGGTTGGAAAACTCCCCTGTGAATGGTGGCTAATTCGGTGAAACTCTCTCTGAGACAACGCCGAGCTAAATGGGTAATATATCCTAAATGTGTAGAGACTATATACCACCCGCCTAAGTCTTTTTGATATGGTGAAGACATAGTCCAGACTACAACGTTTTAAGCGGTCATGGCAACATGATGTGGTAAGAAAATTTCGTGTCTTAATGGCGTACCAGTTCGAATCTGGTATCTCGCACTCACAACATTTATTTCATTTATTTTGGTCAAAATTGTATTATCTTGACAGTTCAATTTTTATATAGTATAATAAGATAAAAAATATATAAAAGGAGAATTACAAAATTTATTCAATAATTCTATTTCTTACGCAGAAGTATTAAGAAAAATGGGATATGAAAATACTCAAAAAGGCGGAAGAAAAGTTGAACAATTGCAAAAACTTGTTCAAAAATATAATATTGATACATCTCACTTATTGGGTAAAGGGCATAATAAAAATAAATTTAATTTAGATGCTTTTAGAAAGGGTAACGCGATTCGTAGTGAAAAAAGAATAGCTGTTTTATCTTATTTAAGAGGAGCTAAATGTGAACAATGCGGTAATAGTGAATGGAATGGTCAAAAAATTCCATTATGTATTCATCATATAGACGGAGATCATTTAAATAATGAGCTAGAGAATTTACAATTGCTATGTCCTAATTGTCATGCACAAACAGATAATTATTGTGGTAGAAATAAGAAATATATATCTAGAAATATTTCAGACGAGGAATTAATAACAGCTCTAAAATCAACATATTCTATTAGACAGGCTTTAATGTCGTTTGGTATCAATTATGCAGCAAAATCTTGGTATGATAGATGTTATAAATTAATGGACAAATATGATTTTGTCCAGCCAAAGCGACCAACTAAGAATAATAGCAATAATGCCAAAACCGTTAAAACTATTCAAAAACACAAAGCCGAACATCCATGTCCTGTTTGCAATAAAATGACCACAAATCAACATTATTGTAGTTATAAATGTGCCGCAATTGGACAGCAGAAAACTTCTCGTCCAGACAGAGAAGAATTAAAAGAACAAATTAAAACTATGTCCTTTCTTGCTATTGGCAAACAATATGACGTTACTGATAATACCATTAGAAAATGGTGTAAACAATATAATTTACCATATAAAAAGAAAGAAATTAAAAAATATTCTGATGAAGAATGGGTTTTGATTTAATATGAACAATGCACACGTATCCCACTAAAGAGGTGGACAGGTCTGTAAAATCTGTATCTTATGATTCGCGGGGAGCGTTACCCTGAGTGTGCACCAAATACTCGCATGGCGCAACGGTAGCGCAGCTCCTTTACACGGAGAAGGTTTCAAGTTCAAATCTTGATGTGAGTACCAAAGGGCAAGTAGCTCAGTTGGTAGAGCAAAGGACTGAAAATCCTTGTGTCGCTGGTTCAATTCCAGCCTTGCCCACCATAAAAATTTTTAAAAGAGCGTGATAGGTAAAAAGATACTTCATATGACAAGATATATAAATTAATTTCTTTTTACATTATATCCGCTTTTTTTATTTATGTTCCGTTGGCAGAGAAGTTATGCAGCGCCCTGCAAAGGCGTTTAGCTTGGAGCATTACCAAGGCGGAACTCCATACGTGCGTGGTGTAATGGTAGCATAAGAGTCTCCAAAACTTTTGGTGAGCGTTCAAGTCGTTCCGCACGTGCCAGAAATAATTCTCTTTTCAAGAGATAAAAATATATTATATAATATAATAGTATCAAGGAGAGAGAAAGGAAAATGATGGCTATTTATTTGACTTCTGATTGCCATTTCAATCATAAGAACATTATCAAGTATGAAACCATTACTCGTCCTTTCTCTGATATTGAGGATATGAACGAAACCATTGTCCGCAACTGGAACAACACGGTTGTTGATGAAGATACTGTTTATGTTCTTGGTGACTTTTGCATGGGCGGTATTAATACCATTATGGAGTATGTGCCGCGACTTGCGGGAAAGATTGTTCTTATCCGTGGCAACCATGATACTGATAAGCGTATTGCTATTTATGAGTCTCTTGGAATTGAAGTTGTAGATTTTAAGCAGATTGAATATAAGGGAATTCTCTTTTGTATGTCTCATTATCCTATGTGGAATGAAGAAATGTCCAAGAGCATTACTAAGAATGGTAAGCGCGCTATGATTTGGTGCTATGGACATGTTCATTCTGCTGCTCCTATTGGGTACCATGATGGCAGCTTCCATGTTGGTGTAGATACTAATGGATTGCGGCCTGTGAATATTGAAGATATTTACGCGGCACGAGTGAACGATATTTCTCAAAAGCCAGTGCAGGAAGATATTTATTTTGATAACTCTGAATTGGCGGATAAAGTATACGATTTTTTGCATCACGAAACTCGTCAAGGTTATCTTTCTATTGTTTATGGAGATACTTATTATTTACATGGTTTGTATGAAAAGTATGGTAAGAATACTGTAGATACTATGATAAAGAAGATGATGAAATAACTTGCTGTAGGCGGCTAGTTTAATGGTTAGAACGGGTGGCTTATAACCGCTTAATCCGAGTTCAATTCTCGGGCTGCCTACCAACTTATTTTATAAAGGATTTTATGCTTAATTTTATTCAAAAAATAAAAGATGCAATATTTTGGAGAGACAAATATTGCGAAGAGTGTGGCTCATATCAAAGTGTTTCAAATAATTCTCCTTGTTACTTTTGCCTTAAAGGAGACTTAGCCGCACAGTTATTTGATAATGAAGATGATTATTTTGAAAAATTAGCGTCTCGTATGAATGGAGATTTACCCAATGTTGGCAAAGGGGACGGTTTGCTAAACCGTTAGACGTTGAAAAACGTGAGTGGGGTCGGCACCCACAATCTCCGCATAGTATTTTTGAGTTTTTGAAAATATTATGCAGAGATTTCACAAGAATCTACTACAAGGAAAGTTGTCCGAGTCTGGATTATGGAACTTGTCTAGAAAACAAGCAGGCGTTAGTAGCGTCTCAAGGGTTCAAATTTTCTGGATTTTAGGAACTTATTTAGTTTATTATTGAGTAAGCTACTTATTGGAGTAGCTACCATAAGGAAAAGCGAATAAACCTCAGCGCCTGCTTACTCAATTTATTTAGATTGAGGTAGAACTGGGGATTTTATGGCTTTTATTTATGTAATTACTAATGATGTAAATGGTAAACGATATGTAGGAAAAACTAATAATTCTATTGATAAAAGATTTAAAGAACATATTAAAGATAGTAAAAGAGAACGATATGAAAAACGTCCTTTATACAGTGCGATGAATAAATATGGAATTGAACACTTTCATATTGAAGAATTAGAAGAATGTTCTGCTGAAGAATCAGCTGAACAAGAAGAGTATTGGATTGCTAAATTAGATACTTATAGTCATAATGGTTACAATGCTACTCGTGGTGGAGATAGTAAAAAATATTATGATTATAAAGAAATTGCTGATAAATATTTAGAATTACAAAACCAACAAGAAACCGCTAAATATTTTGATTGTGACGTTCATACTGTAAGAGTTGCTTGTCAAGAATATAATATTCCTATTCTTTCAAGCGTACAAGCTTCTAAAAAGATAAATAGTAAAAAGGTCTGTATGAGAAATCAAGATGGAGAAATTTTACAAATCTTTGATAGCATGAGCGATGCTGGACGCTTTTTACAAACAGAAGGAATAACTACGTCGCAAATAAAACATATTTCAAGCAATATTGGACAAGTAGCATCACATAGTGGTCGTCTTTCTGCTTATGGATATAAATGGAGTTTTTGCTAATAAATATTAATATTATTTGAAAAGCGGCAAACTCAAAAGTTTTAAGTAAGATTTATTTACCCTATGAATATTTTTATTCATAGGGTATTTTTTTATTTGCCTTTTGCTTTTATTTTATGATATAATATTATTATAGAAAAGAGAAGAAAGGAAATAAATGAAACTCATTTCTAAGATTGCTATTGTTGGTCTTGCAGCTTGTTCTGTTTTTAGTCTTAGTGGCTGTACTGCTCTTGAAAGTATGGGTAAAGATTTGGAATCTGGCACTTCTGGTCTGGACCGCACTGTTACTCTTTATGACTATGAGGGCGATAAGATTGCTTCCTGGCATGATGATTCAATGCGAGTTGAGAGTGAATCTTCGCAGGGTGTTTCGTTTATTGCTAATGGTAAGCGCGTTCAAATTGAAGGTGGCATTACCGTAGTGGAAGAGAATTAAGATATTATTCCAAGAGAAAGGAAATAAATGGAAAAACATGGTTGTCTACTACCTGCGGGAATTGTAACTATTCTTGCCGCAATTATTTTTGTATTTACTTGCGTATATCCGCAAGATATTGGTGAAACAGTTGTTCTTGTAAATTGGGGCGGCTCCATTGCGGGACATAGTGAAGAAGCAGGATTCCATGTGAAAGCGCCTTGGACTAAAGCTATTACATATGATACTCGTAATAACCTAATCAATATGTATGGTGATACTGAATACAAATATGATGGTGGCTCTGCGCAAGGTTCTAAAGTAACCATTAACGATGCTTCTGGTGCCAAAGCAAGTATTGATATTCAGGTTAATTATTCTCTTGACCCTTCTACTGCCGAATATCTATATAGCGAGTATGGTGATCAAACTACCTTTACTCAAAACTATGTTTCTCAAGATGTGCGCTCTGTAGCTCGTGAACAAGCTGGTAAATTTGACACCATCACACTTCTAACTGACCGTGCGCAGTATACTAATGCTATTGAAAAGGCTCTATCTGAGAAGTGGAAAAAGATTGGCCTTACTGTTGAACAAGTAACCGTTCAGGATATTTCTTATCCTAAGTCTATTACCGATGCTTATGCTAAGGCTCAAGAAGCAGAAGTAGAAAAGCAGACCAAACTTAACGAGCAAGAAAGCGCAAAAATTGCTGCTGAGACAAAGGTTATGGAAGCAGAAAAAGCCGCTGAAGCTAACCGCAAACTTGCTGAATCTTTAACTCCTGAAGTTCTGACCAAGCAGTACTATGATACACTTGAATCTCTTGGAAAGAATGGCAACGTGGTTGTAACTGATGGTAATAGCACTCCTATTGTGAATGTCGGTAAGTAATTTTCTTTTCGTTACCTTTGCAGATGGTGTAGGTTAAATCTGCATTTTCTATGGGATATATTATGAACCTCCATCATCAAATTAACTTGTTCAGTAATATATTCCATAGAGAAGTTAGAGAACTTGACAAACAGTTCTCTTTTTGTTATAATGTAACAGTAATAAAAACTTGCGGGAATAAGCTCCAAGAGTAAGGAGATAATATGTCTCGTTCATATCGTCGTTCTGAAATTATCAAATATGCGGGAGATACTAGCTGGAAAAAGATTTTTAATCGCAAGCTTCGCCGCAAATATAAGAATGACCTTGATTTTCCTAATTACAATGCTTATCGTAAAATGAATGAATCTTGGGATATTGCGGATGTCCGCAGTTTAGTATCTTTTGAAGATTATAAAGATTGGTATAAAGATAGCGGAATGACAGAAGAAGAAATGTATGCTGAATGGAAAAGGGAGTATAAAAGCAAATAATGGTTGATATTTTTATGACAATTGCCTGTGTAGCTGCTATTGGTGGCACTTGGCTCACTTATTCTAATTCTAAAGTAGCAGATAATATTCGTTATAATATGTTCCTCAATTATGCGAATATTTTAAAATTTCTATCTAAATAAATTATCTAATTCCCGCAAGTTTCTTATTATTGGAGTTAAAATGGTATCAGTTGAAAAGATGTATTTTTGCTCAGATCTCCATTTACATCACCATTGGATTAATCAAGCAGGTGAACCACGGGGTGTAATTTTGTTTGAACGTACTCAATTTAAAACCATCCAAGAGCATGACCAATTTGTTCATGATGCTCTTATCTCTTGGGCGCAGAAGCATCCTGATTGCGGCCTTTGGATTTTAGGAGACTTTGGAGATACAGACTATCTCTATTGGATTGATGAAATGCGGGCTTATGGTTGTGAAGTATATTTCCTTTATGGCAATCATGATTCCGCTTCTGATTTTGACAAGTTCAAAGAGCATTTCAATGAGGTTTATCGTTATCCAACCTATATTACAAAGCGTGTTTTACTTTCACATGAGCCGCAATATCCTATGGTTGCGGGAAATCTTAACGTACACGCTCACCTTCATGGCACTAAGCTAGATAGTATTCAGCATTTATCTGTCTCTATTAATGATATTAATTATAACCCAATTAGTTTCAATGCTATTGCTAAACGAGTAAGCCAAATTCCTAAGGCTTCTTTCAAATTTCTTGAAGAACCATTTGCAGACAAGTATATTTTCTTCAAGCCACGTCCTGACATTGTTATGGATAAGGATGGCAAAATTGATTTGAAGGCTTCCCGCAAAAAATTCTTTAGTCAGTAGCTTTATAATTATAGTATAATATAATTATAGAAAGTTGAGGAAAGGAAAAGTATGCGTGACCCATATCGTATTGATGTGATTTGTGAAAATCTGCGTCAACTGTGGTATCACTTTCCTGACCAGCGATTTGGACAGCTTGTAGATAATTATATTAATCTTCAGCAGGGTGATATGTTCTTCCAAGAGGATGATGAAACTCTGATGAATATTATGAATAAGCTTGCTGAATTAGAGTAGAAAGGATAGGGCATTGTCCAAGAGAAAGATAAAGTCTGAACGTATTGTTGTTATGACCGCTCTTGAAGCAACTCGTGCGGCAATGCCTTATTTCAACGGATACTCTAATGGGTGCGGGCTGCACAAGAATAAGAAGAAGTATAATCGCAAGGATAAGTCTTGGCGTAAGGAACTTTTTTACTAAATGGTGGGCATTTCTTTATAATTATATTGTTGTATTTATTATAAATAATAACGAGGAAATGTCGGTAGTTAAAGGAGTTTTATGCCTAAAAAATTTAAAATACAAGATGGTGATGTTTGTGGCCCGCATGGGATTATTTTATATAAAAGACTGGAAAAAGATGCTAAAGGAAAGTATCTAGGAGAATTTATTTGTCCTTTATGTGGTAAACATTTTATTAATAGATTGGATAATATTAGTCGGGGAGATGCGAAATCTTGCGGATGTTTATTGCAGAAACGAAACAAAGAATTTGGTCAGTTAAATCATAAAAACTTATTAGGACAAAAATTTGGGAAATTAACGGTTATAGAAAAAACAGATAAACGAAAAGATGGTAGAGTTATTTGGAAATGCCAATGTGATTGTGGACATATTGTAGAAGTTACTTCTCATAATTTATTGAATGGCAATACTCAATCATGCGGGTGTTTACGTAAAGATATTGGCAAAAAATATCAAAGAGACTTAACTGGACAAACATTTGGTTATTTAAAGGTAATTAAAAATACTGGAAAAAGTTACAAAAAAGGAAATCAAACCCATACTATTTGGTTATGCGAATGTTTACGAGATGGAAATTTAGTGGAGATTCGCTCTGACAGTCTGTTGCATAAAGGAGTTTCTTCTTGTGGATGTTTGAACTCTTTATATAATGAAAAAATTAAACAGATTCTCAAAGATAATAATTTAACTTTTATTCCAGAAAAAACTTTTTCAGATTGTATTAATCCTAAGACTAATGCAAAATTAAGGTTTGATTTTTACTTACCAGATTATAATTGTTGTATTGAATATGATGGAGAACAACACTTTAAAGGGTGGTATAATTCTGTAGATTCGTTACAAAATATTCAATATAGAGATAATATTAAGAATAAATACTGTAAGGAAAATGGTATTTTATTAATTAGAATTCCATACTGGGATAAAGATAAGATTTCTATAGACTATATTTTAGAAAAGATTGGATAATATGATCACTCCTTATCGTATTAATTTAGACGGTAAACCTTCTATGAATAATAATGTTTTGTCTATCTATAAAGAAAATACTGTAGCTGAAATTCGTGCTGATTTAGACAAGAATCGTGCGCCTTTGGTTGCGGTGTGTCAAAACCTCTCTTCTGATTTTAATAAGGCCTCTGTCATTCGAGCGAATAATGCTTTTTTAGGACAAGAGGTTTATATTGTCGGCCGACATAAATATAATCGCAAAGGAGCTGTTGGTACTTATTTGTATGAGCATGTATACCATGCTTCTGATATGAAAGAGGTTATTGATTTTCTTCACACTAAAAAATATATGGTTTATGCTGTAGATAATATAGAGTCCTATAATCCAAAAAGTCTTTGGGATATTGATTTTCCTGAAAAATCTGCTTTTGTGTATGGAGAAGAACAGCGAGGTTTGTCAGAAGATACCATTAAAATGTGTGATGACATGGTATATGTTCAACAGTATGGTTCTGTCCGCAGCCTAAACGTTGCTCAGTGTGCTGCCGTTATTTCATATGAGTATCGTCGTCGTTTTCATTAGGAGAAGATATGGATATTATTGCTAGTCCCTGGCATTATACACCTTGGCAAGGGGCAATTGATACTTATGACAACCTTCAGTCTCATGGTGTTTTAGACGCTTTCTTTGACGAGCTTGAAGTTTGTTATCCTAACGGTATTGGTATGACAGATCTTAATGATCTTTTATGGTTTGAGCCTGAATATTGTTATGACTTAGTTGGTCTTAATTATGATAGTGAAAGTGGAGAAATCCTTGACTAAATAATTTTCTTGTCTCTTGGAAAATTATTATGTTATAATATAATTATAGAAAAGAGACAAAGGAGTAATAAGCATGGCTAAGTTTAGCAAGAATGATTATAAGTATTTTGAGTTGGCTCGTAAGGCTGCTATGAATTCTACTTATGATGGCTTTAAACTTGGTTGTGTAATGGTTTATAAGGGCCATGTTATCGCTACTGGTCATAATAGTGACAAGACTTCTCCTATGCAGAAGAAATATAATCAAAAGTATCGTCAGTTCAAGTATAGTGGAAAACCTATTCGTCATTCAAAGCACGCTGAAATAGCTGCGTTGTCTTCAATTCCCTATCCTCTTGACCAACAGATTGATTATTCAAGGGTGCGAGTTTATGTTTTTCGTATTGCTCCTGGTCTTCGTCTAGGTCAAGGTATTTCCCGCCCATGTGCAGCATGTACTGCCGCTTTGCGGGATAAGGGTATCCGAGATATTTATTATACCACCGATGATGGTTTTGCCCATGAAAGGTTGTTCTAATGCAACATGTTATTCTAATCCCAGATAATATTATGAATAAAAATCTTGACAAGTGGAATAAGGAGAATGGAACAGATTTTGGTTTTTGCTATGCTCCTGACCATGTTGTAATGCGAGATTTTACAAATGGTATTCATATGTCTATGAATGATGCTTATAATTTTATTATTGATAGATGGGTAGTTTATAATGATGAACTGCGTGAAACACTCACCTGGCTTGGCAAGCGAGAAAATGTAGATAAGTATTTCAATCTATATCATGATTCTGCCCGCAAGATGTATATATTTTATTGGGAAACTACAGGAGAAAATCTATGCCCCGCACTTCTAAACCAATAGTTCTTATTTGTGGCTCTCGTTCAATTACTGATTTGTCTATTGGACGGTATATTCATCCAAAAGAAGTGGGCCAAGTAGTTCATGGTGGCGCTATTGGAGTAGATACTTTAGCAGAACAATGGGCAAAAAATAATAACATTGAATCTATTATTTTTCCTCCTAACTATGAAGTCTATGGAAAACGCGCTCCACTTGTGCGAGATAAAGAAATGGTAGAGTATGCAGACTATGTAATTGCTTTTTGGGATGGTCATAGTCGTGGCACTAAATATACCCTCGACTACGCAAAGAGCCTTGGCCGCAAATGTATTGTTCACCTAATTGGAGAATAAATGAAAGATTCAATTGAGCAGATTTATAAAGATATGCGGCTTAGTCCTATTGGGTATTTAGTAAAACAAAATATTCATCTTTCGCTGCCAACCGATAATGGATATACTGATAGTGACTTTTATCTATTTCGCAATATAATGAAACGAAACATTGAGGAGAGAATAAAAAATCTTCTTGTCAAATAGATAAAAAATATTATATAATATATATTGTAAGAAAGAGGAAAAGATGAATCAACTCCAGAAAGCTCTTGTAAATGCTGGTCTTGCGGAAGAGCCTAAAGTTCGTAAATATCGTGGTGGTAAGCAGTTCAAATGTAAAAAGTGTGACACCACTATGATTCGTCCTGACAATACTAATCTAATGTATTGTCCTAAGTGTGATAAATCTTTTTATCTTTTCGATAAATAATTTTTCTTGACTTCTTAAAAAATATTTGATATAATAAAGAAGTCAAAAGTTGAGATAGAATGTATTCACAAGCACCCTTCCTCTCCTCCTGACAATGTGCGGGTTTGGTGCTTGATGATATAATAAATGCTTCATCTTTCTCTCCGTTGAAGATGAAGAGGACAGTGGTAGCTCAGTTGGTAGAGCGAATGAGAGAGCATTGGGTCGCGGGTTCGAGTCCCGCCCACTGTGAGTTGTTTGAAAAGAGAATAGTGAAAATTATTTGAACCATGTGTAGAAGGCAATACAATGCCGTCATGGATTCAGTAGATGCCAAGTCAATATAAAGGATACTTTGTAGTGGTAAGGCTTGAATAACTGAAAAGTTATTGAGATATAAGGAAGTAAATCCAAAAGTCTGCTGAAGTGCTAAGCCATATTGTGAATAAAAGGTATGGAACTTGGGGTTTGTGTAATAGACGGCGGGAGTCCCGCAATAACCTAATAAGTGCTGGTGTGGTAGCTAGACAAACTATTAGGAATACCAAACAAACAAATCGTTGCGTTGTTGAGGGAGGTAATTCTCCTATAACCCGAGTATCCAGTGCGAGTAGCCCAAATCAACGCAAGGTGATGAAAATATTATGATTTCTTTTTTTCTGAATGTGGGTTAAAGTTGGGGATAACCAATTCTCTTAGAGTTTATTTGATATATATCAATCGGATAAGAAGCAATAGGGTCGCGTCTTATTGTTCAGACTTATTCGCTCTATGACTGAAGATTACACAATATGGAAGGGGTAAGGCGAAGGTCTTTGATAATTTTCACTATTCTCTTTTATAAATAAACAGCCATTATAATAGGGTATGCTAAAGCTAGTGATTAGAAATAATCCTCCTATGGGCCTAGGGCTGGGGTCTGAGAAGATAGTCTATCTGCTATCTTCAATAAAAAATGTTTGTGTAGAGTGTGGTAACAGAGACTGTAGCCGAGCGCTGCTGGTGAGATAGCATTAGTAATTGAGGCACTATAACAGCGCAGGTGTAGCAGAGTTTTTCATGGTAAGGGTTTGAGCTATAAAAACACTTCCTTTTATGCCGCTGTAATTCAATTGCATAGAAATTTTCTCTTCTAAAGAAAAAGTTCTGGGTTGGAGTCCCAGCAGCGGCCCCAAAGTTTATTATACCCCTTTTGGAGTTAGTAATAGTAAGAATTCTAAGAAAGGTTATTGATGAAAATCAATTATGAGGACTGGGATGAAGATTTTGAAGATTCCAGTTTCGTCAAACTCACTAAGAAGGCTAAGATTGTTCATAAAGAAAAAAATGATACAATCCGCATGAAGCGCAAAGAAAAAGAAAAGCAACGCGCCCTTCAAGAGCGAAAGAATTCTTATGAGAGGGAGCAGTTTTAGGACTGCTCCTTTTTTATTTGAAAGGAAAATCAATGGATTTTGGCAAAGGGTACTATAAAGCTTATCTGAATAATAACCATACTTGGTGGGGAATTTCTTCTTTAGCAACAAAAGAGATTGTAGAAAAAATTCATATGACCAGCAAAGAAGGCTGGAAATACATTAATGATAATTATGGCGTAGGATACGAACTTGTGGCTATTTTTCCCAATTGGGAAGAATAGCCTTTTTTATTTAGCGGTTGCTAGAAAGCATGATATTTGGCCGAGATTTCGGCACTTCCGCATAGGAAAAATTTTCATAGAAATTGACAAATAAAATTGTTTTATGTTATAATACAATAAAGAAAGGAGTACTATATGTATAGTTGGAAAGATAAAATATAGGACGGAATTGCTATTGGATTAGTATCTCTTACCTGTATTCCTTTAGTTATTTTTTCATTACCATTAATGCTTATAGCAAAATTAGTAGATAAGATTTGGCCCACGGGCAATTATTATGAGGATAGGTCATATTGGAAACTTTAGAAGAAAAAACAAAACGTATTCTTGACCGCATGATGGAACACCTGCATAAGTTCCAAGAGACATACCAAAATGATTGGTTTGTTATTGCGTTACAAGGTTCTCAAAATTATCATATGGATGATGAACACTCAGACATTGACACTAAAGTATTAGCTATTCCTAATATGGAAGATTTAATATTTAATAAGAAACCAATTAGTCATACTCTAATTATGGAAAATGAAGAACATGTAGATTGTAAAGATATACGACTATATTTTAATACTTTTCGCAAACAGAATATTAATTTTGTAGAAATTCTTTTTAGTGATTATGTTATTGTCAATCCTAAATATGCTTATTATTGGAATATTCTGGTTGAGAATAATGAAAAACTTGCTCATATGAATCCATTAGCCGCAATCAGATGTATGTGCGGCATGTGCCATGAAAAATCTAAAGACCTCACTCGTGAGTTTCCCACTAAAAAAGAACTTATAGATAAGTATGGTTATGATTCTAAACAGCTTTGCCACATTCTCCGCATCCAAGATTTTCTTGAAAGATATATTGCGGGAGAAAAATATGAAGATTGTCTCATTCCAAAAGATGTAAATAAACTTCATGCTATCAAACGATATGAAGCCGATATTGATTTAAAAGCGGCTAGAATGATGGCTAGTAAAGCTGTTGCGCATATGGATGTAATGGGACATGATTATGAGCAAAATCATTCTGATATGGAATTTGATGCTGAAGCTAATATGCTCTTGGATAATTGTTTGCGAGCAGTGATGAACACTTATTTTTACACTATTTTTGGAGGGGAGTAATGACTGTATATATTAGCGCAGATATTCATGGTGACAAAAATCGCATTTATGATATAATAACTCAATTGCCGCATCTTTCAAAAGAAGATACTGTTATTATTGCGGGCGATGCTAGTCTTGAATATGGTAGCTATAATATGCGGTCTACTAAGAAGATTATGAGCGATTGTTCTTGTAATTGGCTTATCATGCGCGGCAATCATGATAATCGCTATTTTGAAAATCATTTTAATGATGATAATTGGTATATGGATAATACTATCTATAATATGCCCGTTGTCATTGAAAATAAATATCCAAACATTCATTATATTTGGGATACTGGTGGTATTTATAACGTAGCTGGAAATAAAATTCTTTTTATTCCAGGTGCTTATTCCGTAGATAAAGATTACAGACTTCTTAAAGGTTGGCCTTACACTCCAAGAGAACAGCTTACAGAAGAAGAATTTACTGATCTATATGATGATTTTATGGAATCTGATACTGCCATTGATTATGCAGTTTCTCACACATGTCCATTACAGCTTGAACCGCATATTAGGTATCTTTTTATGAATGGTATTGACCAAAGCAAGGTTGATAAAACTACTGAAAAATGGCTTGATAAATTTTATGACCAAATTATTCAAGAAAAACCATTTAAACATTGGTATTTTGGTCACTTTCACGATACTAAACAAATTAATGATAAAGCAACAATGCTTTATCGCAGAGTCAAAAAGCTAGGAGAATAACGTGTCTAAAACTAAAATTGTATATACTAAATATGACCAAGAGGATGGATACTCTTTAGTTGTAAAAGACTCTCCATATGGGCGGATTTATGGTCATGCTTTCTTAAATGATGAAGATAAAGAGATTGCTAATCAATGGGACGGTTGTAAGATTGCGGAAATGCGAGCTGACTTTGAAATTCAGAAACGCCGCACTAAAAGATTAAATGTGCGGGCAGACGCGATCAATGAAGCTCTTTGTTACGTATTGAACAATATTCCTATGGACGAGCTTGATAAAGATAACCCCGCACTATATTATTTAGAAGAACTTAGCTTTAGCGCTGGCAAACAAGCAAAAGATAATCAAAATAAGCTTGCTGGTATGAGAGAATCCATATCCACTAAAATTGATACTCTCTTGTATGAACGTAAACAAATGAGAGAAATTGCAGAAAAATTACATAAAAATAAAAAATAATTTTACTCCGAGGTATAAAATATGCCTTGGAGTTTTTTATTTGACATTTTGATATAAATATGATATAATATATTTATATATTGGTTAAGATAGAGAAAGGATATTGTTTGAATAAAGAAATTGAATCTCTTTCTCCGTTGGAGCATGTTAGATTACGCAGTGACGTATATGCAGGAGATTGTTCTGATGCTACTCAATTAATTATTGAGATTCTAGGTAACTCTATTGACGAATATAACATTGGATATGGCAAAGAGATTATTGTCAAAGTAGACAATAAAAAACATATCTATTCAGTAGAGGATTGCGGTCGTGGTTTTCCTATTAATGAACTGCGAGAAGATGGTGAAACTACTCTCCAAGCCAGTTTTGATGTTCTCAACACAAGTGGAAAATTTCGTAATGATGGCAGTTATTCTGGCGTAAGTCTTGGCAAGAATGGTCAAGGTGGCAAACTTACTAACTTCCTTTCCCATTCTATGAAAGTATATAGTTGCCGCAATTATAAATATGAAACAGTTCAGTTTAAAGAGGGCGTTTTCCAAGAGAGAGAATTAGGGAAAAGTACCAAAGAACATGGTACAACTGTTACTTTTAATCCCAGCGAAGAATTTTTTGATTCTCCAATTATCAATGAATCTAAAGTAAAACAGTTTTGTAATGAAATTACTTGCTTATGTCCTGGTCTAATTATTGATTATAATGGTGAGAAAATTTCACATGAAAATGGAATTGCAGACTTACTAAATAATCAAGTTAAGGACAATATTGAAATTGTTTCAAACCATTTTATTGAAGAATTTACCTATGGCAAACAAGGCATGAGTGTTGGGTTAACTTATACAAGTGCTTCATCTTCTAATATTATTTCATATGTCAATTGCGGCCTAACCAACGCTGGTCCGCATATTGCTTCTATGAAATCTACAATTACTCGTATTCTAAATAAATGGGCTAAAGAAAACCATCTTTTAGGTGAAAAAGATAAAAATCTAGATGGCGCTTCTTTACAAGAAGGTTTGATTTTAGTTTCTAATATTACAGCGGAAAATGTAAAGTACGAAGCGCAAGTAAAAAACACTATTACTAAAATTGATACGAGTTTTGCTTCTATCTTTGGACAAAAATTAGAAGTGTGGCTAGATAATAATCCAGAAGATGCTAGCGCAATTATTGAGAAAGCCCTAATTGCTCGTAAAGCAGCAGAAGCCGCGAAGAAAGCTCGTGCGGCTGTCAAAAAGAAAGCAGAAGAAAAGAAAGATAAACTTTTCAAACTTCCAACCACTCTAACAGATTGTTGGACCAAGGATCGTTCAGAAGCAGAGTTGTTTATTTGTGAGGGAAAGTCTGCTGCAGCTGGGTTGGTTGCGGCACGAGATGCAAAATACCAAGCTATCTATGGTGTTCGTGGCAAAATGCTTTCAGTTCTAAAAACAACTCCAGCGCAGATTCTAAAGAATCAAGAAATTAATAATCTGATTCAGGCTCTTGGACTTGAATGCGATAATGCAACTGCTAAATTAAAATATGATAAAAAGAAACTTCGTTATCATAAAATTATTGCAGCTGCCGATGCTAAATAAAATTGGCTGTGTTATACCTTTTCCGCTTATCAGCGGGGTACTAAAATTTTTGGTCAAAACTCTATAATCTTAATACGATGGATTTCATATTAAATATAGACGGATGCCATATTTTAGTGCTAACGGGGAAACCTAAGTGGAAACATATGGCAATCCCGTGGCAAGTTTTATAAACCCGTTTGCACTAAAGAGATTGAGAGGTGCAAACTATGATTGGGATATATAAAATTACAAATAAGCTAAATGGAAAAATCTATGTGGGTCAAAGTAATAATATTGAAAGACGATTTCAGGAACACTGTTCTCCAAGCAGGTATCTAAACAGTAACATTCCTGTGGATTTTGCAATTCATAAATATGGTAAAGAAAATTTTACTTTAGATGTTTTAGAAGAGTGTTCTTTACCGTTATTGAATGAAAGAGAAACTTACTGGATAAAACAATTAGATGCAATCAAAAAAGGCTATAATTGTAACGAAGGTGGGCAATCAACTATTCAAGGAGAGCAAAACCCTAATGCGAAGTTAACACGCGAAGATGTTGTTGAAATTAGAAAAGAATATGCTAAAAAAGAGAAAAGTCAAAGAGAAGTATTTAATAAATATAAAGATAAAATAACTTGGAATAGCTTTAGAAGTTTGTGGCAAGGTGCTTCTTGGACCGATGTTATGCCAGAAGTTTTTACAGAAGAAAATAAAGAATATTATAAAAAAGCTGCAAACAAAAGAAATTACGTCTTCTCTGATGAATGTGTCTCACAGTTACGAAATTTATATGTAACTCATACAGCAAAAGAGTTATATGAGCCATATTCTTCTTTGGTAGAATATAGTTCTTTTCAAAGTATGTTATGCGGTCGTAGCTATCATCATCTTCCTTATTATCATAAAAAGACTAAAACATGGATTAATCCTGGAGAACAACCTAAAAAGCATCCAAATAGAGTAAAACAAAAACAAAAAATAGCAACGAATATTTATTCTGATGAAGAAGTTATGAATTTTAGAAAAATGTATCAAGATAAAGATTTTAAACAAGTATATGAATTATCTGATAAGAAGCTAGAAATTTGTAGTTTTCAAAAAATGTTAACTGGTAGAACATATAAACATTTACCAGTATATTCTAAAACAAGAAAAGAATGGGTTTATAAATAACGCTGTATCGACTATCTCCGCATCGGGAGAGTAGGGTTACTATTGATACGTAACTCGAAACAGGTATCCTATTCAATTATGGATAGTAAGATATAGTCAGGGCTTGTGGAAACACAAGAATCACCGGATTTTGATGGGTTTGCCATTGAAAATCTTTTATTTAATGTCCTTTGGTATCTTTGCCCAGATTTAATTATTGAAGGCCATGTCTATTCCTCCATTCCTCCTCTTTATAGGGTTACAACTTCTAAAAATGAGTACGTTTATCTTAAAGATGATGCAGCTCTAGAAGAATATAAAGAGAAAAATAAGGGGAAAAAGTTTGAAATAGGCCGTGAGAAGGGCTTAGGCGAGATGGACAGTGACGAATTGTCTCACTGTCTATTGGAAAAAGATACTCGTAATATTGTCCAACTTCAAGTAAATGATATTGGCAAATTAGATAAAGTGTTCAATGATCTATATGGTAAAAAAGTTGAACCTCGTGTAAAATTCTTAGCAGAACATTTGGAGGAAGCACACGTTGACTAACACTATTGATGCTATTCAAGAAATTCAACAGAATTTTATTGATAGTTCGTATGATGTAAATACTAATCGCGCTTTTCCTAATGTGCGCGATGGTTTGAAACCCGGAATGAGAGCTTGTCTTTGGGAAATGTGGACAAAAAAGTATACGAGCAATAAGCCGCACGTAAAGTCAGCAAAGATTGATGGTGGGGTAGCAGCTCTGTGGTGGCCGCATGGAACAACTGCCCTATATGAAACTTTTGCTCGTATGTCTCAACCTTTTACAAATAATGTTCCAGAAGTTGATTTTCATGGAGCTAATGGCAATATTATTCTTGGTGGAGATGCATTAGCTGCGGACCGTTATACTGAAGCTCGTTTAGCTAAAATTACAGAAGAAGGTATGTTCGCAGGTATTAATAAACATAATGTACCTATGATTCTAAATTTTAGCGAAGATGAAGAATGGCCGCAATATTTACCAGCTATTTTCCCTCGTCTCTTGGTAAATGGTTCCCAGGGAATTGGTGTATCTCTTGCTCAAACTTGGCTACCCCATAGTTTTACAGAAACAGCCAATCTAATTCTTGACTATATTGATACAGGAGAACTTAAAGAAGATACTTATTATCCCGATTTTCCAACGGGCGGCACAATTATTAACAAAGATGAACTTGCCATTATCAATAAGACGGGTAAAGGTAAAGTTGTAGTAGATGCAAAGTATCGCATTGAAGGTAATGAAATTATTTTCTATGAAATGCCTTATCAGGTTTATATTGAACCTGTAATTGAAAAAATCAAGGAGGTCGTAGAAAAAGGAGAACTTGCGGGATTAGCAGATGTAATTAACAAAAGTGATAAAAAGAATATTGCTTTGGTGGTAGAATGCCAAAAAGGATTTATGCCTGAAAAAGTAGTAGAAAATCTTTTTCGCACTACTCCATTACGTTCACAATATAATGCTAATCAAAATGCTATTGTTAGTAAGACCCCAATTCTACTTACTCTAAAAGAAGTTGTAGATATTTATATTCAACACAATTGTGAATGTATCCAAAAGGAATATCAGTATGATTTAGACGCAGCAAATACTCGTTTGGAAATTCTAAATGGGCTTATCGCAGCTCTTGCTAATATTGATGATATTATTGCTATTATTCGCAATAGTGATACTGCGGCAAAAGCTAAAAACACTTTAAAAACTAAATATGATTTTAGTGAGAATCAAGCTAAAGCGATTCTTGATATGCGGCTATCCAAACTTGCTAAATTAGATGGTATTGAATTATCTAATGAACAAAAAGAAAAAGAAGAGCAGGTCAAATATTGTAAAATTATTGTAGAATCTCTATCTGAACAGAAAAAGGTTCTTTATAAGCGTTTAGCGGAATTAGCTAAAAAATATGGGGACAAACGCCGCACAGAAATAGTTCAAAAAAATATTGCTAAAGCATCTACAACCAAAGCTGCAAAAGAAGAAGTTGTAGAGAATGTTGTTATTACATTCAATCCTCTTGGATATTTACAGAATATTCCTCTTACCACATATCGTAAAAATAGTTTTGATGCTTTTAAAATCACAACTAAAGATTTTGTTTTACTATTCAGTAATCAAGGTCGCTTTTTCCGCATCTCTCCTAAAGATGTAAAGAGTTGTAGTCCAAGAGATAAAGGCACTGCTATTGGAGCAATTCTATCTCTCGAAAAAGGTGAAAAGATTATCGCGGCATTTGATAGTATTATTAATGAAAAACGCCCTTATATTCTTTTTGCTATGGAAAATGGCTATGTAAAGAAAACTGAAAAAGCAGAGTACATTGGCACAACCCGCAACATTAAAGGTATGGTAGCTACAAAACTCAAAGATTGTGAAATTGTATCTATCCAAGAGACTAATGGAAATGATATAATGTTAATAAGTAAGGAAGGATACCGCATTAGATTCCACGCCGATGAGGTGCGGGCAAGCGGTAAGGCTTCTCTTGGAGTTATTGGTATTAAACTTAGTGCTAACGATGCTGTAGTAGATGCTAAAATTCTTGAAAAGACTGATAAAACAGATATTGCTCTTACCAAACGAGCAGGGAAAGGAAAGAAGAAATAATGTCAGACCTATACCCAGGTTCTTATCAGGTATTAGCAATGAAATATGGCAAAGCTCCCGAGGGGGAAAAACTTATGCGGGAGCTTGCTTCTGGCAAATATATTGCTCAACCTAAAAAAGATGGCTATTTTTATGAACTTGAAAAAACAGATGATGGACAGTTATATTTCTTTAGCCGTTCTAAATCTCGTGTGACCAAAGAGCTTACAGAAAAGCTTGACCATGTTCCGCATCTTGCGGAATGGGCAAAACAACTTCCAAATGGCACAATTCTATGTGGCGAAATTTATTATCCAAACGGAACCAGTAAGGATGTAACTAAAGTTATGGGCGCTCTTGCGGATAAGGCAATCGCTCGTCAAAAAGAAAATGGTTTGCTTCATTATTATATTTTTGATATAATTAGATATAATAAAGAATGGCTAATGGAACTTCCGTTTGAACAACGATATTCTCTACTTTGTGAGCATATTGATATTGAATGTGATAATCCAGATTGGCTAGAAGTTGCGCCAAGTAAAACAGGTTTTGATATGTATGATACCATTCAAAGCTGGATTGCGGCAGGGGGAGAGGGGGCTGTTGTAAAAGATAAATCTGGCACTTATAAAGCGGATATGCGTCCAAAATACAATTTCAAAGTGAAAAAAGCAACAGACAATATTGATTTTGTCATTACAAAGATTCTTGACCCAGAATATTATTATACTGGTAAAGAACCTGATACATGGCAATATAAAGATAATGATGGCAAACTTATTACTAAGGCCGCATACTATAATTGGGCTGGAGCTATTCAAGTTGGAGCATATAATGATGCGGGAAAACTTATTGCTGTTGGACGAGTAGCATCTGGCCTTACGGATGAAATGAAAGAAGATATAGCTAAAAATCCAGATAAATATATTGGACAAGTCTGTGAAGTTCAAGCTATGTCTCTTGACAAGGATGCTCTAACATTCCGTCATCCATTTTTTGTGCGTATGCGTCCAGATAAACCTGCGGAAGATTGTAAAATTTCTGAAATCTTTTCACAAAAATAAATTTGACTATTGTAAATAATAGTGATATTATATAAATATAGAAAGTTGAAGAAAGGAAAACTTCTAAAAAATATTTTAGAAAATTTTCAAAAAGTATTGACTTTCTAAAATAAATAGTATATAATACTATAAGTAAAGTAAAAGAGGGGAAAGAAAACCCCACAGAGACAAAGGAGTTATGTATGTCTTACGTCCTATCTGAAAAAGCTCAGGCTATTCTTGCTCACCTTCAAGCTAACGTTGGTACTGATGAAACCTTCGTTGAGGTTGCTGAAGCTACTGGTCTTGAAGCCCGTTCCGTCAATGGCACCGTTACTGGTCTTGCCAAGCGTGGTCTAGTTGAGCGCGTTGAGGTTGAAGGCTTTGATAAAAAGGTCATTCGTCTAACTGACGCTGGCCGCACCTTTGACCCTATGACTGAAAAAGTTGAAGCTGACGCTGAATAATTAATATTTTAGAGATAAAAGGAGTGGGAGATAATAAATAATTATTATCTCCCTTTTTGTTATGATGATAGATTTATTACTACCTATCATCTTAGTTGGTTTAGTTTTTGTATTTATCTTTTACAAGATAGGCAAAAGGAACGGACTAAATCAACAAATAAAACAAACTCAACTAAGTAATGATAAAATTTTAGAAGAACGAAAAATTCTTCAAGAAGAAATAAAAAAAGAACAGTACCGCATTCAAGAGATAGAATCTGAATATCAAAGTAAGAAGCAATTGATTTCAGATGCTAAAGAAGCGGCAGAACGTGAATATGCTGAAAGAAGGGATAATCTAAATAATCAGCATAATACACGATATAAAGAATTACAGAATATTTTCCAAGAGAAACAAATCCAATTACAAGCAGAATATGATACTAAAAAGTTTGAATTGGATGAACAGATGGAAAGTTTGCGGGCCGAGCTTGATACTTTACAAAGGCAAAAGGCCGCAATTATTGAAGCTAAAAAGCGGGAAGAACTTATCCAACAGGATATTTCTAAATATAGCATACAGCTAAATGAACAAGAGTTGCATGATATTAAAATTTTAAATAATTTACGTGCAACAATGTTTTATCCACAAGTAATTGGCAAAATCATTTGGACCTCTTTTATTCAAAAGAAATTAAAACAATTATGTAATGACATAGTAGGAACAAACATAGTTACAGGTATTTATAAAATTACAAATCAAATTACTCAAGAAGCTTATATAGGCCAAAGTAAAAATATTGCAAATAGATTTTTAGACCATGGAAAATCTGGAGTGGGGGCTGTAGAAGTGTCTTTAACTAATAAATTATATTCTGCTATGTTAAAAGATGGTATACAAAATTTTTCATTTGAAATTCTTGAACAATGCTCCGAATCAGAATTAAATAAAAAAGAAAAATATTATATAGAATTATATAATTCTGAAAAATTTGGGTATAATAGTACACAAGGAAATAAATAAATAAAGTGGGCATTTTAATATAATATGTATTGACTAACTTTTATATAAAGTAATGGTTGTATTATTGCTTAGATAAAGGATACAAAATGAAATTAGTACAATTAGAAACTTGCCCCAAGAATATAGTCGGAATTTATAAAATAGATTTTCCAAATGGAAAAAGTTATATTGGACAATCTCAAAATATAAAAAATAGAATTTTAGAGCATAATTATAGAGCTTTTCATAATAGAAAAAATAAAGATATACAGTTATGCGAATACGCTATTAAAAAATATGGTGCAATTAATTATTTTTATATTTTAGAAGAGTGTTTGATTTCTCAATTAGATGCTAAAGAACAAAAATGGATTAAATTTTTTGACACGACTAATAAGAAAAAAGGGTATAATTTATTAGACAGAGGTAACGTTGCAGGAAGAAGAGGATGTGATAATGCAAACGCAGCTTTTAATCAAGACACAATTAAGGAAGTTTATGATTTATTAAAAAATCATAATGAACTATCTTATGAAGATATAGCTAATTTGTATAACGTAGATAAGTACACTATTTTTAGAATTAATTCTGGAATCTCTTATACTCAAGACGATATAGATTATCCAATTAGAAAGCAACGCTATTCTGCTTTTAGAAAAAATAAAATTAAAGATTATTTTGATAATCCAGAACAGCTATTATCTCTTAAAGAAGATTTAAGACATTGTTGGTGGTTAAAAATTGAAAAAGATTTAGTGAAAAAATATAATATACCAGTAGCTATTATTAGAGATATAAATAATGGTAGAAAATTTGCGGATATTGGGAATTATGAATATCCAATTCGTTCAAAGCGTATGATAAACCAGAATATTTTGACCTTTCAACAAGTTGTAGATATATTAGTTTTATTGCGTACCACAAATATGTCTATGCAGAATATAGGAAAACAATATGGTGTTGGTCGCGCTACCATTAGCAATATTAATAATGGTACTAATTATGTAATACCAAATTATTTATATCCTGCCAGAAAAACTCTAAAAAAGAAGGAGAATATAAATGGGTAAAGTTACCATTATGTCACAAACCCCTAAAAATCCTATTACTTTAATGGGAGAATGTGCGGGACCAGCTTATGGGTCTGATACTTCAAATCCTGAAAAAAATTATAGGCGTGGATTAACTTGTGTAAAAGATGGTCACGGACGTATGCTTGAGTTTTGTGATGTATTTCTAAAAATTGAAGGATACTCCGCACGAGTTATGCGAGAGTTCATGCGTCACGTAGGGGACGGTCTAACTGCTATTCAGCGTTCTACTCGTTATTGTAATGAAACAAATTTTGAGTATTATACACCGCCCTATATTGAAAAAAATCTAAAAGATGACTACGATAAAATTATGTTGCGTATTCAAGACGCATATTTTGACCTTATTGAATGTGGAGCAAGTAAAGAAGATGCTGCTAATATCCTTCCTCTTGGAATGAATACAATTGTAGTTACTAAGAAAAATGCTCGTTGTCTTTCTGATATGGCGCAAGTACGTCTGTGTAATCGTGCTTATATTGAATATCGTCAACTAATGAAAGATATTATTCAATCTTTGCGTGATTATTCTCCCGAATGGGATACTCTTGCTGATGAAATTTTCAAATGCAAGTGTGATGTATATGGATATTGTACTGAGAAATTTGGTTGCGGAAAATATCCTAAGCGCGAAGAATAAAATTTGACTTATAAAAATTTTTTGATATAATTATTATATAATAAAAGTGGCAAATCGCCCAAAAAGAAAGGTATTTTTACATGAAATCTAAATGGAAAAATGCAGTAGAAGTTCAGGGTTATATCTTCAATTTTGGTAATGATGAACGTCGTCAGCTCAAAGAACGCATTTCTGGACCTAATTCCACCCATCCTGGTACTGAATATATTCAGGGCGAACTAAATGTTGCTACTGATGATGAAGCTTCAAATGTTGTAACTATTTGGTTCCAGTATGTTCCTAAAGTTTGGCCTGCAAAAAATGGTAAACCCGAACGTGAGAATCCTACTTATGCAGAACTTGCTCGACTAATTGATACTGCTAAGACTTTTGAATCTGACGGTGCTGCCGCGACCAAAGTTCGTGTTAGTGGTAATCTTGACGTAAATGATTTTTATACCCGTGAAGGAGAGCTTGCCTCTCCTAAGCGTATTCGTGGTAGCTTTGTTCATGTTCTAAATGGTCCTATTAGCCCTAATCCTGCAACTTTTGATATTGAATGTCTTCTCTCTAATGCTATTACTAAAGAAGTAGATGGCGGTGAAGATTATCTAACCCTCAAAGGGTATACTTTTGATTTCCGCAATGCGATTCTACCTTTTGATGTAAATGTTCGTATTCCTGCGGCTATCACTTATTTTGAGAATCAGGATATTTCTAATGCTAATCCTCTTGTAACTAATATTAAGGGTAACATTGTTTCTACAATTGTAAAACAGGAAGAAGAAGTTGAGAGTGCGTTTGGCGATCCTGTTGTAAATGTTACCACTCGTTCAGTCCGCACTTGGGATGTTACTTGGGCCGCTAAAGAGCCTATGGAATGGGATGATGAATCTAGCATCACGAAGGCAGAACTCAAAAAGGTTCTTCAGGAACGCGAAGATATGCTTGCTGCTGAGAAAAAGCGTCAGGATGAATGGAAAGCTTCTCAAGGTTCTAGCTTCTCTGCTGCTACTCCAAAAGCAAAAGCTCAGCCTGTAGTTGAAGAGGACGAAGACGATTTTCCTTTCTAAAGTATAAAGAATAGGGGAGATTATTATCTCCCCTCTTATGATATTTTATAAAGTATTTTAGATGGGAGATAAAATATAATGGGTATTGACCTGCTTTCTATTCAACCACATAAAGTTAGCCGCTCTCTTGAGGGCTATACTGTCCTATTCTATGGAGAACCAAAAACTGGTAAGACAACTATCGCTTCTCAATTTCCAAAAGCACTTCTTCTAGCATTTGAGACTGGCTATCTTGCTATTCCTGGTATTATGGCTCAGCCTATCAATAAATGGTCTGAGTTCAAACAGGTTCTAAAACAGCTAAAAGACCCTGCGGTTCATGAGCAATTTTCTAATATTATCGTAGATACTGCGGATATTGCTTATGACCTATGTGAGAAATATACTTGTAATCAAAAGGGTGTTTCTGCAATCAATGAAGTCCCCTATGGTCAAGGTTGGGCGCTCGCGGGCAAAGAATTTGATGAATGTCTACGCTCTATCCCGCAAATGGGATATGGTCTTGTAATGATTTCTCACTCTCAAGATAAGACTTTCAAAGATGAAAATGGCGCAGAGTTCAATCAGATTGTTCCGACTCTTGGCAATAAGCCTCGTCTAATTGTTGACCGTATGAGTGATATTATTGGGTATGCCCATCCTGTTGAACAAGAAGATGGAATTCGCACCTATCTTGAAATGCGCGGTACTAGTCGTTATGTTGCTGGTTCTCGTTTCAAATACACTCCACAGCGTATTGCTTTCACATATGATAATCTTGTAAATGCTATCGGCGATGCTATTGATATGCAAGCTAAAGAAAATAATGGTACGCTTGTTACTGATGAACGCACTAATGCTTATGAGGTTGCGCCAGAAGAAGATTTTAATGAACTAATGGCACAAGTTCGCACTATGATTTCCAAGATTCAAACTAATGTTCCAAAAGAGGAATTTAATAAAACTTGGAAGCATACAATCACTGAAATTACAGACAAATATCTTGGCGCAGGCAAGAAAATCAATGATTGTACTCCTGCTCAGACAGAACAACTCTCGCTTATTGCTTCTGATCTTGCGGATGTAATTGGTAATTTTGATTTTAGTGTATATAACAAATAAATAAATACAGCCCTTACCTTTACGGTGAGGGCTTTTTTATTTGACAAAATAGAAAAAATATAGTATAATATAAATATCTTAGAGTATTTATATTGAAGGAGTTTGTATGGCAGGTTATAGACCTTGTAAATGTGTATATTGCGGTAAACCATTAGACCGCAATGTAGAAGAATGGGAACAAGCTCCAAGTAATAGATATGCCCACAAATCTTGCTATGATAAAAGACAAGAAGAAATCCAAGAGCAACAAGAAGAAAAAGAATATAGATTAAAAATTCATGAAAAAAATAAAGAAGTGTGCGGGATTCAGTATGTAAAAACAAGAACTGAAAAGCAGATTAAAGAGTATTTAAAAGAAGGAATGACTGCAAAAAATATCTATAAAACTCTTGAATACTGGTATGATATTAAAAAACAAGACCCCGCAGAAGCCCATGGCGGCATTGGTATCGTTCCATATGTCTATCATCAAGCAATGGAATATTGGCAAAAACAAAAAATTATTGGTACTCAAAATGATACAATAGATGATGATACAATTAATGGGTATTTAAATATTCAAGAATCATTGCCAAGGCAGTGTAACCATAAAGAACGTATTGTAAAGCCAAAGCGTAAAACATTTTTTATATTAGATTAAGGAGGTGTTCATTTGGCTGGAAATAAATATTATGATACAACAGCCGCAATCCAAGTAATTGGTTGTGTATTAAATAATCCACACCTTCTAGATGATGATGGAATTTATATTTTTAATGAAAATGATTTTGTAAATGATTTCCACAGGGTTATCTTTGGTAGTCTACATAATTTGTATAATATGGGAACTACAAATTTAAATACAAAAGCAGTAGAAGATTATTTACAAAATAGACCAAAATCACTAGCTATTTATAATGCAAATAAGGGTGCAGAATGGTTACATAAAACTTTTAAAATAGCTGAAATAGAGAATTTTGATTATTATTATAGTCGTTTAAGAAAAATGACTTTATTAAGAGCATATGATGATATTGGCTTAGATGTCTCTTGGATATATAATCCAGACAATCTTTTTGACCAAGAGCTAAAAGAACAGCAAAGCAAACAGTTTGATGAAATGACATTAAATGAAATTGCTGAAGCTATTGAAAATAAAATTACACGAGTGCGGGAAATGGCTATTGATAATGATACTGATGAATCTTGCCAAATTGGCGATGAAGCAGAAAAGTTATTAGAGGAATTAGAAACAACTCCCGCAATTGGTTATCCATTATATGATAAGATTTATGAAAAGATTTGCATGGGCGCGAGACTTGGTAAATTTTACTTGAGAAGCGCGGCCACAGGTGTCGGTAATATATGGGCATTTTAGTATAATTGATATTGCATATTTTTTATATCTAAATAGATAAAACAAAATCTAAGGAGATATAAAAATGACAGAAGAACAATATAATATTGCTAAAGATTTATATCTAAAAGAAGAAAAAAGTTTAACCTATATAGGCAAAACATTACATATTGATAGAGGAAAACTTAGTAATAAATTCAAAGAAAATGGTATTGAAGTAATAAATAGACAAAACATTGCAAAATTTAATCAGGATATTTTTTCTAAAATAAATACTGAAGAAAAAGCTTATTGGCTTGGTTTTCTTTATGCTGATGGATATGTTGGAACTAAACAAAATGAAGTAGAATTAGCTTTAAAGAGTAGTGACGTTCATCACTTAGAAAAATTTAGAGACTTTTTGGGTTTTTCAAAAGATAAACATATTTTTCAAAATGAAATTAGATGTAGAATATCTTTTAGAAATAAAAAAATAAGACAAGACTTGATTAATTTAGGATGTATTCCTCAAAAATCTTTAGTGCTAACCTTCCCTAATAAACAACAAGTTCCATCTTATCTGATACCTCATTTTGTAAGAGGATATATTGATGGCGATGGAAGTATAATGATTGGCCCCAAATATACTCCAAGGCTAAATATTTTAGGCACATATGATTTTTTATATAGTCTAATAAAACAAATGGGTTGGAAAGAAAATAAAATTTCTTATAAAAATCGCCAAGAGCAAATTGGAGTTTGTTCTATAGAATGGGGCGGAAGATATGTAATGAATTATTTGGATGATATATATAAAAATGCTAATATCTATTTAGATAGAAAATATGAAAAATATCAAATACTAAAAAATAATAATAATTGATTTGCCGACGATAAACTGGGGAAAAAACTTGGAACCCTAAACTCATAAGAGCAAGGGAATCAGAGGTGAAGGGCAATCGAAGATTGACCAGCCGCAACGCATAGTGAGTGAAAAGATATAATCTCACCACGAGGCCCCAGCTTTTCTAATCAGAAAAGAAAAGATATGCTGAACTTATAGGAAACTATAAGAACTATAGGATAAAAAGCCTATGGGGTAACAAAATTGAAATCAAGGTCTGCGATGGCAGATGCTTGCTGGCTAGCTTGTTCCGAAGTTTTTGAAAAAGGAAAATGGGTTTCTACTGGTTCTGAAAATATTCCTACAGTTTTTATCTCTGTAGAATTAGACAAATCTGAATTACAAACAATGGCATGGTCTTTTGTATCTGGTGTTCCAGAAAATCATATTCTCGAAAATAATTATGACTTTGGAGAAAAAGAACGAGTTCTTAAAGCAATTCAAATTCTAAAAGAATCTTCTTTATACATTGAATATTTTCCAGACTATAGTATGAAAGATATTGAGAATTGTATTAAGAGAAATCTACGAGTCCATAAAGTTCAAGCTATTTTCTTAGACTATATTACAACTTCAATGAAAATCATTGAAGAAATTACTCGCGCTTCTGGCGGAATGAAGATTAGAGAGGACCAAGTTTTATTCCTACTATCTTCTAAATTAAAAGATATTGCTAGTACATATAATGTTTTTATCTTTAGCAGCACACAACTTAATGCTCAATTTCGTACAGAAAAAATTCCAGATCAAACATTGTTAGCTGGCGCAAAATCAATTGCTAACCGTATTGATTTTGGTTCTATCATGTTGGATTGTACGCCAGAAGATTTAGAAGATATTCAAACTGCGGTTCTTGACCGCCATCCGGAATTGGGAATACCCAATGTGAAATGTTCTATTTATAAAAATCGTAGAGGTAAAATTAATCGTGTTCTTTTATGGATGCGAGCTGATAAAGGTACATGTAGATATAAAACATTATTTGTTACTGATTATAATTTGAAATACATTGATCCAAAAGAGATATTTGAGTAAAGGAGGTATGAATGTCTTATTCTAAAGACTCTGTAAAAGAAAAACTGGACATTGAAGATATTTATACTCTCCTTGAGTATTTTGGAGCAGAACCAGAATATAATGGTGACAATATAGTTTGTAAAACTATTTGCCACAATGGCGATTCCCGCAAACTATACTACTATGAAAACACTTCCCTATTTACATGTTATACTCATTGCGGCACTTTTGATATATTTGAGTTAATACAAAAGGTTAAGGGTTTAGACGATTTAAATAATGCAATTTTCTTTGTTGTTAATTTTTTAAACATGCAAAGTGAAATTGATGAAATTGATGATATAGAATATTCCGCAGACATGAAAGTATTTGCGCGATATGAACATCAATCAGAGATTTCAGATAAATCTATTTTGTTGGATAAAATGGTATTAGATGAATATGATTTATCTATTATTAAGCATTACCCACAATTTAGAATTAAATCTTGGGAAGAAGATAATATTTCTAAAGAGGTTTGTGATTATATGGGAATTAGGTATGACCCAGTAGATGGAAATATCCTTATTCCGCACTTAGATGAAGATGGTAGATGTATTGGTATTCGTCAACGCACACTGGTCCAAGAGAATGAAAAATATGGTAAGTATAAACCTTGGCGGCACCAAGGTAAGATGTATAATCACCCACTAGCTTTCAATTTATATGGATTATATAATGCTAAAGACCGCATTCAACAAATGCAAACTGCTATTGTAGCAGAATCAGAAAAATCAGTCCTTGAATACATGAGTTATTTTGGTACAGCAAACAATATTTGTGTAGCAGCGTGCGGCAGTTCAATTTCTCGTTATCAGTTTGAGCTTTTGGAAAAATTAGGTATCAAAGAAATGGTAATTGCTTTTGACCATGACTTTGAAGATTATAATTCTAAAGAAAGTTTAGATGTTCAAGAAAAAATTGCTCGCATTGCTAAAAAATTCACAGCTAATGTAAATGTTAGTGTTCTTATTGATAAAGAAGGTATTTTACCATATAAAGCCTCTCCATTAGATATGGGCAAAGAAACTTTTCTATATCTGTTTAGAAACAGAATTATGCTATAGGATGTGATTCAAATAAAATATAAACTATATAAAAAGACTATTCCTTATCTAAACGCTATTCAGCAAATTCTTTATAATCGTGGTATTCCCGCGAATAAACAAGAAGCTTGGTTAAATGCGGGAAAAGAGTATATCTTGCCTTGGACCATGCTTGATTATGATAAAGTAAAATCAGCCGTTTATATGCTTGCAAATGCTATTCGACAGCATCAAAAAATTGCTCTAATTGTGGACTGTGACTGCGATGGGTATACATCTTCCGCAATTTTTATGAATTACTTTTATAAGTATGAACCAGAATGGGCTGTAGATAATATTCAGTATTATCACCATGAAGGTAAAGAACATGGTCTAAATGATTTGAAAAAGGAAATTATTGAATCAGGAGATATTAGTCTTATTATCTCTCCTGACGGAGCTAGTAATGATAAAGAAGCCCAAGAGCAACTAAATCAAAACAATATCAATATTATTATTCTTGATCACCACGAATGCACTGAAGATTATTCTAATATCCATACAATTGTAGTAAATACGCAATTACCATATGAAAACGATATTGATAAGAAATATCCAAATGGGAGTCTTACTGGTGCAGGGGTTGTTTTCAAATTTTGTCAGGCTTATAACGATTTGATTTATAAAGGACAAAACTCTCCAGATTGGTTGTATGACCTTTGTGCTCTTGGAAATTGCGGGGATATGGCTTCTTATAAAGAACTAGAAATTAGAGCGCTAATGAATGTTGGGCTAAATCAAATTAGCAATCCTTTTGTAAAAGGTATGGCAAGCGCTAATGATTTTTCTATTCAAAAAATGAATGGTATCAATTATTATTCTGTTGCTTTTTATATTGTTCCTTTTATCAATGCTATTACTCGTTCTGGTTCTTTAGAAGAAAAAGATATGGTTTTCAAAGGTATGCTTGAACAATATGCACATGTTATGGTGCCCTGTTCTAAACGAGGATGTAAAGGCCAAGAGTGGGAGTTGTGGCAAGAAGCAGTTTTAGTTGCTCAAAGAGTAAAGCGTAGACAGACAAAACTTCAAGATGAAACAATGGCTTTTCTTGAAAATAAAATCCAAGAGGAACATCTAAATGACAATGCTATTATTCTTCTCTTAGTAGAGCCAGGTCAAGTTGAACGCAATCTTGCGGGATTGTGCGCAAATAAAATTCAAGCTAAATATCAAAAGCCGTGTGCTATTCTAATTCGTTCTAAACAAAAAGATGATACAGAAGATTATTATCGTGGCTCTATGCGAAATTATTCTCTATCTCCTGTAGATGACTTGAAATCTGAATTAGAAAAAACAGGTGAAATTGAATTTTGTGCGGGCCATGCTAATGCCGCGGGCCTAGGAATTGCAAACAGCCATATAGATAAATTTATTGAAAAATTCAATAAGCAATATGAAAATATTGACCAAACCCCCGTCTATTGGGTAGACTATATTTGGAATGTAAACACATGTGACCCAAATAAAATTCTTGATATTGGCAAATGCAATCTTTATGGGCAAGAAATTCCAGAAAGTAAAATTTGTGTTAAGAATATTGTCCTAAATCCAACAATGATTACCCTCATGAGTAGAGATAAAAATCCAACGCTGAAGATTACTCTACCTAATGGAGTTAGTATTATCAAATTTAAATCTTCAGAAGAAGAATATAAAGAATTTTGTGAAGAAGATAAAGTGCTTACTATTATTGCAAAATGTCAGGTAAATTCTTGGCAAAATAATATTACTCCACAGCTTGTTGTGGAGGAATTTGAGCTAGAAGAAAAGTGGATATTTTAAAATGAGCAGTGGCATTTATTTATTGACGAATCTTATAAATAATCATTTATATGTTGGGAAATCTATAAATATTGAAAAACGATTTGTTAATCATATAAATACATCTAATAATCCAAATAGTCCAGAATATAATTATCCAATACATAGGGCTATTAGAAAATATGGCTCTGAAAATTTTAATTTGTCTATTTTAGAAAACATTGAGCCCTATATAGAAGATATAGCTAATCAACAAGAAAAATATTGGATACAAAAACTAAATACGTTTTATAGCAATGAACATTATAATGCAACTTTGGGAGGAGATGGAAAACTAGGAAGAAAACTAAGTTTAGAAGAAAGAAAAAAGCTTTCCCAAAAGCAAAAAGAAGCTTATCAAACCACTCAAGGAAAGTTGAGAGCAAAAAAACATAGTATACATATATCTGGTAAAAACAATCCAAATTATGGAAAACACTCAAATGGAAAAAGAGTTTTATGTGTTGAAACTCAACAAATATACGCTTCAGCTAGAGCAGCAGCAAAAGATGTCAATAGAAGTCATACCTCTATAATTTCAGCTTGTTTGGGGAAAACAAAAACTTCAGCGAATTTTCATTGGAAATATTTAGAATAATTTTATTATTAAACTGCGGACAGAATGGTTTTTTTAAATGTGTGATATTTGTTCAGATAACCGTTTTGAAATTATTGATAGAGCAAAAGAAGACCTTTTACGCAGAACCAATATAGATAAACGTCCGCAAGAAATGGAAGTATTAGATAGTTTTCTATTTAGATGCTGGCAGATGGGCTGGTTAGAAAAATACAAATAAACAAAGAGAGTTATGTCATTTGTTTGACATAACTCTTTTTTTATGTTATAATTATATTGTAAATATAAGATATAAAAGAAAGGAAATAGATGTATCCAGGGTCACTTCATAACCATACGGATTATTCTAACTTTCGTCTTAGAGATGCAATTTCAACTGTTGAAGGTCTAATGGATTATGCACTAGAATTAGGACATGAGGTTATTGCTTTTACAGAACATGAAACTGTTAGCAATTCAGTAAATATTATTGAAGCATATGAAGCACGTAAAAAGGATAATTCTAATTTCAAAGTTATTTTGGGTAATGAGATTTATCTAACACGTAATGGTTTGAACGCAGAGAATTTTGATGCGGCGAAGGATAAATATTTTCACTTTATCCTTTTAGCAAAAGACAAAGAAGGACATAAACAAATTCGTGAATTATCCACACGAGCTTGGATGCGTTCTTATATGGCACGAGGTATGCGGCGTGTGCCAACATATTATCAAGATTTAGAAGAAATTATCAAGCCAAATCAAGGGCATGTTATTTTTAGCACTGCTTGTCTAGGTGGACAATTGCCGCAATTGATTCTTGAATATAAGCAAAATAAAACTAAAGAAAATTTCAATAATATTGTAAAATGGTGTAAGTATATTGAGGATATTGCGGGTAAAGGTAATTTTTATTTAGAGCTTCAACCATCTTATAATGAAGAACAAATTATTGTAAATAAAACAATGATTGATATTTCTAAGTTTTTAGATATTCCTTATATTATTACCACGGATAGTCATTATATCAATAAAGAAGAACGATTTATTCATGAAGTTTATTTGAAATCTCAAAGTGGCGATAGAGAAGTAGCTGAATTTTACAATTCTACTTACCTTATGGGAACAGAAGAATTAGAAGAATATTTATCTTATTTATCCAAAGAGCAATTAGATGAAGCATATAAGAATATCCGCGATATCAAAAATCAATGTGAAGATTATGATTTGCGTAAGAATTTAAGAATCCCTGAGTTGCCTTGGAAAGATACTTATATTACCGACAAAGAGGTAAATAAATATTTATCTAAAATTCCTAATCTAAAATATTTTGTCAACTCATCTTTTGAGGGTGATAAATTATTAGCTAAAATGATTATTCAAGGAATCCAAGAGAAAAAGGATGAATTAGATAATCAAGATACATATGATGAAATTGATATTGAATTAGATTCAGTATGGCAAAGCTCTTTGGTGAATAAGGCCCATTGGAGTTCTTACTTTTTGAATCTTCAAAAGATTATTGATACCGTTTGGGAAGCGGGAAGTCTTGTAGGGCCAGGTCGTGGTTCTGGTGTAGGATTCTTGATTCTTTATATTTTAGGGATTACTCAAATCAATCCTCTAAAAGAAACAACAAAGACTTATCCTTGGCGTTTTCTCAATCCCGCACGTGTTTCTGTTCTGGACGTAGATTTTGATATTTCTGGTCTAAAGCGTAGCCAAGTTTTAGATAAATTTAGAGAAGTATATGGAGAAACAAGAGTTGCAAATGTTTTGACTCTTGGAACAGAAAAATCAAAAAGTGCGATTTTAACTGCGGCTAGAGGACTTGGTATTGACAATGATATTGCTCAATATATTGCTTCCCTAGTACCTTCCGACCGTGGTTTGATTCGTTCTCTAAATCAATGTTATTATGGCGATGAAGAAAATGATATGAAACCAGTTGCACCATTTGTTCAAGAAATGAAGCAATACCCAAATCTATGGGAGGTTGCAAGTCGTATTGAAGGTATTATTTGCAGAACTGGCATTCACGCGGGTGGCGTAATCTTTGTAGATGAACCTTTTACAGAAGCAGGCGCTCTTATGCGCGCTCCTGATGGAACTATTATTACTCAATTTGAGCTCCATACATGTGAAAAAATTAGTTTTATTAAGTACGACGCCCTTTCAGTAGAAGCCGAAGATAAGATTCAAAATTGTCTCGAATTACTTTTAAAGCATGGATATATTGAAGATAAGGGTAGCTTAAAGGCCAATTATGAGAATATCATTGGTATTTATAATCTTGAACGCGATGACCCTAATATGTGGAAAATGGTTTGGGAGCATAAAATTCAATCTTTGTTCCAAATGGAAAAAGATAGTGGTATTCAAGGTATTGCTTTGACAAAACCTAAATCTGTAGATGATTTGGCAACTCTCAATTCTGTTATTCGTCTAATGGCTCAAGAAAAAGGAGCAGAACAGCCACTCCAAAAGTACGCTCGCTATAAAAATGACCCATCTCTTTGGTATAAAGAAATGGAACTATATGGATTAACAAAAGAAGAGCAAAAAATTCTTGAGCCTATTTTAGCTACCTCTTATGGTATTTGTGAATCACAAGAAAAGTTTATGACACTTGTTCAAATTCCTGAGTGTGGAGGATTTGATCTAAACTGGGCTGATAGGCTTCGTAAATCTATCGCTAAAAAGAATCCAAAAGACTATCAACTACTGGAAAAAGAATATTTTGAAAGAGTTGAAGAAAAAGGCCTAAGCAAAAATCTTTGTGAATATGTTTGGCATGTTCTAATCGCTACATCTCGCGGCTATGGTTTCAATCAGAGTCATACACTTGCTTACTCACTCGTAGGGTTGCAAGAGATGAATTTGGCATATAAATTTCCTATTATTTTTTGGAATTGTGCTAATCTTATTGTTGATTCTGGTGCTATCGAAGGGCTAGAAGATAAAACTGCAAATTATGGTAAAATTGCTATTGCAGTAAATAAAATCAAAGCGCAAACAGATACTTCGGTTTCACTGATTGACATAAACAAATCTGAACTTTCTTTTACCCCAGATGCAGAAAACAATAAAATTTACTTTGGCATGGCAGGACTTCAAGGTGTGGGTAACGAAGTATGTCAACAAATTATTGAGAATCGCCCATATAATTCTTTTGAAGATTTTAGACAAAAAACTAAAGTCAATAAAACTGTAACAATTGCTCTCATCAAGAGTGGAGCATTTGATCAGTTTGGCGAAAGAAAAGATATTATGGAACAATATCTGCGGGAAGTATCAGAACCAAAGAAGCGACTAACAATGCAAAATTTCAATGGATTGATTGAAAAAAATCTTATCCCGCAAGAATTGAATTTTCAAAAAAGATTATTTGTATTCAATAAAGCATTGAGAAAAAATAAGTATAAAGATTATTTTATTCTTAGGGCTGATAATTTTTATAAGTTTTATAGTACTTTCTTTGATGTAGATAAACTTGTCCCAGTAGAAAATAAACTTGGCATTGATCAAAAACTTTGGAAAAAGATGTATGATGAAAAAATGAAGCCCGCAAAAGAATACATCTCAAAAAACCAAAAGCAGATGCTAACTAATTTCAATAATCAATTATTCCAAGAGCAGTGGGATAAGTATGCGTTAGGTTCTTATTCTACTTGGGAAATGGAAAGTCTGGGCACTTATGAGCATGAACATGAGCTGTCTAAAATTCCTTATGATTTATATGGAATTAGTTCTTATTCAGAACTAAGTGATATTCCGCAGGTTGATTACACTTTCAAAAAGAATGGTATTGAAATTCCTATTTTCAAAACCACTCGTATCATTGGTACAATTATTGCAAAAGATGAACTTCATTCTTCGGCAACTATTCTTACTCCTGAAAAAGATGTTGTTACAATCAAAATGGGTAAAGATTATTTTGCTCGTTATAATAAACGAATTAGTGAAATCATGCCTGATGGAACTAAAAAGATGCGGGAAAATGGATTCTTCCAACGTGGTACTCTGGTTATGGTAAATGGCTATAGACGTGGAGAAACTTTTGTTCTAAAAGCTTATAAAAGAACTAATTCGCATCAACTATACAAGATTACAAATGTATATAAAGATGGTTCACTTAATATGACTAACAAACGATATGGCGAAGAAGAGGAAGCTATTTAGCTTCCTCTTTTTATTCGACAACCGTAAGAAAATATGATATAATATTATTAGTAAAATATCCAAGAGAAAGAAATATATATGAATAAACCAATTATCATTGCTTTGTGCGGACCAGCTGCGTCAGGAAAAGATACTCTCGCAAATGAGTTATGGCGGTATATGAAAATGGAAAATATTGCATGTAATTTCTTAGTATCAGATACAACTCGTCCAATGCGGCCCAGGGAAAAAGAAGGAGTAGACTACTTTTTCCGCACAGAAGCAGAATTTTTCAAAAAATTTCATAATGGTGATTATCTAGAGTGGACAGAATATAGAAATTGGTTCTATGCTACTGATAAACATCAACTTCAAAATGAATACAATCTCGGCGTATTTAATTTGTCAGGGATTCTATCTCTAAAATATTCTGGCTATACTGTTATTCCAATTTTTCTAAAAGTACCTTTTCTAACTAGAATGAAACGATATAAAGAACGTGCGGGTAAATTTACTCTTGAACAATTTAGACGAGCATGGGCCGATATGAATGATTTTGCAAATGCTGACTTGTATTTAGAAAGTCTTTTTCCGCGTTCATATTTAGTATTGAAAAATTCAAATATTCTTGAAAATTGTCAAAAAATTACACAACATCTTGTGTCTCTTGGATTAGAATAAATACAAAGTATTGGGCAAAAACCAATAATCTTCTTATTCTAATTTTTATATAATATTACCTGAAAAAACTAAAAAGTAAGGAAGTAAGTTATATGACACAAAAAGTAATAAAACGTAATGGCGAAAAAGTCCAATTCAATGAAGACAAAATCCGTTCCGCAATTGAGAGGGCCTTTCTTGAGGTTCATCCCAATGATTGGAAAACAGATTTTGTAAAAACATTTGGAGCGGCCGTTACTAAAGATGTTGTTCGTTCTATTTCTACTCATAAAGAGATTTCTGTAGAGGATATTCAAGATGTAGTTGAGCATTGGCTTATGCGCTCTGATGATTTAGAGACAGCTAAAGCATATATCAAATATCGTTATGAGCATGAACTTGCGCGTCAAAAATATACGGATGAGCAAATTCTTAATATGGTACAAGGACAAGATGAATATTGGGCAAAAGAAAATTCCAATAAAAATCCAGATTTAGTGTCTGTTCAAAGAGACTATTTAGCGGGTATTACTTCTACAGATATTGCTCGCAGATATATTTTTACAAAAGATGTAATTGAAGCACATGATGCTGGTATTTGTCACCAACATGACATGGATTATATGGCACAAGCTACTTTACATAATTGTGATTTAGTAAACCTTGATGATATGCTTCAAAATGGTACCGTTGTTAATAATGTTAAAATTAATAAACCACATCGTCTTTCTACGGCAATGACTATTGCCACTCAAATTATGGCAGCAGTGGCCTCTTCTCAATATGGCGGGCAATCTATTACCTTAACTCATTTAGCCCCCTTTGTTAGAGACAGTTATAATCTATTCAAAGAAAAATATCAAAAAGCGGGACTTTCTTCAGAATTAACAGAAGAACTAGCTCAAATAGATTTAAAGAAAGAAATTTCAGATGCGGTTCAAACATTCAATTATCAAAGTTCTACGCTTTTTACTTTGAATGGGCAGTCTCCATTCTGTAGTGTATTTATGTATTTAAATGAGACTGAAGAATATAAAGAAGAATTAATATTATTAATTAAAGAATTTTTCCGTCAAAGAATTCAAGGTATGCCAAATAGAGAAGGTATTGCTGTTACACAAGCTTTTCCAAAGTTACTCTATGTATTAGAAGAAGATAACTATAAGCCAGGAACAAAATATTGGGATGTCACTCAAATGGCTATTGCCTGTTCTGCTTGTAGACTTACTCCTGATTATATTTCTGAAAAGAAAATGAAAGAGATAAAAATCAATGGTAATGGCGAGGGAGATTGTTTCGCATGTATGGGCTGTAGAAGTTTTCTATCTCCCGACCCTACAGGTAATGGGTATAATAATATTGCCAAAGCTAAAAATTATGATGGCAAACCGAAATATTGGGGCAGATTCAATTGTGGCGTGTCTTCAATTAATTTACCAGATATTGCTTTTGCTTCTGGCGGAGACTTTGATAAATTCTGGAAAATTTATGATGAACGTTTAGAGATTTGCCATAGAGGACTACAAACTAGAATTAAACGTCTATCTAGGACTAAAGCTTCTGTAGCTCCTATCCTTTGGATGGATGGCGCTTTAGCTCGTTTAGATGCTGATGAAACTCTTGATAAACTTGTTCATAATCAATATGCAACAGTTAGCTTGGGGTATGTTGGCTTATATGAATGTGTTAAAATTATGACTGGTGTAAGCCAAATTGAAAAAGATGGACATGATTTTGCAATTGCTGTAATGCAAAAGCTAAATGACAAATGCGAAGAATGGAAGAAAGCTGAAAATGTAGGCTATTCCTGCTATTCCACTCCTGCTGAATCCCTTTGTTATAAATTTGCTTCTAAAACACGTGAGCGTTACCCCGAACAATTTCAAAAACTTTTTGGGAATAAAAAATATTTTGAAAATAGTTACCATATTCCAAGTTTCACTCACATTGACCCATTTTCCAAAATTAGTCTAGAAGGAGAATTTCAAAAATTAGCTTCAGGCGGATGTTTGAGTTATATTGAAAGTGTAAATTTAAGTCATAATCAAGAAGCTTTATACCCTATCATTGAGCATATTTATAACAATATTATGTATTGTGAAATCAATATTAAAACTTCTTATTGTCACGTTTGCGGACAATCTCAAACTATTGATGTTCATAAAGATGAACAAGGGGATACATATTGGGAATGTGCTAATTGTGGAAATAAAGATACTAAAAAAATGAATGTAGCTGCTCGTACTTGCGGCTATATTGGAACTAACTTTTGGAATGATGGAAAGACGCAAGAAATTGCTAGTCGATATATCAATCTAGATGACCATGATTTAGAAGAAGTTTAAATGGGCAAAAGAATAGAATATCAAACTGGAGAAATTATTGGTCCTCATGGACTAAAATACATTCAAGAAGCTGAGCCATATGTCAGGCCCGATGGTAAACGTCCAGTAAGACAAGCAATATTTGAATGTCCACACTGTAAAGAACATAAACATTTTATAACACGGATCTGTTATGCTAAAAATGGACATACTAAATCTTGTGGATGTTTGGGTATACAAAAAAATATAGAGACTATTCAAAAATATAATCTTTCAGAACATGAAATATGGAATAGAAAATCCTTATTAAAAGGAGATATAGTAGGAGATAATGGAGTAATTTATATCAAAGATATAGAGCCGTATCACTCTCCCACAACAGGAAGGCCATATAGAAAATGTTTATTTATTTGTCCTATATGTAATAGAGAATTTGAGTCTTTACTTGGAAATGTTAGCACAAATAAAGTTAAAGGTTGCGGAATTCATAATTCTTATGGGGAAGAAAAATTAGATAAAATTTTATCTAAGATGAACATTTCATTTGAACGACAAAAGAAATATAAAGATTTATATGGTCAGAATAGTTCTTATCCATATGCTTTTGATTTCTATCTTCCAGATTATAATTGTTGTATTGAATATGATGGTATTCAGCACTTTGAGTATAGAAAGAATAGTTGTTGGAATAGCAAACAAAATTTTATAGATACTCAAAGACGAGATAAAGAAAAAAATCAGTATTGTAAAGAAAATAATATCAATTTAATCCGTATTCCCTATACTGATTTTAATAAATTAAATCAGAAATATATTACAAATATATTGGAGGGATTAAATGAAAATTGCTCAACTAAGAAAAAGTGATATTTCCAATGGTACAGGAATTGGAATTAGTATTTGGACACAGGGCTGTCCATACAGATGTAAAGGGTGCCATAATGCATCTACTTGGTCCGCAAATGCTGGTAAGAATTTTATCCAAGAGGATAAAGATAAATTTTTAGCACTTTTGGATAATGATTATATAACACGAGTTAGTATTTTAGGTGGAGAAGCTTTACTGCCGCAAAACGTATCAGACCTAGCACTTCTTATCCATGATATAAAAATTAAAAGAGAAGATGTAAAAATTTGGCTATGGACTGGTGCAACTTTTGAAGATTTATATAAACTTGTCTTTTTGCGAAAAGAGTCTAACGATACAATTTTAAATAAATTAGGTTGGAATAATAAAAATTTAGCAGATTTAACTTATATACTCAATCAATTGGATTATATGATTGATGGGCGTTTTATCCAAGAGCAAAAAGATTTAACTCTAAAGTTTAGAGGTAGCAAAAATCAACGCTGGCTAAATATGAAAAAATCTATAGCTGCGGGACAAGCTATTTCTGTAGACTAAATAGGAAGGGAGATTTTTATAATCTCCCTTCTTTTTTATTAGACAAATAAAAAATTTTTTGTTATAATATTTATAGAAAATAAATATGAAGAATGAAAGGAGTCTATGTGGCAAACGTAGAATTTTCTAATTATGAAATTCATAAGCAATTATACGCGGCAATGGCTAAGCCTTCAAAAGAAACTCTAAAAGAGCGTTATGTTAGTATTGGTGCTTGGTTTAGTACGTCTCCAGCTTGTGACTATTATATGTTAATGTGTAAAGAGAATAGTTATTATACTGTTTTTCATTTTAACAATATGCACTATAATAAGGGCATGGAAGAAGTTCAAAAGACTCTTGAAAATCGTGGAGAAGTTATTGATATTAGCTATTCTCAAGAAAATGACGCTTATGAGTGTTGGGTAAAAGAAAAAGATACTGAAGAAATCCATATGTATTATTTTTTCAAATATGATTGGGGTGTTATTGAAGTTGAATAAAACAATTATTATTGCGGCTTTCCCGCAAGCCTTTTTAAAACTTTGTGTATTTGATGGTGCGCCTGAGTCTGTTAATGTTGCACCAATGATTCATGATGAAATGTTCGCGGCACCTCAATTTATGGAAATCGTGGATAGGATAATGACAAAATATCCTGAGACTACTACTATTGGCTTACTTGGACCTGCCGCGTATACACAAAAATTTCTTACAGATTTACAACTTAAGTTTAAAGATAATAAAGATGTTACAATTCAAATGATGGGAGCCTAAATAATATGATGCCTTGGGTTATTAAAAACACCACTGAATATCGTCTTGAGACTATGGAAGAAGTTGAATCTTTTCATAAGAAACTTCAAGAACAAGCTCGCTCTGGCGGCTATACACTAACTAATTTCTCTTGGGCTGAAAAGCAAGTAAAGTCCAAGGGCGAAGTGCTTGAAGAATATTACCAGGTCAAGTGTACTTTTGTTTTCAATAATCTCAAAGACCCAGAAAATGCTTTTTTCAAAGTAGAATTTCCTTCTTCTGAAATGGGTGATTTTAAATAATGGCTCTTATTAGCAATGAACTTATTGATGCGGGCAAAAATTTTGCTGATGCACTAGTAAAGAATACAGAAGAAATTCTTACTCCAAAAGTGCGTATCAAATATCATCATGAGGATATGCCTCGTCTAAAGAAAATTAAACAAGGTGATTGGATTGATCTCTATACTTCAAAAGAAGTAGTCTTCAAAGCAAATGAATTTATCTATATTGACCTTGGTATTTCTATGGAACTACCTGCGGGATATGAAGCTATTATGGCTCCACGTTCTTCCACTTTTAAAAATTGGGGTTTAATTCAAACTAATTCAATTGGCGTGATTGATTCAAGTTTTGCTAGCGACTCAGATATTTGGAAATTCCCCGCATATGCAACTCGTGATGTAACAATTCCCGCACATACTCGCATTGCGCAATTCCGTATTCAAAAAATTCAGCCTGAATTTATTTTTGAAGAAGTTAATAGTCTTGGTAATGCGGCCCGAGGTGGTCTTGGCTCTACAGGAACAGGAAAATTATAATGACTCTTGATGCAACAGTTTCAAAGGCAATTTATAGATTAGAGAGCGTATCTATTTTGCCTTTCTATTACTTACAGCCCACATTGGCTATAATTATTCACCCAGATAGAGAAACCCATAAAGGAGATTACTCTTATCTAAAAGCTCTTCAAACTGCGGGTGCTGGTTATAATGCTAGAGTAGAAACTTTTCATGCTGCATCCGCGCCAGAGGTAAGCGATTTAATTATTAAACTAAAGTATAATCCAAATTATGATGGGTTAATGATTATCTCTGATTACGGTGAAGCTACTCGTGGACTATATGATATGATTCCTGCGAGATTAGATATTGATGGTATGAGTTCTGGTTCTCTTGGACGATTATTTGGTGCTACTAATCCTATTGCTTATCGTAAAGCTCCTTCAACTCCCGTAGCTGTAATGAAAATTCTTCAAGAACTCATGATTGAACGTAATGAAAAACTTGAGGATAAACGTATTGCTGTTATTGGTCGTAGCATTAAAGTGGGTCGTCCATTGGCAGAGATTCTTTTACAGCAAAATGCAACTGTTATGATGTGGCACTCGCGTTCTCCTGAACCTCTTAGCAAATTTAATTATTTTGATATTGTTATTTCAGCTATTGGAAAACCAAAATATTGGAATGAACAAAATTTGGACCCCAAAGGCAAACTACTTATTGACGTTGGTATTAATGTTGATGATAAAGGAAAACTTTGTGGAGATTTTGATTATGCGGCGCTAAAAGATAAGGCGGATTACATTACCCCAGTCCCAGGTGGTGTAGGTCCAATGACTACTGTTACGGTATTTGCTAAACTTTTTGCAAACAAGCGTTTTCAGTATTAGGATATTAACGCTTAATGTTATTAGCATTAGATCAGAGTATTAGAATCTCTGGATATAGTATTTTTAAAGAACAGGAATTGGTCAGTTACGGTCACTGGTCAATTCCTTCTTCTTTACCTTTGGGACAAAGACTTCATATGTTTCTTGACCATTTAGATGAACTTAATGAAAAATATGAAATTGACAGAATCGCTTTTGAAGATATTCAAATGCAACGTGGCAATGTTGAAACATATAAAAAATTATGTTATACGCAAGCAATGATTATTTTCTGGTGTGAGAAACATAAAGTACAATATGATATTTTATCTCCTTCCCATTGGCGGTCAGTTATCAAACAAAAATGCGGGAAAGCCTTTGGCCGCAAACGAGAAGAACAAAAATTGGCCGCACAAGAGTTTGTTAAGGAAAAATATAATATTGAAGCAACAGAAGATGAAGCAGACGCAATTTCTTTAGGCACAGCCGCTATATTAGAGCAAGATAAAGATACTTGCGCTTTTTAGCAGACGCTCAAAGAATTGCGAGGTCGGTCTTGGTTTCGGTACACGCCCGCGTGGTAAAATTTTAGATAAAAGAGGTTAGAGTATTTTGCCTAATAAAGTAACTAAAGTTTTAGCTTTTATATATCTTATAGCAGGATGTATTTTATTATCTATGTATTGGAATCCTAATAAAGATATTATTAATATCCAAGAGCCACAAATAGTAGAAATAAAGGATACTGCGGCACATGCTAGTAGAATTGAAGAATGGTTAGTGCCTGATTCTCTTAGCCCGCAAAGAGAAGAAATTATTACCGTGGCAGCTCTATTATCTGCGTATAATAAAGCACCCAATCTAGATATTTTATCTAAGTTTTATTTAGAAGACAATGATATTATATATGAGCATAGTCTAGAAAAATCTCTAAATCTATATCTTGATGATTATGAATTAGGATATATGGCTATGAGTAAAAATCTTATGCCTGATGAAATCTTTGAATTAGTGCGGGATGGTATCCCTGTTGTCTCTTGGATAACAAATGATGGCGAATTGCCGCAATGGACAAATAATAAGAATGATAGATATAGTGAATATACTAATCAAATGACTGCTATTGTGTGCGGGATTGAAGGTAATAATGTTATATTATCAGGCCCTCTACACGGTATGGTGTCTATGGATATAGATGAATTTACTATTTTATATGAAGCTTGCGGCTGTCATGCTTTATGGCTAAAACAACTATAAAAAGCTAAAAAAAATAAGGGGAACTACTAATTAAAGTAGTTCCCCTTTTTATTTGTTTAGAGAGAATTAGAGCAATTGATTGACTCGACGCTGAACAGCGTTGTAGTCATATCCCGCAGCTTGTAGTCTGCGTTTACGATCTGCACCTTTACCCCATTGACCCGCAATAACTTCACGGGCAAGAGTTTCTACACTCTTGCGAGCAGGAGCAGAACTGCCACCACCCATAAGACGATTGACCTCAGCTTGTACTGCATTGTAATCATATCCTGCGGCTTGGAGACGATTCTTGCGGTCAGTACCTTTACCCCAAGCACCCGCAATAACTTCACGAGCGATAGTAGTATTGTCCTTTTTGGTAGGAGCAGCAGGAGCAGAGCCACCACTGGTCTTTTGGACAAAATCAAGAGAAATCCAACCAGCGCCACTCTTTAGCTTACCCCATTTAGAAGCGCCCTGTCCAGCAGATTCGGCTACAATAGTATAAACCTCACCCTTCTTTACAGAACCAGCTGTGGCAAAGTTAGTACCAGCACCTTTGCGGATATTGAGTACGTTAGTTGTTACTTTTACAGTATAACCAACAGCAGGAGCAGGTTGAGGAGCAGGCTGGGGTGCGGGTTGAGGAGCAGGAGCAGGTTTAGAGCCAGTCATTTGGTCATACCAATATTGAGCACGAGCCATATAGGCATCACGCTGTGCTCCGCCAATAGCACCTGGGCAAGCAGTAGGACTAATTTGAGAGTGAGGGCGGACGTTTTGTCCCCAAACGGGACGGCCTAAATTGAACGCTTTACAAAGAGCTGCTACAAGATGGGCACCATTTTCAAGTGTCGCTTCAGAAATAGTCCAACCACCAGCAGCACCAGTGTTGTTAGCATGTTCAATATTAATAGAACGCTGGTTCATATTAAAGTTTCCAAGTGCCCAAGCTGTATCTCTATCCCAAACAAGCTGACCAATGCGGCCATTAATATCTACTTGGTAATGAGCAGAAGCTTGACGATTCTGCCATACATTGTAAGTTTGTTGAATGGATAGGTTTCCAGCGTTGTGGTGAATACCAATAAATTCTACCTTATGTCCACCACGGCCTTGAGAAAAATGCTTAGATAAGATGCGGACTTCATCAGCATCTACAGTTTCCCAATTTTTCATTTATTCACCTTTACCCATAGAGTTTAGTTCTTCTTCCATTTCAGGAGTAAGTTCAACGTCTAGTTCTTCAGACATCTTAGCCCTCCTTTACGATTGTATCTACAGAACCATTATCAACAAAGGCGGCAAAAGCATCATATACGCCACAGCTACTAACACAAGATACTCCACCGCTAATAACAGCAAGTAGAATAGCTTCAGCAGTAATGGCCGCACCAGAAGTAACACAAAGAATTACTCCTACAACTGCGCCAACAACTACGTTGATAACAGGAATCCATTTATTTTCAATTTTTTCATCATCAATAAGATGTTTAATAAGGTATCCAATTAATAGACCTAAAATAAGAATAGGAATATTAAGCATACCAGTTAGTTCAGTAATAATATCCATTATTTACTCTATTCTTTAGTTCCAAGAGTCTCGGCTTCCTGAACAGTAAATTCATTAATAAGTTCTTGCATTTGCTCTTCAGAAAGTTTTGTGTAATGACGTACTACGGTTTCAACATCTTCACCTTTTTCGATGCGGACCGCAATAGCACGTTTTACAATACGATAGGCTGCGCCTGTTAGTCCAACTGCCATGTTATGCTCCAATCAAGTCGGCAATTAATAGATTAATATCATCAATGCTTGTAGTATTTTCGTTAGTTGTTTGAGTAGTAACCTTTAGAACGTCTGGGCCTTCTTCCATGAAGCGCTGTTGTTTTTCAGCTTTTTCTTTAGCCAAACGATTTGCTTCAAGCTCTTCTTTAGTATAAAGTTTGTAACGTTGAATATCTTCGTATTCGTCCCAAGCTTCTTTGGCTTCTACACGCTCTTTATCTGTAACTTGAGCAATATCAAGACCACGATAAATCTTACCTTCGCCTTGGTCTACATATTCAAAAACACCATTCTCAAGGTCAATGATTTTTACGTGAGGGTCTTCATTTCCAAGAGTAGAAACATCTAGTGAGGTATCATCTTCAAAATAGAAGGTGCGGCACTCATAATGGAATTCTTCTGGCTGTTCAGGAATTTCATCATGATGTTTTACAAATAGTTGTTCAGGAACAAGATAGCCAAGTTCAAGATTGACTTCTGACTCTTGGATTTCTTGATTAAGTTCATTTAAAATTTTCATTATTTACTCCTTTTATCTCTCTTATATAAATCTAAGGCTTATTAACATAGATTCTAACATTAGCAATATTTGTTCCATCTGGTACCCAAAAATATATTTGTGGCTGTTCGTTATAAGCAACGCTAACTCCACCACTAAAACCAGATGCAAGACTATTATCTGCGTTCCAAACTCTAGCACGGATATATAGTTTTCCACCATTTTTCATATTATTAATATATGATTTTAATGTACCATCCATACTTCCCGCAGAGAAAGTAACAGCACTTGTAGTATTTACAGTATAAACACCGCCTGATGCGCCGCCAGAACCACGCCAAGTAGAATTATCATTAGAGTATTGGAAGTCCACTTTAGTAGATGGGTATCTAGTGTTTCCTTTATCAATATTGAAGCTAAGTTCGGGAGAACCATTTACTAATACTACAACTGCATTGCTAAGAGATTTAGGCCCAGATGGAGTTGTATAAACATAGTTAGAATATCCGTGGTCACTAGCGTTACCAGCATCATTATAAGCTCCAACACGCACACGATAACATGAATTAGATGTGCGGCCAGTCCATGTATATGAAGTAGCTTTCTTATCACTTAAATTTACCCAGTTACCAGATTGATTTGTTTCACCATCTACCCAGTTGCCTTTTTCCGTAGTCTGTCCGCTTCCATTGTTAGTCCACGTAGCAGTAACTTGAGAATCAGAATTACGTACTAGTTTTACGTTAGTAGGAATTGGCGGCGGTTCAACCACTGAGATGGTTGGTGGCTGAAAGGATGCGCTTCTACTAACCACGCTACTAATAGAATATCCATCGCGCAAATTTGAAACAGTAACGGTAACATTAGGAGCAACACCGTTGCTACTATTATGGCCTACAGAAACATTAAAATCTCTAGTTACAGTACTATTACGATTTACCGCTAAACGAATATTTCCACTTGCTCCTGTATTAGAAGTCCAATGAGCATCCCAACCAAGCGCATCATAAGAGTCACCATCTACTCGCTGGGTTACGCGAAATGTAATAGTTGTTGTCAATCCGCTTGTAGAATGACTAACTGCGGCTACACTTGCATACCATGCCACTTATATAGCACCTCCTAAATATATTTTTTATTTAATCTTCAAAAGTTTTATCTATATATAAATAAAAAATGGGCAAATCTCATTATAGAAATTTGCCCATATTATTTTTAAACTTTAATCCAAAGTTTGATATTAGAAGCAGTAGGTTGAGAAGATTGAACAGCAATTTCGGCTAATCCAACACCAGCTGGACCTTGCGGACCCTGTGGGCCAGCGGGACCAGTTGCTCCTGTAGCTCCCCTTGCCCCCGCAGGGCCAGCAGGACCTTGAACACCTTGCGGACCTTGGATACCTTGTGGACCAGCACTACCAGTGGCACCTGTCGCACCTGTTGCGCCCTTGATATTACAAACATATACCCAAGAGTTAGCAGCAGTGGCTTTGTATACATTTGAAGTAGAAGTATTCAAATACATATCGCCAGCTTTAGAACCGCTAACTGCAACAGTAACGGCAGAAGTAGAAGTACCAGTTACCAAAGTACCAGAATGCCAAGCAGCAGATGTACCATTTGCGCCAGCTGGACCTCTATCGCCAGTCGCACCCTTAGCGCCTGCTGGACCTTGCGGGCCAGTGTCACCTGTTGCGCCCTTAGCGCCTGCTGGACCTTGTGGACCAGTAGCGCCAGTAGCACCACGAGGAATTGTAAAATTAAAAACAGCAGCGTTGGCAGTTCCCGCATTTACAACAGTAGCATTAGTTCCTGGATTACCAGTAGAAACAGTGCCAACTTTAATTGTCGCGGCAGCACCAGTAGCACCTTGTGGTCCTCGTTCGCCCGTAGCACCTTTGTCACCTGTTAAACCTTGATCCCCTTTTGGACCTTGGACACCTTGAATACCCTGTGGACCTTGTGCACCTTTAAGGTTGGTAAAGTTAAAGGCAAAAGTAGGATTAGTGGTTGTGCCACCTTTAACTACTTGAACGCTTGGAGTACCTGTTGTATTTCCAACGGTAGCACTAGCTGTAATTATAGGAGTAGCACCTGTTGCGCCCTGAATGCCTTGAATACCTTGCGGTCCTCTCTCACCAGTGGCACCCTTATCACCTTTTGGACCAACTGGGCCTTGTGCCCAAGTACCATCGCCACGAAGGAATAGGTTTTGTTGTCCAGTAGTAGGAGCAGGAACATAACCAGCGCCACCAGCCGCAGACGCGGAAGCGCCCTTCATGGCAATCCAAGTATTAGTATCTTGTGCGGGAATACCAAGAGCAGTAATATCTGACTTAGTAATGGCTTGAGCCGCTGTTACGTGTCCCGCAGAGTTAGTGGTAATTTTATACATACCATGCGCAAAAGCACTACCTTTAGCAACTGCGTGCTGATATGCTGTGTTACCATAGTCACCACGGAAAGCTGTAGAAGAAGTTGTTCCAAGAGCAAGTGATGGAGAAATTTCTACGTATGCAGTACCTCCCCAACGATATGTTTTATTTATATCTTGGGCCACATAGATTTTGCCGCTTTCACCAGTACTAGGAAAAGCAGTTTTATTAGCAAATTCAAGTACGTCATCTACATATGCGGGCAAGTTTGCGGCAGCAATTGTACCAGTTAGTTTAGTTGCGGGAATAGCAGGAAGTCTATCTACTCCAAGAGTACCACTAGTAAGGTCAGTAGCGCTATGCTTGTGAGACGCAGCAGCAGCACCTACCTCAGTAGCAGTATATGCGGGTTTAGTAGATGCTTTAGCCCAAGCATAAACATCAGATGCGGGCATAGAGGTGGGGAAATCTGTAATTTGAGATTTCGTATGTGAGTGAACAGAAGAAGCTTTACCATCAAGAGCTGCTTTTATTACTTTGTTTTGAACTGGATTGGTAGAACTAGTAGAGAAAGAAGCATCTACAACTATTTTATTAGCTTGCGCAGCAATTCCATCTAGTTTAGCCTTATCGGCCGCGCTCATTAAACCAGATGCTGAATCCGTAGCATCGGCATATATTGTATTAGCATCTGTTATATTATATGTACTACCATCTGACCCTCTTAAGGTGATAGTACTACCACTTTTAGATAATACATAAGTAGTATTTGTATTAGCACTAACTTCTACTCTTTTAGTGTCAATATCTACATATAATTTTTTAGTATCTGTAGAAACATAGAAAGTGCCATCTGAAATTGGCGCAGATAAAATTTTTGCTTCTGTAGATTGTTTAAAATTTACTAAAGCCATTTTATATATTTCTCCTTCCTATGTTAAAATGTTTGCCAAGTCAGTTTGTCTTTAGTAAGATAATTGGTTTTATCTTCATAGGCCATAGTGTTAAGGCCCGCGATAGCAACTTCTTGTTCTTTAACTTTAAAAGTACCACGAGTAGAACCAGTTTTAAAGTCTTGAACAGATAGCATCTCTTGCGGGGATGCGCCTACAACTGCCGCATCAACATATTTTTTAGAAACAAGTTCATTATCATTTGTAAAACTATGACCAGGGGTTGTTAAAACAGCACCTGAAACTGTGCCACCAGTTAAAGGTAAATACTTTTTAGTGGCATCAGCAATTGCCGCATCTTTAGCAGCATTAGCTTTTTGAGTTGCTGTATTTTCAGCTGTAGTTTGAGCTTGATTAGCTAACTTACCAGCTTCAGTAATAGCAGCTTGTTTCGCAGCTGTAATCTTTTGTCCAATAGCACCATCATCTTGTAAAGCGGTAGTGATATTATTGGTTACTTCTTGCTTTGTAGCATAAGTTTGCTGTAAGACTGTTGTTGTAGTATAGTTGTTTAAATCAGTCTTTTTAGCATAAGTATTGCCAGCTTCTGTTTTTGTTAGATAGCCAGACAAATCAACTTTAGAAGAACCAATTTCTTCCCATTTACCACGGCCATCTGACCCAACCACCCAGAACCATTCACTATAACTACCATCTGATTCTGGTTTCATATAAATAGTATTTTTATCTTGAGAGCTATCTGGTAAAGAAGCACCTTTATCTAAAACTACTCTACGAAGATGGTCTACTTTTCCAATAGCCTGTTGGATAGCAGAATTCATTTGATCTGTAGTGGGTCTATTTTGAAGTTTGCTATCAACCTCAGCATCTGTAGCTACGTTATCTGGTAAAGTGATATTAGTAGCGGGAATCTTAAACCCAGTCCAATCAATATCTACCGCGTCAAGAAGTTTAAAATCGCCAGACTTTTGTTTAATTTTATCAATAAGAGTAATAGGCATATTATTTCACCACCACTGTTGTAGAGCCTAGTCCAGCATTTGTAGATTTATACACATCATAATTTTCAGCATGGCCAGAAGCATTGGTAAAATTAAAAGTTTTAATTTTATTAAAGCCGCCATCAAAGCCACCTACATTAAATACTGGGACTCCAAAAGAGCTAGGGATAGCAAAATAGATATATTGTCCAACTGTGGCGTTAACAGTAAAAGAGCCTGTGCGGCCAGTGGTTAATTGTTTTGTTAAACCTTTGATAAAAGCATCATTAATCTCTCCATCGGTATTAACAGTGCTAACGCCATAATATTTACCGTTTAAAAATTGTACTGAAGTAGTTTTAGTAGCAATTTTGTTTTTAGAATCTTGCGCTGTTAAAGTAAAAGATGTTGTTGCTTTTAACGGAGAATCAAAACTAATTAAACTATCTCCTGTTTGGGTATTAGATAGAGTATTTGTTTGTTTACCCGCAGTTAGGGTTAATTTATTAGGAGCTTTATTTAAATTCCATGTAAAAGTAATACTTGATAAAGAAGCTCCAAGTTCTAGTGTACCAGCATTATGAGAAAAAGAGTTAATACTCATAGGCTTATACAAAGAAAGCGTACCATCTGCGGCAATATCAAAATCTTCGCTATTGGGTTTAATAATGCCCGCAGAAGTGGAGGTGGCAATATCGCCGCCACCTCCATATTTCGTATCGCCTTTATAGATAGACTTTGTATCGCTAATAAAATAAATTCCATTAGCGTCTTTACTTACAAGTTTATCATATCCTGATTGTACGCCCTCATAGAATGTAATATCTTTAGGCATACGAATTTATCTCCTTAAGTATTAGAGAGTACCCCAAGTTAGAGCGGCAAAGACTTGGTCAGCCTTTGTACCTTGGGCTTTTGTAGCATAATTGCCTGCAAGGCTATCAGCATATTTTTTGGCATTAGTCTCAGCAGTGGTTGCGGCACCAGCGGCATCAAAAGCGGTTGAAGCTTTGAAAGCAGCATCTCCTAGGCCATGAACTTTAACAGCTTTACCCTTGACAGCGATAGCGCCCTGAACTTCACCCTCAACAACATCTACTTGTTGTAGAGCAGTATCAGCTTTGCCACCTTGTTCGGCAGTAGCATAATTAGAAGCTAAGCCATCAGCATAAGCCTTAGCCTGTTTAATGGCTTCAGCTTGTGCGGCAGAAGCAGCACCAGCAGTGTCAAAGGCTGTGCTAGCAGCAAAAGCAGCGGTACCAAGGCCGTGAACCTTTACATCTTCACCGTTGAATTTAACAGTACCATTTTCAGTACCTTCAACTAGTGTAGCAGCAGCAGGTAGAGCAGCACGAGTTACTGTGATTTTACCATCTTTTTCAGAAACGCTAGAGACATATTGTCCACCAACAGCAGCGTCAGCAACATCTAAAGCGCCAATAGCAGTAGTAATTTTACCATCTGTGGCAGTAGCAGCGGCAGCGATAGCGTCATTTTTAGCTTTTTCAGCTTTAGTGTCAGCATCAGCGGCAGCGGCTGCAATAGCTTCAGTCTTAGCCTTGTTAGCTTTAGAGGTAGCATCCGCAGAAGCAGCGCCAATAGCTTCTTGCTTAGCAGTCTTTACTTCTTCTTTTGTAGCATAGTTGGTAAGGTCTACCTTGCTATCACCCAAGAGTTCAAACTTACCATTGATAAGCATGTATTCTTTATAAACAGAAGTTTCAGAACCTTCACCAGTACCAACCATATAAATTGTGTTAGCATCTGCGGTACCAACTTCAGGAAGTTGTTCAACAATTGCGCGCTTTAGGTGAGGAGCTTTAGCAATAGCGGCAGAGATAGCAGAATCAGTTTGACTCTTAGTATAAGCATCGCCGATACCATAGCCCGCAAGAGTATTAGCTTTATCGGCTTTACCAGTCTTTAGTTTAGCAATTTCAGCTGTATTAGCAGCGACTTTACCACTTTCAAGAGTGGTTACAGCAGTAGCAGCATCAGTACCAGCTTTTTTAGCGTCTGCGATAGCTGCGGGAAGAGTTGTCTTGATGGCGGTATCATGCTCCGCGTCTTTCTTCTTTAGAGCAGCAATGTCAGTAGCAAGAGTACCAGCATCAATTTTACCAATTTCCGCAGCAACATAATCGGCTACAGCTTTGGAAGTAGGTAGAGAACCATTGTCGGTAGGAGTAATAGCAGCGGCAAAAGGCTTAACTACTTGAGTATAAGTAGCTCCATTCCAATATTTTACTTCGCCAGTTTTGCTGTTGATGTAAAGAGTGTTACGATTACCAGATTCTGGGAATTCTGAAACAGCTTCAAAAATTCCACCAGAATAAGCTACCGCACCTTTATATAGACGTTGCTCGTCAGAGACAAAATAGAGAGTATCATTGTCTTTTGGACCGCCCGCATAAGCGGCAGCATCACAAGCAATAAATTTTACTAGAGCCATCTAGTGACCCCTTTCTTTAATTTAAAGTTTTCCATTCAGTTTTATTAGCAACCACCATATAGGATTTAGTAATTCTATCCCATTTATAAGTAGCATCATCTGTGACATATAAGATTTTATCATTTCCAGTTTTAGGAAAATCATCTACAGAAGTTCCAAAAGTAATCTCATTGAGATTGTCAGGAGAAATTTGAACCCATTTCTCTTTATATCTCCACATTACTCCTGTTTCTTCTACAAAATAAAATCCTTCAATTGGAGCTAACAAAGCAGACCGTTCTGTATCAGTAGCAAAGACTTGGATACAATTATATCCAAGTCTATTGCCATGAATATCAAGATAGATTTGTTTTGTATCAGAAGTAAAAATTAAATTACCGTTTCTTACCTCTAATTGAGACAACTTGGATGCCACAGTGGTATAAAATTTTACAATATCTGCGGCCATCTGTATTAACTCCTAAAATTCTGTTAAGGTCAATGAAGTATCAGTATATGCTTTAGAGGTGTTGATAGCTTCTTCTTTTGCTTTTGCGATAGCTTCAGTACTGGAAGAACCACCTGCTCCAACGGCTGTATCAATGTAATCAGCAACTGTTGTGCCTTCAGCAATTTTAGCACCTAAACGTTCATTAATTTGAGTTTTAACTTGTTCCGCAGTTACTTTAGTATTTAGGTTCTCTTGGATTGTACCAATAGTCTTTTGGACAGCCGCATCTTTTTTATCAGTGTAAGCTTTAGCTTGCTTGATTGCTTCGGCTTGCGCGGCAGTTGCTTTTGTTTGAGCATCTTGAGCAGCAGCTTCTTTAGCCTTTAGAATTTCCGCATCAGTATATTTATTAGCTTCTTGAATAGCAGCGTCTTTGGCGGCATCGGCTTTCTTTTGAGCGTCTGTAGCAGCTTCACCCTTAGCTGTGGTGATAGCTTGATTCATTTGCTCGGTTGTTGCATAACCAGAAAGGTCTACAGCGCTATCGCCAATTTTTTCCCAAGCGCCATTGATAACCATGAATTCTTCATATTTTTGCTGGTCGCCAAGGTCTTTAGAAACCATGTAGATAGCATTAGTATCAGCAGTGTCAACTTCAGGAAGTTGTTCAACAATGATGCGCTTTAAATGCTCGGCTTTACCAATTTGAGAAGCGATTTCAGCTTTGACCTCTTCGGTTGTCATAGCATCAGCGATACCATAACCCTTTAGAGTTGTAGCTTTATCAGCTTTGCCCGCAACAGTGGTTTCAAGAGTTTTAACTTTTTCAGAAACTTGCTCTAATGCTACTTGGTCAAAGACTGTAATCCAAGAGGTGCCATTCCAGATAGAACCTTTGCGGTCAGTTGTGTTTAGATAAATAACACCTTGCTCTTGGGCTGATTCTGGCAAAGCATCAACAAATTTAACAGGTTGCTTGATTTCAGAAGCATTAACACCTACTTTGGCAAGCTCAAAAGAACCTTTTGAACCATTAATAACATAGGATTGATACTTACCACCTTCAAGAACCTTTAGAGTCTGACCAGGATAAGCATTGGGTGTTTTAATATAAGCTTCAGCCGCAGCTTTACTTTCTTGAACTTCAGTCGCATCAAGAGGTAGAGCGCCAGCGCGGGCAAAAGCTTTGAGTTGTACTAAAAGGTCTTTAGATTCAATAGCCATTTTACAATACCTCCTTATAGTGTAATCTTGAAAGTCATTTTAGCAGCCGCAGGAACGTCCATTGTATAAGTGTATACATTATAGTTGATAGGGGTAAATGCATTAGCTCCTTCAACCTGGACTACTTGCTTTTGGAAGTTAGCAGCCATATTATTATCATTACCTTCTTCATAACGAATTTGGGTAATGTTTCCAATAGTAGCAGGATAAGCAATAACGATATGCTGTTGGCCTACATCAACAAGAACGTCAAATTTAGAATTTTTACCTAGGCCAAGACCACGAGCAGTAAATTCACGGACATTGGCAGAATTTAGTTCAGGTAGAGAACCCACACCAGTGCCAGCAAAGGTCTGACGCTTACCTTGGAAAGTAAGGTTGTTTTGGCTATTAATAGTACCAGCTTCAATGCGGCCATTAGGTGATGGTTCATTGAGGTTGTCGTTTTTAATAGCGCCCTGACCGTAAGTAGCTTTTGCTGAGAATGTAACAGCTTCATCTGCGAAAGTTACCTCTTGAGCAGATTCTAAAGGAGATTGAGTACCCTCAACCTTGTCGGTACCTTTGTTGATTTCAATTGCGGTCAAATCGCCCGCATCAGCTTTGGTAAAAATAGCTTTGATTGTAGGGTTAATCTTTTTACCAACTTCTTGAGGTGTAGTAGCTACAGTGGTTTCAAGTTTTAGGGTAGGCTTGGTATAAGTAGCAGGAATACGCTTAACAAGAAGTTTCTTTAGAAAATCATCAAGAGAAGTACCAGCTTCTAGAGTGGTACCATCAGCGATGCCACCAAGAGAAGTACCAGTAACTTTAATAGGGGCTTTTGTTTTAGATGACCCAAGGGTGTGCTGTGCTTTTGCTTTATCAATGAATACAAGTTCATCTTCTTTGGTAACTACAAAGTCGGAAGGTGTAATTGTACCATCATCAAGCTTAGCTTGGATACCATCTTTAGCACCATAGAAGAAACTAACTGTAGTATTTTTGTCAGCCATTGAGTCTCCTTTCTTTTTAAATAAAAATGTACGTACTTTAATATTCAATCAAAGGAATATCAGCTGTAAGGGTCATATTATCTACTTTTTCTTCTAATGCGGATACCCTATTTACCGCATCAGTAGAATTAAGATATGCCGCATCAGCCTTTTCTTTGATTTCACCAAATTGTAATGCCATGTCTTCAAATTCTAATTTTTGCTGTAGCATTTGGTCTTTCATTTGATCTGCGATACAATTAAGTTGAATTACCGCATTTTGAAATTCTGAAAAATCATCAGATACAACAAAGCCAGGCCCATCGTTAGGGTCTGTAAGAACATGGACTAGGAAGGTTGTACTTTGAACAATTGAAACGCTATCAACCATTTCAATACAACAAAGAACATCGCCTTCATGTAACATGGTTTGCGGCCACTTGATTTCCCAAATTACTGGGTCATCGCTTGTTTGTGTAAAAACATTGTAGCCTTTAATTTTCTTTTGTTTGTGGAACCAAGAGAGATAGATTTTAGTTTCAGGAGTAAGTTGAGCTTCCGCTTCTTGGTCAAAGATTATGCGGAAAGTGCGGCCATTGGCATCACCTGCTCCTGCTACTATTGGGTCAGGAATATCTTGGTCCATTGATTTGAGATTCACTGTAAAAGCTCTCAATTCTTGACTCACTTCTTACCCCTTTCTTGCTATGTCGTGTAATAATTGTTCGTTTTGAAAATTTAGTCTGGGGAGTTCTCTAATTTCTTCCATCAAAACATCTATAAAAGAATTACCTCCCGCAGCCTTATAATACAAAAATCTACGTTCAAGACTTTGTAAAGATAAATCATCAATTGCTTTAACTTGATAGCAAAAATAATGATGTTTATCTATGATATAATTGCGAGAATTCTCTTGGAGACGTTCAGTAGTAATTTTCATCTGGTCAGAAAATTGAGTCATATTATTCTCTAATATTTGGACTTCTTCTTGTGTCGCTTTTATACCATTAGATAATTCTTTGATTTGTTCTATCAGTTGTTGATGGTCTTGGTCACGCTGAGTTCTAAAAGAGAAGTGTTCTTTAAATTTATTATAGAACCATTCCCATAATTCACTCATAGCTTTAATAGAAAACCCCAATAAAGCAACCAATATCACAAGTGTTTCAATGGAATATTGAGATAATAATTGTTCTATCATACCCATAATTATTTATCAATATTCCTTCCTCTAAAAATATCATAACTATATAGTTATAATTTTTTCTGTGGACAGATTATAAAAAAATGCCCATAAAAAAAGAGGGGCAACCATAAAGTTGCCCCTTATATATTAGGAGGTTCTACGCCATGCGTAAAATGTTTGATATGCTGGCATATTATTTATTGAAGAAGAATTTGTTGTTCCCGATAAGTCTATAGAATGTGTGTTTGTTTCTGTACTTTCAGATATTGCATTGGCCAATCCAGCCCAACCCTGTTTAGCCGTAAAACTATGGTTACCACCATTCCGATAACAAATGTTTAGCCAATTATTGCTTGTGAGAATGTCAATATCAGCGAAACCAGTACCATTTAGATTATGGCTATGATTAACAGAATTTGCTCCTCCTGTACTAGTCCCATTATTGAAATAAGGGAAACGTCCAGTTATTGCAGTCCAATTTCCTCCAAAAAAAGAAGCAGGAGATGTAGAAGTATAGCTCATATATACACTACCCACTGGATACATTACTTGACCAAGATTTACATATGCCATACTAAGCCACCTCCAATAAAGAGGTTAAGCGGTGCGTCTCCAAGTATAACATCTGATATAGGGTGGCATATTCTCGTGAGATGCCCCCCCCCCTTCATTCTCGGTAGACAACTGGTTTTGACCTGAATCTTCAGCTAATCTTCCTCGCCACATTCCATCGCTGCCTGTTCCTGCATTGGTTATCATTGGAGTTA